TGGTGTAGTAGGATTGAGTTCAACAGGTCTAGCTAATAGTTTAACTACAAATTGTGTTGCTTTAAATGAAAACCTCTCTACACCTCATGCAACTTACTTTTATAGAGTTGTGTTTGCACAAGGAGGGAAAAGTATAAATAATGCTGCTTTCAAAGATATGCTCAACCCACAAGGTTTGCCAGAATGGTCTCCCAAAGGTCTGGATACTAACAATGGAGCAGACATTACTAAGGAAGAAATAAATGCTGATCCTTCAATAGGAGGTAGGTTTCTTGAAGAGAATGGTTGAACACTTGTACCAGGCAAACTACCAGGATTATTTGGTAATACAGTAGATATGCCTTTACATTTACAAATATAATAAAATAAATAAAATGAATACAAAATTAAGAAAAGATCAGTTAGATATAGATGATATAGGAGGTAATATTGATTTAGAATGAGATAGTATTTTAAATAAACCCCCAACATTTCCTCCTTCAGTTCATAATCACAGTAGTAGTAGTGTGGGAGGTAGTATTCCTATAAGCAGTGTTACAACTTTGCAAAGTGAATTAGATAAAAGAAAATCTACAGGGTTATTATCAAGAGGTTATGCTCAAAATGCAGGTAGCCAAGTGTTTCGGGACATTGATGATAAAACTAAACCTCTCCCTTGAACACATGGTGTTATGAGTTGGGAATATTTTATGGATACTCCTAGCGGACCTATGATAGGAGGTCCTCCAAATGTAAGTGAATTATTTACTATGACTTTTGCTCAAGATATGCCAAATGATGAAGGATTTTCAGCAGTAGCATTAGGTATAAGTGTTACTGATGATTCTAATGTTGGTGATTTATATATAATATCAAAGAAGGTTAATGGATTTACGTCTAATTGAAAAAAGATAGGGTCTGGTTCTTCAGCATTAGATAATTATGTTACTTTAGATACACCTCAAAATATTACAGGTAAAAAAACTTGGACTAATGGCAGTCTTATTACGACAATAGGTTATCAAAATGTTGAAGTAATTCAAACAAATACTGCTCAAACAACTATTTACCCAAATTCTATTACACTAAAATCCCTACTTAATAGTTCTGAAACACATATTCAGGGTCATCAAATTACTTTTACACCATCTACTCCAACTTATGCTTTGACAAATAACAAATCCTTTAGTGGTACAGGCACAACTCAAAGTAATTTAGGGGCTTTATATCCTAATATAGGCTTAGGTAAAATAGTTTTAACTGACAGTCAAGGTAAAATACCTGATTTATTAACATCAAAAGGTGAGATAGGTATTATTAATAAAGTACCTCCTCATACAGTTAGTATGGCTGATAAAGGTGTATTAGTTATATTACGTCATACTGCTGTTGTACCCTTAATTATACCCTATGACAGTACAGGCATATTATTTCCTGTAGGAACTATGATGTTTTACAGTAGAATAACTAATGTTCCTGTTACTGTAACCCCTGCTTTAAATGTTACTGTTAATTACATGGATGGGTTAAGTCTTACTATTCGTAATAAAGGTATAATCTGTTTATTAAGTTTAGGGAATAATGAATGAAGTATATTTGGAGATTTAGAGGAATTATAATATGGCAGTATTAGTTAGTTATTTAGAGGATTTAGTCTCAATAGACCAAAGAGGGAGTTATGAACTTACAAGGGATTTAGATTTTAATGATAACAGTTGTTACAGATCTTTACCTAATAAGACTTTATGAACTACAGGTTTAGGATGACCTGGTGCAGCAATGGCATTAAATTTCTTTGGGAAATTAGATGGTAAGGGGTATAAAATAAAGAATTTATATATCAGTGGGGATAGTGGACCAGATCCTAAAGAATTTAGAGGTCTTTTTAAAACTATTGGAACTGATGGTTTAGATTCAGCAGAAATAAGTAATCTGGTTATAGAGAATCCAAATATTAATCTTACTGATAATAAGATGGGGTTCTTATGTGGTCATGCAAGTGGAAATTCTGTTATTAATAATGTCCATATTAAAAATGGAACAAGCTCTGGAAATTACTTAGGAGGTATATCTTATTCAACAGCTGAAAATGCTGCTATTAAAAATAGTAGTTTTGAAGGGAACATGACATCTAAAAATGCTGAAGAAAGTACTATAGGAGGTATAGTAGCCTGTATAACAGGCAATAATTTTATTGTGAAATGTGCTGCTAAAGGAAGTATAACAGGAAATCCAGCTGATGGGGCTATAGGAGGAATAACAGGGTGAATAAGTTCAGCTTTAGATGTTGTAATAGAGGATTGTTACAGTGAAATGTCAGTTCCTAATACATTAACAACAGGGGGTTTATGTGGGGGAGCATCTTCAGGAAGTAAAGGAACTTTCTATTTAACAAGATGTTGAACTAATAAAACTTCCGGTGTTTATCCTATAATAGAAGATCCTCAACAAAAATTTATTTTTATAGATAATTTCTATGACAGTACAACAACTGGAGTAAATAGTGCAACAGGAGGAAGTGCAAGAACTACTAGACAAATGAAAGAATCAGGAACTTTCACAGACTGAAAAATAGTATCTAAAGATAATTTTGACTTTAACAGTCCTTCTACATGATATATAGATGAAGATAATGATTATCCCAGATTATGGTGAGAGATGAAAAAAGAGTCTTTATACAGTAAAAATCCTGTAGTAAACATATTAATGAGTATAAATATATAGTGTATAAGGTGTAATCTTTATACACACTTAAAATAATTAATTATGATAAATATAATTGAATTAAGACAAAAATTACAAAACTGTGGTAAAGGTTTAAAGGCATCAGACTTTAAATATTTATTGGATTATATAGAAGAGTTTCAGGATAAAATTAATGCTGTTGAAACAAGTATAGGAAATGGTGAAATTACTTTTAATAATTTCCCTTCTCCTCCCAGCCCTATTAGTCAAAAAATATCTTTCACTGTAAATCAAAAAGATAATTATGATATACATTTTAATTTTGTACCTGGTTGAGCAACTGTAAATAATCAACCTTTACATTTAAGCCCTGTTTTAAATACAAATGATTTTAAAGTTTGAGGAACTGGTGAAGATTTAACAAATTGAATAGGAAGAGTAAGTTATTGAATGGAATCAGGAGGAGGAACAGGAGGAGGTGAACTACCTGAAATTTATTTTGGCAGTTTAATAACAAAATCAAATGCACAACTTCCTATAACATCTCCTAAACCCTTTGGCTCTTTATTAGGAGCAGTTGAAACTATTGAGTTACATAATATAGCTGTAACAGGTAGTTGAAAGGATTTACTTGGTAAACCATCAATAAATTTATATACAGGAATGTTTGGAGCAGAAAAGGATGATGAGGATAAAGCTCCTCTTGGTGAGGTGAAAAGGTTTTCATTTGCAAATATTGATCTTAATAGTGGAGAAAAAGAATTTAGAGGAGATTTAGATTTTAAAGATACAAAAACTATAGAATGGAAATTTTATGATGATGGTAAGGATAGGTATATAGAAGCAGATGTTATAAGTGATTTAGGAGGAGGTGCAACAGTTGCTAATCTAACTAATCAAAATAATCCTTATTTTGGACAACCTGTTAATTCTGGTTCACCCTTAACAACAACTGCTGCAAGGTCTGACCACAGGCATCCTTTGCCTGTATTAGGAGGTATTAATATTATGCAGGGGGATAAAACATGGGTATATGATGGCAGTCAAAGTATTTTAGTTGAATTAAGCCCAACAGTTATTTTTGATGATGTATTTATTGGAACTACTACTTCTCCTGTAAATTTAGACACTATAGTTGAAGATGGGCATTATTTGATAAAAGGGAGTTATATAACAGGAAATCCTGCCCAAGCATTGAGTGGTACAAATGATTTTTTATCTGATTTATATGTTACTACAACATCAAACACTGTTATCCAAATATTTAAAACAATAACAGGTAATTGGCATAGAGGCTGAAGGATTCCAGCTTCTCCCAATTTATTTTCAGCTATTAAGCCAAATACTAATGATAACTGGAATTATCAATTACCTAATATTGCTGTACCATAATATATTATAAACTTAAAAATTTAAAACTATGGAAATACTAATAACATTAGGAGGGTTTGTCCTAAAGATGGCAATAGCAGGAGTTATTTTATTTAGCTTTTATGCTATATATGCTATGAAAAAACATACAGAAAAAAGTTCTAAAAGACAAGATGAACTTATAGAAAAGTATGGTAAAGAAAATAATGATGTAGTCTTAGAATTATCAAATTTATTTGTAAAACATTCTGAAGATAACTTCACAGCTAACAGAGGTGTCAGGGAAGAAGTTATGAAGGTTATAGGGAGATTAGAAGGGATAAAAGATGAAATATCTTTTGTTAAAGATGAGATGAATGTAATAAATACTTCTTTAACCAGACAGTTAGAACATTGTAGAACTAACAGTAAAAAGAATTAATATGGGATTATGAGGTTTAATTAAAGATCATTTACCTTCAAATCTGGTAATGATAATTACTATAGCCAGTGTAGCTATACCTTTAGGAATATCTTTTAGTGGGGTTAAAGATACTATATTAGGAGATATAGATAGAAATAAACAGACTTTTGAAGTAGTAGAAAAAGTTCAGGAACAAATTTATGTACTTATTGAAAATCAAAATATGTTAGTAGGTTCTATTATTGATATATCCAAAAATATAGAAAAGGGTAATACAGAATTTATGAATATTCTTAATGAACTTATTAAGTATAATAAAGATGTTAATACACCTTTGCTTGAAAGAATGCAAAAGGATATATTAGAATATAATAAATCTTTACCTCATAATACTGTTGAACCTGTAGCCCCTGTAAAACCTAACAGTACTATTGGAATTAAAAAAATAACGCCATAATGAAAAATATCATATTAAATATAATTGCTTTATTAGTAATTGTTATAATGGCTACTTCCTGCCTCCTTATTATTAAAAATAAGAATAAACAGATAGAAACCTTATATAACAATACTAAGGCTTATGAGCAGGAATTATTAGCAGAGAATAAAAAGATAGGGGGAATATATTTGCTCACCATAGATCAGCTTAAAATGTCAAATGACAGTATGATTATAGCCTTATTAGAAGTAAAAGAAGAATTAGGCATAAAAGATAAACAACTGAGAAGTATGTCAGGTATAAAAACAGTACTAAGAGATACTGTAACAGAAATTATCTTTAGGGACAGTATTCAAAAAGAAGTGTGTAATTTTAACAGAAGATACTGTTTTAATGATCTTACCTGTATGACCATAGATTTAGAAGATGGTATGTTTACAGCTGATATTAATATTGAGGATAGTTTTTATTTATACCATATACAAACAAAAGAATGGAAGCAGCCTAAATTTATGAAAAGGTTAATTACTTTCAACTGAAAGAGATATACCTTAGATGAATTTAGATTAGAGAATGAGAATGAATTAAATGAAATCAGTGATGTTAAAATAATTAAAATAATAGAATAATGAGAAGAAAATTAAATAAATTAAGATGGTTTAGTGTAGATAAGAGCTTAGTGTCTATTCTTATCTTTTTTACTTTACTTATGGGAATAGAAATGAAGTTTTCAAGAAATTCCCTGATAGAAGAGAAGTTTAGAACTTTAGCCCAGTCAGTGGCAGTTAAATGTGATGCTGCAAATATGCAACTTAAAGATCCACTTACAGACCCTGAAGAAGTGTTAGAAAGATTAATAATTTATTTTGAGCAGTTGGATTTAATATATAATGTATTTGCTGCTATCTATGATGAAAATCTAAGGATATTAACAAACAGGTATCCTAATCTTACACTTAGTAGAACTGAAGCTTTAGACCCTATAAGGGATGTAACTGTAAGAGAAAGACTTTTAAATGAAGAGAATGGGATGTTAAATAATTGTAAGTTTACAGTTATCTTTGATAATGGTAAAACTACACATCAGACAGCCTCTTTATATTTTCATAAAATTCACTTTAGTAAAGATTTTGTAATAACAGTTATTGCTATTCCTTATGATAAAGGATTAGCTCCTTTAGACACTTGGAAAATATTTATATTAGTTTTTATAACTATCGTAGTATTATTTCATATTGTGTATATTAACAGGAAATTATTCTCATTGAATAATGAATTAATAACACACAAAGAATTTTTAGAGGAAGAAGTGCTAAAGAGAATAGCAGCAAAAAATGTAGAAAATGCACAAGGAGAAAACGGAGTTTAGTAAAGGAATAATTGTTTGAATAGTTATCCTTTGTTGATTAGGTATAATAGCTTCATTTGTTTTAGCCTTTATGGGGTTAGAAACTAATGATACAGTAACTGTAGCATTAATTACTACTATACTGGGAAGTTGTGTATCCTACTTCCTGTATCAAGCAAAATTAAAAATGTCTAGAAATCAATACAAAATAGATGAAGATGGAGTACCTTTTAACTATAAGCAAAAGTTAAATGATGAGGTTAATAAAATGAAGGATGAATTAATAAGTAAAATAAAGAAAGACTAATTATGAACTTAACAAAAAATTTCACACTTGAAGAGATGGTAAGGTCTCAGACAGCAAAGGAAAAAAAGATTGATAATACTCCAAATAAAGAACAGATAGATAATCTTAAATACCTTTGTGTTGAGATATTACAACCTATGAGGGAATTACTTAGAAGACCTGTTATAGTAAATAGTGGGTATAGATGCCCTGCTTTAAATAAAGCTATAAAAGGGGCTGTAAATAGTCAGCATTTAAAAGGGGAAGCTGCTGATATTACATTAGGAAGTAGGGCATTAAATATTACATTATTTAAAGCCTTAAAAGAGAATGGTAAATATGACCAATTAATAGACGAAAAGGATTATCAGTGAATCCACATAAGTTATAAAAGAATAGGGAAAAATAGGAAACAGGTATTACATTTATCATAGGGCTAAAAAAAGAAATAAAATAACTGCTATAACATATAGCAATAAACATATAATAAGGAAAATTAGATTTCAAAGGAAATGTAAAATTTTCCTTATTTTTGTATAAATAGATATTAACTAAACGGGAATAAAATGGATGGATTAAGTTTAGACAATATGACAGTAAATGATGATAACATTGAGAATTTAATGTATCAAGGAGATGTTAAAAGTATTGAAGGATTAGATGATACTGTCATAGATAATGAAGAAAAGGAAAAAGAAGAAGAACAAGAAAACCCTATTGAGGTAAATTTGGGTCTTAATTTAGACGCTAATTTATCGGAGGAAGTAGATAAGGGAGAAAATCAAGTAGAGAACCCTGAAGAAAATACAGGTGCTAGTTCTCCCAATAATCTCTATTCTTCCATTGCTAGGGACTTGTTAGAAGCAGGGGTTCTCACACTTGATGAAAAGTTGATTGAGGGGATAACTTCCCCAGGTGATTTAGCAGAGGTTTTTAAACAACAGGTAGATAGTTTATTAGATGAAACTCAACAAAGAATAAATGAGGCATTAAATAATCAGATACCTCCTGACACTGTTAAGCAGTATGAGGGTACAATAAATAGTTTAAAAGCTATAACTAATGACCAGATTAGTGATGAGAGTGTAGAGGGTGAGGAAATGAGGAAACAATTAATATACAGTGATTATATTAATAAAGGTTTCAGTAAAGAAAGAGCAGAAAAGGAAGTTAAAAAATCCTTTGATGGGGGTAATGATATTGAGGATGCTCAGGATGCTTTAAATAGCCTTATAGATACCTATGATAAGGAATATAAGGATATACTCAAGGAAGCTAAAGAAAAGGAATCTGAGAGGATAAAAGCAGAAAAAGAGCAATTGGTAAAACTAAAGAGTAAATTTCTTGATAATGAAGAGCCAATAAAAGGAATGAAATTAAGTAAAGCAGAAAGGGAAAAGATGTATGCTAAGGCAACATCCTTTATAGCAAAAGACAATTATAATAGACCTCTTACTGAATTAATGAAATACTCTATAGATAATCCAATAGATTATCAATATTATATTAATATGCTTTTTTACCAGACAAATGGGTTTAAAGATTTATCCAGTGTTGTGAGTAAAGAAGTAAAAGAACAAAAGAAAATTGCTATGAAACATTTAGAAAGAACTATAAAAAGTCAAGGTAATACTGTGGACAGTGGGCTTGAATTTGGTAATAGTACAGACCCTGAAAGTTTCAGCAGTTTAGGTTTGAAATTAAATTTTTAAATAATTAAAAAGTTAGAATTATGGCTTTAGGTAAATTTGTAATGAGGGAATTTAGCACGTGAAAGGGTGGACAGTAGTTATGCCCCCCTCTATGGTAACATAGAGGTAAACATTGGAGGAAAACGGTAAATTCCCCCAAGGATTAGGAAAATACCGTGTTAAGTTAAGTAATTAAAGAGATTTAAACAATGTAGAGCATAGGGGTTGAAACTATAAAGAGAATAAAAACCCCCAAGAGCCTCCAATAACCTGATTAGCCAACAGGTTAAAAATATATGCCGAACTTACAGGATGGTAAACTGTAAGAACTATGGGATAAAAAGCCTGTAGGATAACAAAATTGGTAACTAAGAATAATCACCTTAGTGCAGCTTTTGGTGATAAACCTCAAATGGCTTCTAATGTCTATTTAAGATTGATGGAGCAGAATCACGGAAAGAACTTAGAAAGCTTTTTATCAAGATTTCCAACAAAATATTTTGAAGAAGATAGTGATATTATGTGGAAGTTGATAGGAAGTGCAAGGAAGAATGTTCCTTTGATTGAGGCAAGAGATTATGATGGTAATACTGTAACAGGAACAACTGCTAATGTAGGTGTAAATACAGAACCATTTTATTTAGTATTTGCTGAGGATTATTTTGCGGATGGTGAGGTATTAGCCGGTGAAAAGAATGAAATATATCCTTTGAGAATATTAGGTGATGCTACAATGGAAGGTAATAACTACTGTTATAAGGTTGAATTACTAGGCGCAGTATATGGAGGTATGCCTGCTGAAGAATTACAACCTGGGAAAAGATTTAGCTGGGAATATAATCCCATAGAGAAGGAATTTTCAAGAAAAGCGGGAGATAAAGTGGAATCTTATGTCTCCCTATGCTTAGCAGCATAGTAAAAAATTGGGCAAAATCGGTGGAAATCTCAAGTAGATAATACCGAGGTAACTTAAAATTAACAGTTTTAAGCACCGTAGAGAGTAGGGAATGAGAATATTTAATATATAAAATTGAATGGAAGGTCGGATATATAAAATAACAAATAAAGTAAACAATAAAGTTTATATAGGACAAACAGTAATGCCTTTAGAATTTAGATGAAGACAACACTGTGTAAAGAAAGATAATTGTCATTTTCATAATGCTATAAGCAAATATGGGAAAGATAACTTTATAGTTGAGGAATTAGAAGTATGTCCAATAAGTAAACTTAGTGAAAGAGAAATATATTATATCTCTGAATATAATAGTTTTAAAAATGGATACAATTCAACAATAGGAGGAGAAGGTAAAAGATTAGAATTGTATTTGGATGATAACATATTAGAAAATATTGTTTATCTATATACTGTAGAAAAACACAGTTGTTATAAAATATCTAAAGAGTATAAAGTGGATAAAGCCTCTATTAAAAAACTTTTAAAAAGTTGTGGAATAGAGGTTAGAGAACCAAAAAGATTTACTCCAGATGATATAGATACTACAGAAATTATAGAATCATTTAAAAAAGGATGTTCACTTAAAAAATTAGGTCCATTATTTGGGGTAGCTCCTACAACAATGAAGGAGTTTTTAATTTCCAAAGGGTTTCAATTTAAAGATAAAATTAATATCTTAGAAGATATAGATTTGTGCGCATCTATTATAAAAGAATGAACAGAAACTAATATTACTTTGCAAAAACTATTAAGAAAATTTCATATTAGTTATAATACTTTTAAAAAAATTCTTGCTATTAATAATATTGAATTTAAGAAAAGACATTACAAAATAGATAGTAATGAAAGTATTAATATTATAAATATGTATAATAGTGGAATAGGCATAAAAGAAATATCTAAAAAATATTTAGTTGATTATGCTACAATTAAAAGTATCCTTGTAAGAAACAATATATTAAAGACGGTATAATTTCCCCAAGAGTGTCCAGACCCTAATAGTTAGGCTAAGGGTTAAAATGTACTCCGAACTATACAGCGATGTATAGAATTAGAGGATAAAGAGCCTCTAAGATAACAAAATGGTAAGATTTGCAACACCTATCTCTATGAGAAATGAATTTAGTAGAATAAGAATACAGCATAAAGTAGGTGGTAATATGCTTAACAAGAAATTGTTGATGCCTATTCCTTTTGTAAATAACACAGGTAAGGAAGTTACAGTTAATTTGTGGATAAAAAAGATGTGTTCACTTGCAGCGTAAGTTGCAAAAAATAAATCCCTTTAATTGCTGGGAAGACTTGTAAAGTTATTAATACTAATGATTGTGATAGAAAAATTTAAAAAATATAAGATAGTAGATAGAATCTATAAAGTTTCAAATTTAGGTAGAATTTATAATACTGAAACTGGAAAAGAAATTTTTGGTATGGCTACTCTTAAAGGATATAGAAGAATGTATTTTAATAATAGACCTGCTGGTAAAAAAGCAAATAAATTTCTACACGTAATTGTGGCAGAATTATTTGTAAATAAAATAGACAATGCAGAAGAAGTTAATCATAAAGATAGTAATAGATTAAATAATGTTTTTTCTAATCTTGAGTGATTAACAAGGGCTGATAATATTAGACATTCTTTTAGAGAAGGGAATAAAAACCATATAGGGAATAATAATCCAAATTCTAAACACAAACAAAGTAACAAATTAATAAATAGAGTTTATCAGCAGCCAAGCCATAGTAATATGGAAGGTTCAGAGGCTAGTAAGTCCTGTAATACAGGCATAACACCAAGTGGTGTGAAATGGGGGACACCTATAAAATAGGTTGAAGATATAGTCCAATCTCATAGGAGACTATGAGGAGTTGTTAGTTAACTCAAAGTGAAATAACGAATCACTTTAAATAAAAATAGGCATCATGTAGAATATGTACTTGAAGAGACTTTTTCACAACAAAAGAATACTTTATTAGTGTATGGCAGAAGTAACAGGTCTCAGAATGGTGAATATGCTAATGTAGGTAAGTCAGGTAATGTTATTCAGATGGGAGCGGGTAAAGTAATAAGGCTGTTCTCCCTTAATGCCCGCATAGCAGCATAAGAAAGCTGCTATAAGAAAATGAACCTAAAACGGTGAAACCTAGTGATAAGAAAAGGCAATACCGTGTTAAGTTAGGGGTTTAAAAGCCTTTAACCAATGTAACGAGTAGGAATAATAAACTCATATTTAATGAGAATAAAATCCCAAGAGAGGTTCACACCCTAACTTTATTTTAAGAGGGTGAAAATGTACTCTGAACTATACCAAAATCACATAGGTATAGAATTATAGGATAAAGAGCCTATAAGGTAACATAATTGCTTAGGGAACAGCAAGAATATGGTAATACATATTATTACAATGAATTTGATCTTAAACTTATTGAAGATATTTTATTTGAAATTTCTACAGGGGTATTAGATTTTGGTGAAAGAACCTTTGTAATGTATACTGGACAAAGAGGAGCTAATTTATTTCATAAAGCAGTAACAAATTATGCTTCAGGATGGATACCTTTTGTAAATGGTATGAGAATGGGAGGTAATCCTGCTATTATACAGAATACATCAAGTCCATTACACAGTAATGCTTTAACAGGAGGCTTTCAGTTTGTAGAATGGCAATTTGCTAATAACATTAAAGTTAAGATTGAAATAGATCCTACTTTAGATGATACAGTAAGGAATAAGATAATTCACCCTCTTGGCGGGGTAGCTAATAGCTATAGATTTGATATATATGATATAGGTAGTCCAGGACAACCTAATATTCAATTAGCTAAGATTAGAGGAGAAGAAGATTATAGAGGTTATCAATGAGGTCCATTTAGAAATCCTTTTACAGGAGGAGTAAATAACCAAAATGCTTCTTATGACGAAGATAGTGCAGTATTTCATAGGATGGCTGCTTTAGGGGTTATAGTATTTGACCCTAACCGCAGTATAGCTCTCATACCAAGCATCTTAGCTGCATAGATAATAACAATTAAATGATTTAATTATGGGAGAAAATGTAAAGCAAAGGGGAAGACCTAAGGGTTATAGTCCAAAGAATAGAGAGATTAAAATCAATGAAAATATTTCAAAGGGTATTCCTGATGATTTAATGATTAAAGAAGAGGTTAAAGTGGTAGAGGAAACTGTGAAAAAACAAGATTTTGTTACTATAGATGGTAAGTTATATCCAGTAGATGATAAGGGTAATGTTATAATTAACCCTGAAAATCTTGAGGAAATACTTAAAGCTAAGAAGAAATATATTCAGGAAATGAAAAAGGAGGTTTTAGAAGAAAAGAAAGTTCTTTATGAAAAACCTGCTATTTCTTTCAAAGAAATTCCAGAAACAAAAGAATTGGTAAACTGTTTAATAAACAAAACTGTAAATGTTAAGTTTATAAATAAGCCCAGTGGTTTAGTTACAGACCCTAAGCACGTTAATTATGGAGGTATGAATGAAAGGGCAAAGAAAGTATATACTGTTCCTTTTTTAAGGAATGGGCAATTACAGAACCCTTTAACAGATGCTGAGAAGGATTATCTTGAAGAAGCTCTTATGATGGAGAAAAATGCTTTAAGTGTTTATAAAAAGGAAAATAATTATTGAACAAATAGATTTGTAACTTTAACAAAAGGGGATAATTATTTTATCCTTTCAAATCCACATGATTTTATTAATTATAAAATCCTTTTATTAAATAAAAGCCAGATTTGTCCTGATGAAGAAACTTTAAAAAGGTATCCTAAGGCAGAATACCAATTTGTAATAACTTCTGATGAAACACAGATGAAAAATTCTATAGAGGATTTAGAAGGTAAAGCAAAGGCATATAGAATATTTGCTAATATGGAAAAAGATTTTGATAAACTTGCTTATTTATGTGAAAAAGTTTCAGGTAAAATTATTCATATAAACAACAAAGAGATGATATTAGATACAGTCAATAAAATGATATTAACTAATACACAAAAGTTTATTCAAGAGGCTGAAAATAAATATTTAGACACAGAGATACTTTTAAAGAAGGCTGTGGATAGAGGTATAGTCAAGAAGCTAAGGTCAGAGTATATATTAGTATCAGATAATCTAACATTATGTCCTTTAGGGCTTAATCCTTCTTTAAAAACTGCTTGTGAGTTTTTAAATCAGCCGAGAAATCAGGAATATTTTTTGTCATTGGAGGCGCAAGTTAATAATTAAAAAAGTTAGTTATGAGGTCAGGAGATGAGTTTAGGGAGATATTTAATCTCAAATATAATAACATCAATTCAGGGATAGCCCCTGGACTAAATGACTATGAAATTTCTTTATTCCTTACAGAGGCTCAGAAAGAAGTTATAGAGAACTTTTATTCAGGTACTACAAAGGGATATACATTTGAACAGTTAGAAAAGATAAGGAAGAATTTATCAGTAATAACAAAAGAAGATTATAAATCAAATCCTAATATAGGAACACCAGAATCTTTGAGGTTTCAAAAGTTTAATAGATGGAAAATAAATTTAGACACAATGTCAGAAGGTAAAGTTTGAAGGGTATTACATGAATATGCCTATTTAAAAGTCCCAGAAGGAGATTGTATGTATGACACAGCAATAAATATTAAGCCCGTGAGACATAATGAGCTAAATAAAATATTACAAAATCCTTTTAGACAACCTTCAAGATATACTGTATTAAGATTAGATATAGATGGTTCACATGAATTAATTTCAAAAGAAACTCTAAGAACCTATCATTACAGATATATAGAATTTCCTTACCCTATTATTCTTATAGATTTAAAAGATTCAGCATTTAGGATAGCCAATGGTCTTCCTGAAGATGAAGAATATCCCTTAAGAATAGAAGGAAAGTTTGCCCCTGTAGATATAAATAATATCTGTGTATTTGATTCATATATGGAGGATATTATTATAGACAGGGCTGTAGAATTAGCAACTGTAGGATATAAAGAAAATTCATTACAAACTCAGTTAATAACTAATTTAAGAAAAGAATAACAATTTTTTAAAAAAATAATAGTATGATTTTTTCAAGTAATGCCGTAAGGCAGTTTTATGTTGTACCTAGCACTGCTCAAGTATCTGCTGTTAATACAAAATTAGCAGCAAATGCTGTAAGGGGTTCTTTAGCTCCTCAGAACAAGGCAGGTAAAAAGGAAGTCTGGTTTGAATATGCTTCTCCTAATTTTAAGGGGATAGTAAGAACAGACTTAATTAAGAAGGAAAATATAACCAATATAGTTTATAAAACAGCTGCTCAACTTCAAAAGGTATTTAATGGGCAAATAATTTCATTAGATGCAAATATTAATGGAGGAGCGCCTATCAGAGGGCAGGGCTATATTTTCAGAGTAAGAACTTATGGTTTAGGTGTTGGAGGTAATGATATACAGTTTAACAGAGCTTCAGGGGTTTATACACCTATAACAGATGCTCAGATTAGTTCTGGAACAGGAGCATTAAATGGTCCTTCTTTACTTTATCACGGATTAGCCTATTTGTTTAATAAGAGTATAGAGAAAGAGCCAGAGCAATGGTTTAAGGTTGTTCCTTTAGATGCTTTAGGTGCTGCCATAGATACTTCAGGTGTAACTTATAATCCTGCTAATCCTACAGTAGCTGCTGTAAGTATAGGAGTATTTCCTATAGTTAGACAGTATGTAAGAGGCAAGAAACAAGGAGAACCTTTGAGATTTGAAGTATCAGTAGTTCCTGTTAAATGGAATGGCTTAGAAGTTTTATGGGCTAATTCAGACAGTACTACATCAGTAGTTCCTAAAGTTCCTGGATTATATCTTGAGGATGGTACATTTATCCCTTCAGGCATATTTAAGAATGGTAGGACAACTGCTGATATGGAATGGTTTTATTATGGGGAAAGAGGAGATAATATGAGATCTTGGGCTTATCCACATGATTTTAATACTGAGTATTTAGCTATCCCTGGCAAAGGTGATGATATAGAATATGGAATGTTAGAAATAGAATTTCATTATAAAGGACCTGCTGAGGATGTACAAAGAAGTACTAAACAAATTACTATAGCTGCTCAAGTGGGAGGTACTTATGGCAATGCCAATAATGGTCTCTTACAAGGATTAGTAGCTTCATTGGTAATATAGTTTATTGATTAACTAGTCTGGGGTGTCCCTGGACTAGTTTTTCTTTACAATAATAATAACAAAATTATGGATATATTAAACTTTAGGGTGTCCCCAGACAGTAAATCTTTGGAATTATGAGTAAGAGTTCCAGCAGGGGAAAATTATAAAAAAGTTAAAATAGACAGGATAGCAATATCAAATAATTATCACAGTGTATTTCCTGATAAAGAACCAAATGTTTATATTATAGACAATTCTGAAATTATTACAGGCAGAGGAATAGACCCAGGAGATCCTCCTGTTGGAGGAACAGACCCAAGTATTCCTGCTGGTAAAGAATTTTCTAAAATAATACCTATGTCAGAATTAGGTATGCTTATTGAAAATACAGGGATGTTCTTTTTATATGTACTTGCTGATGGAGTTCCTGCTGATGAAGTTCCTTGTTGTTGTTTTAATGCACTGACTATAGCATGTGCAATAAACCATTATCCTGTATATAATCAAATGTTAAAGATTATCAATAGTTTTGAAGATAAATGTAATTACTCTGAGGATAGATTATTAGACTTATTTTTAAAGAAACAGATGATAACTCAGTCAGTAGAACTGTGTGATTATCCTACAGCAGTAAGAATATTCAATGATTTATATAAAAGGGAACTTGATAAAGGAAATTGTTTAAATACCTGTAATCATACTTTCCCAAAGGTTAGTAGTCCTTCAGGCTGTAAAACTTGTTAATATGATAGAATTAAAGAAAGAAATATTAAACAATGGGTTATACCTTTATTATAATTATTTGTCTCATTATGGAATAGATAAGTATGGCACAAAAAAGGACTTATTATTATTATCCTGTATAAATGAGATATTAGAAAATAATTGCCATTATGACCTTATAGATGTAAAATCTTTAGACAATATACACAGGCTTTACAGGCATATCTTACACAGAAATCCTCAATTAAAATATTGCAGGAAGAATTTAGATAATTACAATAATCTGGGGGATGCACAATTTATAGAGAAATACCAGAGAATAAAAAATATAACACAATAAAATAATTAAAATCAATATATTCTCTTTTTCATTTTTAAAACTGTGTATTTTAGGGTACACAGTTTTATTTTTTTATTTAACAATCTTTAACATTATTTATGTTAAAAAGTGAAACTTTATTCAAAAATTTTTCGTACAAAACAAAGTTTAATTAAACAAGTTTGTTAATAAAACCTTTCCCCTTCAGGTATTTTGTACTATTCGAGCCTTTGGGGAATTGGACTTAGATAATTATTTATATTATTAAAGAAAAATTGGAGCTGGCCACTCATCGTAAATTACCACACTTAAAAAGTTGTATGTAAATATAGAAGTGCAAAGGGGTATCTCATCGTAAGGAGACCTAAATTAGGAGGTGCAGGGTTAGTAACCTCCATTTTTTTTATTTTTTTTAAAAACCCTGCCCAAAAGATAATACAAAATATTATATCACCCATAAAAATATATTATATATCACCATATCTGCCAAATTATTATTATTTTTGTAAATAATAAATTTAAAAGATATAGATATGGCAACATATAGGGAAATTTCATTTCAAGTATTAGATCAGTTTAAATTATCTTCCGATGATACATACTTTGAAATCCAGCATATAGTTTGATTAATAGACAAATATAAAGCTTTATTACTCAGAAAATATTATGTAGAAACAGGTAAACAGTTGCCTGACTACCTACTCCACACTATTTGTTTAGACTTAGAAACTACTGATGATTGTGTAAAAGGAACTACAGTAAAAAGTAAATATCCTATTCCTAAACTTGTATCATTCTTTGGGGAATATGATATAAAGATATTTCCTGTTGATGATTTTTCCAGTGTTAAAGAATGAACTTATATAAACAGGGATAGATTTACCTTTGTTGGTACTAACAAATGACTAAAAAATATTATATACTTTACAGTCTTTAATAACTATCTTTATCTTAAATCTGCTAGCACAGGGTATGAAAACTTAAAGAAAGTATCTATAAAAGGTTTATTTGAAAATCCACAGGACTTATTTGAAAAGGATGGGGAAGAATATATGTATCAATGTAATGATACAGATGAAAAAGATGCTTGTTTAGATCCTTTAGATATGGAAGTGGGAGTTGAAGATTTTATGATACCTGCCCTGTTAGAAAGTATAATCAGGGATTTAACTCCAGATATATACAGACCACAGGATACAATAAATAATGCTAAGGATAATTTATCAGGTTTACAGGGGGGAAATCCAGACAGAGGGTATAATCAGCAAAATCCTGTAGCAGTAAATCAATATGGACAGCCAGGAAGAACAGGGTAGCAAGGACAACAACAGGAATATTATGAATAAAAATTATGTAGGAAGGGGTATAAGCAAAGGGCATTATTACAAACATTATAAAATGATAAAGCCTGTACAGGAAGAATATAATCTTTCTTATAAGAAATATGTGGATATTCTTGAAGATTTGTTTGAAGGGCTGTTTGATGTTATAGTTAAGGAAGGAAGTATAAATTTACCATCAAAGATAGGTACATTATTTTTAAGAAGAATAGAAACTAAACCTAAGATAGTTGATGGAAAGGTAAGATATGTTGCCCCCATTAATTGATATGAAACTAAGAAATTATGAGAAGAGGATAAAGAAGCAAGGGAAAGTAAGAAATTAATAAAATTTCCTCCTGGGGATGTGTATCAAGTAAAATACATTCCTAATCATTCTTTAGGGGGTAAAATGAAGTTTTATACCTTTAGGCTACTTAGACCTATTCAGAGGGGTAAGCTCAAGGAGATAGCCTTAAAATGCAAAATAGAGGGTATAGACTATATAAGAAGTAAAAGTGTTTTAAAAAATCAGGATAAATAAATAATAAAAATATGAATTACATTAACATTTCAATTATTTTAGACAGGTTATTGAGAAATCCTTTACTGAGAAATCTACAGTTTGAAACTTTAGTAGATTGAACAGTAGATTTTCTTGAGATAGTAAAGATGCCTGTATTCTTTACAGACAGGTTGTTTAAAGGAGAAATTGAAGATTACAGGGTAGAGTTGCCCTGTGATATAGTATATATAAATCAAGTATTAATAAATGATATACCTGTTAGGCAGGCTACAGATACTTTTCATAATCATTATGAATGTATGTGTGTGGATAATAGACCTTATACATTTACCAGTAGGGATTTAACTATAACAATGGAAAATGGTTATTTGTTTAGTTCTTTAAAATGTGGTAAGGTACAGATTAGTTATAAGGGAATATTAACAGATGACCAGGGTTATCCTATGATACCCGATAACAGGGCTTTTATAAATGCTTTAGAGAAATATGCAGAAAATAAGCACATAAGGATGTTATGGCAAAATGGCAGGGTAAAAGATAATATTTATATGGAAGCACAGCAGGAATATGTATGGGCAGTAGGGCAATGTGAAACAGCTATGAGAATGTTAGATTTACCAAAGGTAGAGGCATTATTTAATAGTTGGAGAACATTATTAACTCACAGTAACCACTTTTCTACTAGGTTTGCCCATCTTGGTGCAAAAGAGTTAATAAAAAAACATTAAAACAGATGTTTAAAAATTCAAAATGGGCTATTAGAAAAATGGTAGGGTAGATAAAGATAGGGGAAAAGAATTTAAGATGATGATAATTAATTATATATGAAAAAAGTTAGTACCTATATTTAGGTACTAAAATAAGCAGTTTAGTGCCTATATTTAGGTACTAATAATTTTAAAAAAATAAAAATGAATAGAAAAGTTCAACCATATAACGCCATTAAAGGACTAAATAAAGATTTATCCATTTCTAAATTTAGTTCTCAATTTTTGTATGATAGTTACAATGTAAGAATTGATTCAATAGAGGATAATACTTTAATGACTATAACTAATGAGAAGGGGAATGAAAAATTTACAATTAGGGAAAAGAAACCTGGTTATCCTGAAATACAAATATTAGGGCAATGTGTGGGATATTGTGTTATAGATAAATATTTAATATTATTTACTACTACAGGGGAAGGTGCAAATAAAGTAGATACTATTTGAAGATTAGAATGGACTGATAGAAGTACTGGTTATAATTTATACGCTACTATTTTATATGGAAATGAAACAGGTAAGGATTTAAACTTCTCTAAAAATAATCTAATAGAAACATTAGGGGTTAAAGAAAATGACCAGACAATAAAAGTATATTGAGTAGATAATATAAATCAACCTAGATTTATAAATATTGCAGATAGGGATAATATAACTTTTCCTTATGAAAATCCTAATATATTTAATTTTTGACCAGAGTTACAGTTAAAAGAAGATATAAATATTACTAAACAGTTTTCAGGAGGTTCTTTTAGAGCAGGAACTGTACAGTATGCTTTTACCTATTGAAATAAAAATGGTCAGGAAACTAATATATTTTATACTTCAGATATTTATTATATATCAACACAAGATAGAGTTGGTAGCCCTGAGGAAAATATAAACTGTTCTTTTAATATTGAAATTAAAAATATAGATTTAGGAATAACAAATGATACTCCTTTTTTTGATTATATAAGAGTATATGCTATACAAAGAACATCATTAGATGGTACACCTCTAGTAAGAATAGTACAGGATATAAGATGCCCTGATACTTGAAATAACAGTTCCTCAAAAATTGAGATTACTGATACAGGAATAGGGGGTAGTACTTTTGATGCTAATGCTTTATTATATATAGGAGGGGAGGAATTAGTTTTAGGTACTATATCTCCTAAAGATAATGTTTTATTTGCAGGGAATGTTAAGATTAACAGACCTAAATTAAACATTAAAACTGATCAAATGCAAATAGAAACAGTAAGAAAAACTATTACTGTTGAGGGGAATGACTTTATATATGCCTATAAACCATATACATTATTAGATACTACTGGAGAAGAAAGAATAAGAACTTGAAAAAGCGGAGAATATTATAAATTTGGAATACAATTTCAATATAAAAATGGATTATGAAGTGAGGTTATTCCTGTAGTTAATAAAATAGGTAGTAATGAAACAAAATATATTCAGATAAATAATGATCATAAAACATTAATAAAGTTAGTTGATATTAATACTCCAAGATTTGAAATAACATACAGCTATTTAAAAACAACAGTATTTTCAGATATAATTAATGAGGTTAAAGATGATTATAAAAAATTTAGAATATTATATGTTCCTATAGAACAGAATAGGAGAATAAAAATTGCACAAGGGGTTATAAATGGAACTTTAAGTACTTTAAACAGAGTTACCGATAATACAGTTTATGCTGATTATAGGACAAGACCTTTTACAACAGCTCTTACCACAAATAGAGATAGTATGAGTACTTTTACTAAACCTATTTTAAGTAAAATGTTGGATAGATATGACAATAGTGGAAATATTGTTAGCCAGCTTCCTAATATTGCTCCTGTTAATGATACAAGTGCTGCTTTTATTAATAGACCTATAAATGGTTCAGGATATTTTATGGAATTATCTAACCAAAGAACTTCTAATACTCCAACTACAATATTTGGTAATTTACCCTCAGGGCAAAATCATGCAGATATATATTTTATAGACACAAATATAGTTAGTTTTTTCAGTCCAGAGGTAGAATATAGCTCTTATCTTGATGTAAGTATGGTAGAGGAAATGGAACTTGCTTATTTAGGAATAGTAAGAGCAAGTCATAATAATATGAATTACAGGTTAGGAACAATATCTTTTACAGAGAATAATCCCAGAGTTTTAAGAGATATTTTTGGTTATAGGGTTAGTACTTGAGTAAATGTACAAGGAGAGCCTTGAGTTCAAGCTAATAAAAAAGAAACTTATGATTCTTCAGGAACTTTAATTAATACTGAATCAGCTTCACCTGGAGAAATATGACAAGGTCCTTTTGATGATACTGTTTGAGAAACAGATGTATATATTGAAGGAGGTTCATTAACAACAAGAAATGCACTTACTAATTTTAAGCACAATCAAATAACAAATGATATTTATGCTTGAAATAAAGAAGAAGAGGATTTATCAAAAGAATATTCAAGATTTTTATCAGTTACTGATTTATTTCCAGCAACAGATCTTAATAATGTAAATAATAATATTTTAACTTATACTGTCCGTCCTCCCAAAATATGCAATAATAATATAACAAGCATAGATACCTTAGGTATAATAAATAATATTGAAAATAATAGAAGTGTTTATTATAGAAATAGTATGGATAATGTTCTTGCTGATTTAAGAGTAACTTATGATACTTGTACACACGCTGTCTTTGCAATTAATAGAAATAAATACCACAGTTCAAGTACTCCTATATGAGCAGAAACTATTCCAGATGTAGTGTTTAGTGATTATGATGGGCAAAGTATAATTGAAAAGAATACCCCTTTTTGATTGAGAACAGGGAATAACAATCCTTGCAGGTATAGAAATATTAGATTTTATTATGATATGGCCACTGATTTAGTGCCAATAACAGAGGGAACACTTGGAATTTCAGGAATTGTTAAATGATATTGGAATGATAGTCTTGTTGCACAACAAACTAATGTTTTAGATGGAAATGCAAAGGTTAAATACCCCTACATAGGAGATATTAATTATCTATGAATAGTTGATTTGAAACAAAATATATTGCCTGAAAATAGATATTCAGATAATGATGTATTTGTACCTTGTAGTGAACCTGTAAGAATTGGAACTACAGATGAGATTATAATAGATAGAGGGGATACCTTTATGCAGAGGTATGATTATATTAGAACTTATTCAAAAAATATTGATAATAAACAACAACATACTGAAGTAATGTCTGTATGATTAGAAACTTTTACTAACATTGATGCAAGGTATGATAGTTTAAGGGGGCAAACAATATTCCACAATAGAACCCCTGAGAATATAAGAGTAAATACAGCGTATTCTCAAAAGGATAATTTCTGACAATATTCAACCTTTGATGAATTTTTATTTAGTAATCAAGAGTTTAAAACTACTTTTATATGAAGTGATGTTAAATCTTATGGAGAACATATAGATAGTTTTCTGAAATTAAATATGATAAGGAATTATACTGTTGATGGGCAATTAGGAGATATTAACAGGATAGTTAATTTTAAGAATGAATTATTTGGTTTTCAGGATAAGGGTATATTTAATATTCTTTATAACCAAAGGGCTATGATAAATACCTCTATAGGTCAGGAAGTAATGTTAGGAAGTACAGGAACTGTACAGGGGGTAAAATATATAAGTAAATTCAGTGGGTCATCAAATAAATGAAGTATAATATTAAATGACACAGGATTATTATATATTGACAGTATAGGAAGAGATATTATGATGCTTAATGATACGCCTAAATCTTTAACCAATGAATTAGGATTTAAGGTATGAAGTAATCAATATTTATCTCCTCAAGAGGTTTATAAATTAGACAGTGATGATCAGTTTATAGCTAATCAGGATTTAACTAATGATAGTATATATTTTAACAGTAAAGAACGGTCTTTATTATTTAATACAAGATTAGGGCAATTTGAAAGTTTTACTCCTCATAAAGATGTGCCATTTATGCTTAACCAATGGGGAGAATTTATATCTATAAGGGAAAGTAGGGATGAGAATAATGTAAAAATAGGAAACACTGAATTATGAGTAAATAATAAGGGGGATTATGGGCATTTTTATAATGAATGGGAAAAGTCTTATATAGAGTATTTAATGAACCCTGAGCCTTTTAATGATAAAACCTTTGATAATTTACAGTATAGGATGGATGTATTTACAGGGAATAATGAATATCTCCCTAATGAAACATTTGAAAAGATAGAATTTAAGAATGAATTTCAACAAACTTATATAGAACCTAATTTAAAAGATAGAAGAAATCCTAATGTTAGAAAGAAATTCAGGGTATGAAATATACCTATACCAAGAAGTGCCAGAACATTAAACAGGATAAGAAATCCCTGAATAGAAACTAAATTTACTTTTAATCCTACTGATAAGGGGAATAGGTTTAAATTGCATGATACACTTTTGAGTTATACAACATAAAATTTTGTAAAAAATAAAAAAATATATACTTTTGTGAAAAAAATAAAATGTTAAAATATGAAGATTTATTTGTTATGGAGATTTATAAAAAAACAAGGTTTAGGTACTTGTGGTTATTTCCCTAAACCTCTGTAATAATTAACTTTACCAGTTAATTGTGGTAATCAACTGATAAAGGCATCATACAAAAAATATGATAACTCATATCTTACGTATTATCCTTACCAACCAGTTGATTACTCATTCAATCCTTATAAGGATTTTGAAAAAAACCATTGTTCTCATAAACATAAGGGTTTAAAAATAAATAATTTATTATTACTATTGTTATATATAACAAAATAAAGATAAGGAATGAATTATAAATCTCTTAACAAATAAATTTTCTTTAACATAAATGAATAAAAATAAATAAATTATGAATACAAATAAATATATATTACCTAAAAGAAGGGGAAATTACCTTGGAGAAGGGGGATTTAATATGGATGCTGTAGGGGGAATGGCAGGGGCTATAATACCAGATGTTATGGAAACTGTTGATACTTGATTTAATAAAGTTGATCCTAATAAATATGATAATTCAGTAAATGCTTCAACTAAATCAGATTTAGCAGCACAAGTTCTTTCACATAAAAATCCATTAGATAATCTTACAAATCCCAGGTCAGGAAGAGCAAGGGGTGAAGTATTTATGTCAGGATTATTAAATTCAGGCAGAGGATTTCAGGGAGGAATGTCCACAGGTAATCCTTTAGTAGGAGGCATTTTTGCCTCAGTTAGTGGTACATTAGGGCATATAAATAAATTTAAAAATCAGAGAAAAGAGTGAAATGCTGCAAAGAAAGCAAATAATATATTTGCACAAAATGTAATGGCAGAAAATACTAGACTTAATGAATTAGACCAAGCATCTTTTTTAAGAAATCAAGATAATTATTATCCAAATTATGGGGCTTATGGAGGATATATGCCTCCTATAGTATCACAGGGAGGTACAGGTTATAATCAGTTTTTATTGGATAGAAGTTCAATAAATAAAAACCTGTACAACAAAGGGGGTATTGTTTCACAGCAAATAAATACTAATAAACCTCCTACCTCAAGACCTGTATCCCCAATGCTTTCCTCTTCAGATATTCCTTTTAGTTATTTAGATGCACTTTTAATGTCTTCTAGAGATAAACCTACTAAAAGGTATCAAAATTGAAAAGAAAGTACTATGAAGGATTTAAGAGATAATCAGACAGCAGAGAGATTAAAATTATTAGAAAACTATAAACCACATATTCCCTATAACCCTATGGATCATTCAAGAGCTATGGGAGGAGCTTTATCTAATGGGTATGGATTTTTAAATATGCCAAATGCTTTAACTACTTTTAATGTAGGAGGCACACATGAGGAAAATCCTAACCAAGGTATTATGCAAGGTATAGGTGAAAATGGAGAACCTAATTTTGTTGAGGAAGGAGAAACTAAATGAAATGATTATATATTTTCAAATAGAATGAAACCAGGGAAAGAGGAATTAGAGAAATTTCTATTACCTAAAAATTTAAAGAATAAAACATTTGCTGAAGCCTCAAAGAAATTAAATGAAGAAAGTGAGGAAAGGGAGTTAGATTTAATTTCTCAAAGAGGTAGGGATACAAGTTTAGCTAAATTAATGATAACACAGGAAACAATGAAAGAAGATACAAATAACCTTTTTAGTAAAGGAGGTAAATTGCATAGGATAGGAAAACTATCAGAGGGAAATCCTGAGCTTAATGCTGGTATAAGGGTAGAGATGGAGCATACTAACAGTCCTAAAAAGGCTAAAAAGATAGCACAAGACCATTTAAAAGAAAAATCTGATTATTATACTCAATTAGTAGGTACAGGTATAGCTGATGAAAGTATGCCTAAAGAATTAACTAATATACTTATGAATAAATTTGGGGCTATAGGACAAGGTATGCAGCAACAGATGGCTATGGGGGGTAATTTATTTCAAAAAGGGGGTAAAACAGATACAATAAAAAATATAGATATTAGACATCAAGATATAACAAATAAATTTTTTAATAATCCAGAAATATTTCAGGCTTGATTAAATCTTAAAGAAGAGGATAGAGATGCAAAATATAGAGAATTTATTAAGGACAGTTTAACAAAAGAGGGTAAGTATAATGAAGAAGTTGCAAATTATGTAAATACTTTAGATATGCCTGGAGGCATAAAAGAATATTTAAACAGTCGTCAATATAATAATAATAAATATAATGTCAGTTACAATGATTATATTGAATTAACTGGGAGATTAGAGAAAGCGGGGTTTAATAAGGAAGATGCAAAAACACAAGCTTTAAAAATATCTAAGGAGATTAGTAATAAAACAAAGAATATAAAAGACAATGTTCTTAAAGAAAAAACTGTACAGAAACATATAGAAAGTGAATTTAATAAAATACAAGATTATGTGCAAGATGTTCAAGATTCACAAAATACTATGTTTAAAAAAATTGATGATTCTTATAATAAAGAGAATAAAAGGATAAGTTCTATTACAGACAATATTAGAAAAACACAACAAATACTAAATAAAAATAAAGAGGCAGATAAACAAAAACAAGTTAAGGAACAATGGATGTCTAATTTAGATAAAATAAATAAAGGAAGACAATCTGTTAATAATAATGAAGTAGCAGAAATAAATGAAGTAAAAAACAGACCAAAAGCAATTACTCTTGAAGAGGCAAAAGAAAAAATGAAAGATGCTTGAAATTCTCCTGAAAGATTTGGTAAATTAGGAGATGTTTTAGGTATAAATCCTAAATCTGTACAAGAAAGTGTCCCTACAAATAATAGAGAATTTACTGGTAAATATGGAGATTGAAGAGATAATATACCCTGAATGCAAGATAATATTCCTGATTGAGATCCTTTATCTACTCATCAACCTTCTAATAATTCTAACACTCCTAAGCAACAAACTGTTAAAGAGTATGATGATGCAGAAAAAAAGAGACAGGCTATTGAAAATATAAGAGCTTTAAGAGATTCTGGTAAGTCTAAACCCTCAACTGAAACTAAACCTTCAGGAACTTCTACAGGGCAACAAAGAGTATCTACACAGCCTAAAGAAAAGAAAGCTCAAGTTAATGAAAAGGACGTAGTTAATAAACTTAACTCCCCCTACTCTACTAATCCTACATTCCCAGCTTTTCCAAAAGATATAGCTGAAAAAGCTAAAAGGGAAAGTGAAGCATCATTAGCTAATCTTAAAGCAGGCAGGGAAGCATTTGAAGCATTAAATGCTAAACAACAAGAAAATATAAGAAATAAAGCTGATAGACAAGGGGCAGGATTTGATAGCAACTCTTTATTAGAGTATGCACCTGTTTTATCTAATTTAGGACAATATTTAAGTACTTTAGGAAAAAAACCTGAGACTGTAAATCCTTATACTGTAAAACCTCAAATGTTATATGACAAAATGAATTATAACCCTACAGACAGCTCTTATGCTTTAAATAATATAAGACAAAGATTTGCCGGTCAGGATAAAGCTTTACAGTCAGGGGCTTTAGGAAGCTCTGCTTTATCCAATCTTTATATGATGCAATCTAATAGAGATAGACAGGCAGCAGAATATGAAGCTTTAAGACAAGGGGAAAATGAAAATATGAATAGAAGAAATCAGGCATTAGCATTTAATGCTGATATTAACAGTAGAAATGCACAGGCTGATATGCAGGCTCAAATGTTTAATAACCAAGCAAGGGAAAGAGCTAATGATATAAATGCCCAAAATAAAGCTGCATTAGAAAATCAAAGAAGTGCCTTTTTATCAGGAATAGGAACTAATTTAGGACAAATAGGAAGGGAAAGAAGGTGGGAAGAGGTTGCAATGAATTTAGGAATGGGATATGGGCCAAAAGGAAACTGAACAGCAAAAGGTGGAAAATTAATATTACCTCCTGTAAGGAAAAATAAAAGATAAAATATAATAAAATGAACAGATATAATCACTATACACAAGCTCAATATACCCCTATGACTATGCAGGAGATATTACAACCTGCTATGATAATGAGGGAAAGACATGATAAGGCTGAAGAAAGATACGGAGAATTAATGTCTGAATCTGCTAAAGCAGGGTTTTTAGCTGAAAATGCCCCTGAGGGAAGTAAAATGAGAAGGGATTGAGATGCTTATAATACAAGTCTTAGAGAAGGTGCTGAATCCTTATCAGAGAATGGAATTACAGGTAGTACTATGAGGCATTTTAATGATTTAAAAAGACAATACTCAGGTACTGTAGGTATGTTTACAGCAGCAGCAGAAGCATCAAATGCAGTAAATCTACAAAGGGATAATATGATAGCCTCAGGTAAGATAGTAGGGTTTAATAGAACATCAGCATCAGAAATGTATGATAATGGATTACAACCTCCTGATATGTCTCAGGTATTTGATAAACAACAAATGAAGGAAGAGTATGCTAAAGTTATATCAAACTATCAAAGATTATATAATGGTATAACAAGAGGACAAACTTTAACAAATGAACAGTTTTTAAAAATTAATGAACAAGGAAAGTTAGAAGGATTAGCCAGTATGCCTGATAAGTTTGTAGCTCTTTTACATTATGGATTACAACCAGGGGAAGCTATGGAAGAATTTTTAACTGATGTAAGAGATGGGTTTTTAAATGCTCACGGAATAGGCTCTCCCAGATATTTTAATGAAGATGGTACAGGCTCAGGATGGGGTAATTATGAACAAAGTATGGAAGCTGATAATGCCTTAGCAACAATGAATCCTTTTGCTATAGGAGAAACTAAACCACAGATATTAGATACTAAGTATAATGTTGTGGGGGATGATAGGAGGTTAAAAGGGAGTGGAGGAGGCAGTGGAGTTCCTAAATGAACAACAAATGATAAGGAACTTACAGAGTTAGATAAGCAAAAAATGATTGATAATAATGAAACATTGATAAATAAGACTGATAGAGAAAAAATTAAACAGTATGAGGATGTTTTAAGAAATGTGAGAAGTTGGAATAATAACACAAACAAATGAGAAGGATCTAAATATGATGTAGATAATATGTCTTATGAAGATAAATTATATTATGGAATTAAAGAAATGTCTAAAGAAGGTCCAGGTAAATCAAGAAGGGATGTTATAGAATTTAATAAAAATCTAACTCCTTTTGAAAGAATGTTGAGAGATAGTACTATTAATCCTTTTGAAGAAGGAGAAATAGATTATGAAAAATTATTATCCCTTAATCAAAGAGGTTCTCAACAAGTTGTTGATGCTACAATAGCCTCTGTTTTATACAAGGAATCCAGAGATAATCCTGATATATTACAAGATGTAGTAAAACAAATGAGTGAGTTAGGAATAATAGACAGTGAAGGAGCTAATACTTTACTTACAGGGTTATTAGCAGGTGGAAGTTCATTGTTTTTAACAGGGGCATTGACTACTAATTTTGTATCAGGAAGATTAAATAGAAAAGCTTTGCAAGCATCAGCTGATACTGCTGCAAAATTAGGGAAAAAAGCAGCAGCAGTAGGGACAGCAGCAAGAACTATGAATATTGTTGGATTAATTTCCACAGGATTAACATTACAAGGTGATAGTCCTACATCTAAATTTGGAACAGCAGAAGGTATAAATAATAATATTGATCTACTTTCTCATAATGGTAATTTAATGAAAAGTTTAGATGTTATGAAGGAAAAATATCCTGGATTAGATGATGATGATGTAAGAAATTTAGTATTAGCAGATATAGAAAGCCAATCAATATTAGGAGGACAAAGATATTTAGCAGATGATAATTCAATAACTATAGCAGATAAGAGATTAATAAAAAAAGTAGCTAATAATATTCCTAATAATCTTTATTATGTTTTTGATAGTTCGGGGAAAAGACTTACTGATAGAGAATTAAATAGTAAAGGTTTAACTTCTGATTATATAAAGGAAAAAGCAAGGGAAGATAATTCATATTTAGGATTTTCATCTAATGATAAAGTAGGTAGAACAACTATGGATTATGAAGTAAAAGATAAAAAAGGCAATAATTATACAGTATCAGTTGTTGACGGGTTAATGGCAACTAATTTTGAATTTGTAGATGCTGCTTATTCTCATTTTAGGAATACTCCTTTTTTCTTTAACGGGGAGTTTAATTATAGAGGAGAAACTTATGATGTACAAAGAGTTTATCAAGGTAAAAATCCGTTTGCTACTTATTATATAGACACTATAAGTAATGAAGTAAAGGAGGAAATGAGGAAAAAAGGAAAGGAAGTAAAAGAGAATATAATAACTTTAGAAAGGTTATATGGTATGTATGTTCAAGATATATTTAATGATAGATGGTTATCATCATTATCCTCTTCAAAGACTAATCCTTTTGATGATTAACAAATAAAATGATAGGAAATTAAAAAATACTATATATCTTTGTATTTTTAAACTGATAAAAATGAGTGGTAAAAATATATTATATGAAGGTGAAATAAAATTAGAAAAAAAACACTGTACTTCTGAATATGGTAAAATATATGAATATAATAAAAATACATATTATAGAAGAAAGTGGGATACAGAAAGTGATATTAAATGGACTATTTATGATAATAAAACAATTATTATTAAAGGTAATGGGGTAATTCCAGATTATCAGTCTTTTGATAATCCAGAAGAAAATGCGTGGTTTTATCCTTCCCCTTGGTATTATTACAGAGACTGTTATAATAATATTATTATAGAAAATGGAATAACTTCAATAGGAGACTATTCCTTTGATAAAAGTAAATTTGCAACTTCTGTTATTATTCCAAATTCTGTAACTAATATTGGGAATCATTCTTTTAGAGATTGTCATAATTTACAGTCTATTATTATTGGCAATTCAGTAGAAACAATTGAAAGTTATGCTTTTTGTAAATGTTTGAATTTAACTTATATAATAATTCCAGAATCTGTAAAATATATAGAATACTCTGCTTTTTATTTATGTAAAAGTTTGAATGAAATTATAAATTATGCTACTGAACCCCAAAAACTTGGAGAAAAAGTATTTAGAGGAATGGATAAAACAAAATGCGTTCTTAAAGTTCCTTATAAATCAATAGAAAAGTATAAAAATTCTGAAGGGTGGAAAGAATTTGAAAATATTAAACCTATAAAGTTTAATTGTGTGAAAAGTTTTATTACGTGGGTGAAAAAATTAATAACTAGTAAATTAGTATTATGAAAATATCAGAAATAATTAATATTACTTCAACAAACTATAAAACATATCCAGAAGTATATATACCAAGAGAAATTATTAAAATAAGTAAAGATTTCCCCCCTTTACCAGAAGAGCCTAAAGAACCAAAATTTCCTGAAGATCCAAAACCCCCAGAAAAAGATAATTCTTCTCCAGGTGTACTTCTAATTATTTGTGCTATTTTTATTATTACTATTATAATTCTTATAAGTAATGGGATAGTGGGGGGAGGGGAAATGATAACTTATTTAGTTATATTAATAATATTAGTTGTTTTTTGTAGTATATTTTACTTTGGCTCTAGGGAATCTAACATAGATAAAGAAAATAAATATCGGAAAGATTTACAAAATTACCACAATAAAGTAAAAAAATATGAAGAAGACAAAATTGAGTATAAAAAATTAATGGTTTTATTTGAGAAGGATAAAAAAGATATTCAATCTAAAAAAAATATTTATAAATTTAGACAAGAAAGACTAAAAGAATTTTTATTTGAATACTCTCCATTAGATATTTCAAAAATTTACGAAGAAAATTACATAAAAAAGGGAGTATCTGAAACTTTTTTTATTTCGTTCCTAAACATTCTTAAAAATTTTAAAATATATACAGACTGTAAAATTTATATACCTAACTCTAACAATAAGGGGTATTTTCCTGATTTTATACTAGTTAATAACAGTAAAAAAATAGTTATCAATTTAGAAATAGATGAACCATATAATGCTGAAACAGGAGAACCTATTCATTATTTTGAAAACCATAAATCTATTGATGAGAAAAGAAATGATTTTTTCACAGATAATAAATGGATTGTAATAAGGTTCGCAGAACAACAAATCTTTCAGCATCCTGAATTATGTGTTAAATTAATTAAAGTTGTAATAAAGGATATAAATTCTATTAATTTTAAAAAAATTAAAGCTCCAAAACAATTTATAATTAAGAAATGGACAAAAATTGAAGCTCATAATCTTGCTTATAAAAAGTTTAGACATTCTTATATTCCTAAAGAATACCGTTTAAAAATTCAAATTTAAAAATAATATACAATATAAACTATTATAATGAAAAAATTAAAAAATATTTTAAAAAATAAAAACTTGTTTACTTTAATATTATTATTTTTTATTAAAGTATTATATTCACAATCTCCTATTATAGGATATGATAAAGTAGAATGGGGCGCAAGTGTTGAGGAGGTTAAGAAGTATTATCCTGCTGTAGAACCTTTCTTTTTAAAAAGTTCTAATAATTACAAGAATGTCCCTTATTATTATATGAGAAATGAAAATTTAATGTTATATATTGAATATGTTAATGAAACCCATATAAAAAGAAGAGATTTTTATTTTTATGATAATAAACTTTGTATGGTTGTAGTTGATTATGAAGGATTAGGCATAACAAAAGCAGAAAGTCTATATGATTTAATAGTTAGTAAATTTGGTAAATTTAATGATACTAAAGTTATTATAGACAATTATAGCAAATTTATAAAAGAAAAACATTTTATTAGAGATTACAATAAAAATTTGAAGGTTGAATATAAAGTTGGAATAAATGAACATAATAATCATTCCGAAAGATTTAAAATATCTGTAATTAAAGAAGGGTTTTTTAAAAATTTATTAGCTAATAATGATGTTTTAAAACACCCCAGCTCTTTTAGTTTAGCTGTTGTTATATATGTAAACCCAATAATTGAACAAGAATTTTTAAAAATAGAAGAAAATAGAATAAAGAGTAAAGAAATACCTATAAAATTATAATATAATATGAAATACAATATAAAAGGAATAATACCTAATCAATTTGATGATTTATTTACAAAAGAGGATGTAATACAACCAGGAAATGATAATACAATATCTTCAGCAACTCCTTGATTAGGGCAAGGTACTCTTCATAATTATGCTAACCAAAGAAATATGGATAGTAGGATAGGGCATTTACTACCTGATGATTATGGAGAAAGTAAATTTGACCAAAATATTCCCTGAAGAAGATTGACTGAAGGAGACCAATCATTAGAAGATATAAGAGCTAATAGACAATCAGCAGCAGGTAAATTAGGTAACTCAGCAGTTAATATGCTTGCTATAGCAGGAACTACCTTTGCTGATAGTTTTATAGGTACTGCTGCTGGGTTATTACAGTTAGGTTATCAATCTTTATTAAATGCAACAAGTGATGAAGAGGATATTAATTGAGCAGCAAGCTTAGGAGATGCCTTTGTTAATAACTGATATTCAAAGAATGTTACTTTTGGATTACAAAATGCAGTTGCTGATGCTTTTAAAATACATACTTCTGACCAATATAGGGCTAATAGAGAATTAGGACAATGATATAAAAATATGGGAGATGTAGCTTTTTGGGCTGAAGGATTAACTTCTGTAGGTTTTACATTAGGAGCAGTAGGAGCAGGAGCAGTAAGTGGATTAGCATTTGCTAAAATGACAGGAGCAGCTGCTGCAAGAAATGCTATACAAACAGCTGCAAGGGAATCATTAACTACTGCCCAAAGAGCAAGTAAAGATGTAGCTAAATATGTAAAACAGGCTGAAAAGGCTATAATAAATAATCCTACTAATTGAGGTAAAGAACTTGCTAATCACGCTAATAGTTTAAAATGAAGAGGAGCTGCTACTAATATATTATCTAATGCAGTTGCTGTAGCAGGGGAAAGCAGGATAGAAGGTATTCATACCTCTGATGAATTTAAACAAAATATGATGCAGGAGTTAAATTCTGAGGAAGTACAACAGTCTATTCATAATGATATTATGAAAGATTTAAGTATGACTATATATGATACAGAAGAGGAATACCAGAATGCTTATAACCAAATATACAACCAAAGAATGTCTGAGGCTATGAATAGTATTGATAAAAATGCTAAAAGAGTAGCTGCTGTAACATTTTCTCTTAATGCCCCTATTCTTGCTATATCTAATATGGTTATGTTTAAAAACCTGTTTAGGAAGAGTTATACAGGTAACAGAGGCTTTTTAAGTGCTATAAGAGATGGTTTAGAAGGAAGTTCAGGAAATATGACTTTAGAAGGGGCTGGCAGGATAGGAGGAGAAATAGGACAGTATGCTTTAAAAGGAACAGGAAAAGCAGGTTATATAGGACAAGGGGCTTATACTATTATTAAAAATGCACTTTCTGAAGGTATGTGAGAAGAGATGGGACAAAATGCTGTATCTATGGCTGCAAAGGATTATGTAAATGATAGTATTTATTTAGGATATGTAGATCCTGATAAAAGAGATGAGACTTATAGCTTATGAAATAGTATATTAAAAAGCTATGAAGAGACTTTTACTAATCCTGAACATTGAGAAGAAGGATTTTTTGGAGCTGTTATAGGGGCAGGAGGGGTAGTTACTGTTGGTAGGAATAGAAAAGGAGGTACAGGATTAACTTGACAAGGAGGTGTTATAGGAGAAGCTGTAGATAGATATTATGATAATAAAGCCTTAGAAAGTGTTACTAAAGAATTAAATACTTTTGATAAAAAGAATATAAGGAAAATATATGCTGATTTTCTTACTACTAATAGAGAACTTACTGACAAGGAAAGAGATGCTATAATAGAGGATGATAAAATAAAATATGATAATGCTCAAACAGAAAGCCTTATTAATATGTTTATTACTTTTAATAAGGCTGATAAATTAGATGATATTTTAGATACAATAGATATAGAGTTAGAAAGTGTAAATAAGGCATTATCCTCTCCTAATAATGTAGAGATGATAAATGATATAGTAGAGGATTTAAAAGAGGTTATGGGTATAACTGTGGAGGGTAAGAATATAAATCCATTTAAAGGATTGAGTAATGAGGCAATTCTATTAAAACATAAGAAAAATCTTGAGGGTATAAAAAAGAAATATACAAATTTTCTTGACATATCTAATAATCTCAGGGAAATGGTTGGAGATAAATTTGACCAAAAGGGATTAGAAAGCCTTACTTTTTTAGCAACACAATTAAGAAATATAGATACAGAATATGCTAATGGGCTTACAGAGATAGATGAGGTATTAAGTAAGACAAGCCCTAAAGATGATAAAACAAAGTTACAAAAATTTAGATATTATACTGAAGAACTTGTAGAGGATGAAAAGAGTAAAGAACTTAAAGAACAAAGAGAAGGTAAAACTATAACCTTTGAAGAGTTATTAAAAACTCCTGCAAGTGAGCTTATAAATATATTATCTACAATGCCTAAGGAAGATAAAGTAAATTTTAATGCTTTATTAAAGAAAAGTAATCCTACGGAAACTGATAAATTTAAAAAAGCACTTGCTAATAATCTAATGTTAAAAGGATTAAGTACAAGGTTTGCTGAAAAATATAATAAATTTCTTGGTAATCCTGAAGAAATAGAAAAGGAAACTATACAGAAAGAACAGGCTGTAAAAGAATTAAAAGATATAGCAGAGGCTGTAGGATTTGTTAATGCTATATCCAATACTAAAAAATATGAAGAAGTACTTAGTGAAATAAACAAACTCCCTGAAGATAAAAGAGATAATATCTTAAAAGTAACAGCAGATAATCCTTTTGTAAAAAAGTATTTAGATAGAAAAGAAAAAGTTGATAAATTTAATGAAGTAGGGAGAACAGTAACTACAACTCCTGCTATAAGAGATCTTGCAAAATCTATTTTAAAGGATAGATTAGATAATGGTTTATTTGATGATATACTTGGGTATCTTAAAGATAAGGAAATTCCTAAAAATATGTCAAAAGAAGATATAGAAGCATTAAAGAAATTCTTTAATACTGTTAATAAAAAGATTAGGACTGCTGCTACAGGTATAGATAAGGATGGTAAAAACATAGCTCCCCTTACTAAGGATGGTAGGGAAATAATTGAAGGAGACCCTGCAAATAATTTTGGGGATGTTACTAAAGAAAATAGTGCTTTTGAAGAAAAACAAACAGAATTATACACTGTAAATGATAAGGATAATTATTTAGGCACTGCAAATTTAACAGGATATGTAGTAAGAAACAGGCAATTAGAAGATAAGCCTTTAAGTTCTACTGATAATTTTTTAGAAAATGAAGGAGCTAAAGCAGTTAGAGATAATAATAGTGTAAAGGCAGGAGATGAGGTTTATTTTATAATCTGACCTGAATATCAATCTACTTCTAAACCTGAAATAAAGGAATCTGATGCTATATTTATGGCAGTAAAAAGAGGAAATAAATATCAACCTATAGATACTTTATCAGGAATGGCTAATGTACAGGCTTTAAGAGATAGAGTAATTAAAGAGTATAAGGATAATAAAGAGGCTAAGGAGAAAGAAGAAAGTGCAATAACTAATACTACAACTTATGTAAAGGATACTCCTGTTTGAGTATCCAAAGAAAAAACTACTGTACAGTTTGTAAAGAATGGTCAGGTTAAATTTACTGAAGAAGAAACAGATTTAAATTCTCTTGATCTTGTTAAGATTAATGAAAAAACAGGGAAAAAATATATACCCAGTAGAATTAGTTTTGGCATATCTCTTAATACAAGGTTTAATAAGATGAGGGATAATGAAACCTGACAAAATTTTAAAGATATTGCAGGCAGATTATACTTAGGATTAAGAGGGGGTAAAGGAGAATTTATGCCTTTAGCAGTAAGAGTACAAAAATTAAGTGAATTAAGTACTCAATTAATAGGTAGAAAAGAGCAGATATTTAATGGAGAAGTTATGGAAAATCCTACATTTGTTGAGGAAGCATTACTTGCATTAAGAGATTTTGCACATAGTTTAGAGAATATAAATGTTAATAGGGATGCAAAAGAAGTTGAGACAGATTTTAGGTCAATATTATCAAAATTAAATAATTATTTTAGGATAGGTAATAATGCAAATCATAGGGCAAATTTTGTTGAAATAGATGGAGAGTGAAGGTTAACCATAAAAGGACTTGATGATAATCATAAATGAGTAGAAAAGGCTAAGGTGTTGGTAAGAAGAGAAAATAATGAGTTAAATGCTTATTTGTTAGATAATTTATATGAGTATTTTACCAGAAAAGGAGATACAAAAGTAAGAAATATAGACATAGGCTTTTCAATAGGAAAAGATGAGTTAAAAAGACAAGATTATGTAATTAAATTAATAGAATCAGGAATATTAAGCACTAATATCAGTAGTCCTGCTGTTCACGGAATAAATTATGTACTTAATCCTTTAGATGAGAAGGGAAATATAATAGGAAAAACACCTGAGGTAAAACAAGTTACTGTAAGAAATCCTATGGGAAATAATACTGAAAGTTCTTTAGGAAATAAAGTAACTCCTAAAGGTACAAAGACAAGGGAATTTTTAACTAAAACAGGGGCTATAAAAGAAACTTCTGATAAAAAAGAAACTCCTGTAGTAAAATCTTTTAACTCAAAGGATAAAACATTAAAAGCAGGCTCTGTAATAAATTATAAAGGAAAAAAGGCATTAGTAAGAAGAGTTAATGCAGCAGGAAGATTACAATTAATAGATGATAATGGAGAAAGATTACCAGGAACTCCTTTAAAAGATAATAAAGATATTACAGTACAAGGAAATTATAAGATTGTAGAACATAATAGCACTGATTATATAGTTACTGATAAGGGTAATATCTATTCAACTGCTGCAACAGGTAGAACTACAGTATATTCAGAGGCTAATGATGGTAATAGAAAAATAATATATAATAAAGCAGGGTTACAAGATCCTAAATCTATTGTTGAAAAACCAAAAGTTACATTATTTGATGATGAAGGTAATCTTAATGAGGCTGCTTATGAAGATAAACAAGGTAATCAATATAATGAACAGGGAGTTAAAACAAAAAGTAATGGAGCTATGGATGCTTTTTTAAAAGATAAAGCAGGTAAGCCTGTTAAGAAAGGAGTTAATAAAATAGAATCTAAAGAACAACCAACTTTAGAACAACAGAAAGCAGATATTGAGAGGAGGAGACAAGAGGAATTTGAAAGACAAAAACTTCTTACAGAAAAAATAAAAACTGCTCCTATAATTACCCTTTCAAAGGATGAACAAGTTCTTTTAAATACTATTAATTCTGAAATTAATGCTAAGTATGATGCTGAACTTGCTGCTTTAGAACAACAAAGTAAGCAACAACAAGCAGAATCTCAAATTAGTGTTGAGGAATTTCTTGGAGAAGATATATCTGAAAAACCAAGTCCTGCTAAATCTACAAAATATGAAGGATTTAGTTCTGCAACAAAAGAAGGAGGAAGAAAACAAATATTTAAAGTTAATAAAGGTAAATCTCAGGAAGAATTTACATTTGAAAAATCCTTAGAAGAGATGGATAAAAAAGAAGAATTTACAAGAGAAACTAAAAAAGAAGATTGTAACCCAAAATAATAAATATATGAAATGTCCAGTAATAAATAGTAAAGAGTGAAAAGACTTAGTAAACACTCTTTCAGAAAAAGATGATAAGGGTAATCCTATAAATACAGAAGAGGCTGTAAATAAAGCCTGAACTTTATTTATACTAAACAATGAAACTGTCCCTACAAAAGAAAGGTTAGAGGAATTAATACAAGAATTTAATGATATTCCTGCTTTAAATAAAGTAAGAATGGTATATGATCCTGTAACATTACATCATTTATCTGATATGATATTAGATATGTTCTATAAAAGTATAGAAATGGAAAAGAATAAAGCAGGTATATGAGATAGTAAGGAGTATATTATGTCATTAAAAAATAAGAATAATAATCTTGACAATATATACAAGCATATAGTTACAGTCTTTACCAATGAAAAGAATAAAGCAGAACAAGCAGGAAATATAGAAAAAGCAAGTAATTTTGGGATGATATTAGATAATTTCTATGGACTTATGCAAAATGCTATGTCCACTTTTAAAGCTATAGAAGGATTTGAATTTGATGTTTATAATGGAGATATATTAGAAGTATTAAATTCAATGGAGAATGATTTTGGAGTATCAGAATTAGAAGATATGGCTGAAGATTATTATACTCCTGAGGAAAAGGCTAAAGAAGGATGGCAAATAAATTACAGACAAATATCAGCATTAGCAGATTTACCCTCAGAAATTAAAAGGGTTTTATTTGGATTAAAAGAAAAAGAAGTAAAAGTAAATAAAGAAACAGGGGAACAGGAAACAGCAAATTCTACTAACTTTTTAGGTTATCATAGAAAAGTAGATGCCTCTGATGTAAAAAAGACAATATTAAGAACTTTAAAGAGTGTAGAAAAGCAGGGTGATATTATTATGCTGTTAAAAGGGTTATTAAAGGATAATAATAATTTATGGGCAGAAGAGTTAATAGAAAAATTAGAAGATAATCCTCATCTTAAAATACAGTTTTTTAGGCATTTTAATAAAGCCTTTACAAATTTTAGTGTTATAAAACTAGATAAAAAGACAAAACAGTATAACAAAATAAATGTAAATGTATCAGATTTTCAAAGAGGATTAGTATCAGAATGGGGGGATAATATTACAGGAGAAGAACCTATTGTTTTAAATGAAGGTACTTCTATATATAATGCTGAAGGATTAAATACTTATAATGCTACAGAGGTTATTATGTTTGCTGAAAACCACATCACTAATATAAGTAAGATTAAAAATCCAAGTAAGATAATAGAATATGCTATAGAAAATTCTGAAAATATATCTACCTTACTAAAAAGTATAGGTGTAAGTCATACTACAAAAGACCTTGAGGAAGTATTATCTTCAGATGAAAAAAATATATCTATTATATTAACATCAATAATGGGAATATCATCTTCAATTATTCCTAATAAATCTGATACTCAAATAAAAACTCCTGAAAAATTAGTTAGTGATAATTCAGGAGCATATAGTAAAATAGCAAGGTTATTTGATAAAGTTAATTATGATGTAACTGATGATTTTGTACATGAATTAGGAGCTGGATATAGTTCTTATAGATACACTTCTTATTTATCAGATTTATTTAAAAGATTTAATAATAAGATTGGTGGTAGGGAAAGGTTTCAAGAATTTATAAAAGAAGAGTTTTTAAAATATGGAGATGCTTATTATAATGAAGAAACAGACCAGTTTTATAATGAATATCTTAACTTACTAACAGGGAAATCTACAGAGATTAGGGAAAAATTTGCAGATAAACTTTCAGAGTTAGAAGAAGCACAATTACCTGATGATTCAGGATTTATAGATACTTACAGAGTAGAAGAACTACAAAAGGAATATGATGATTTATTATGAAAGGAAAGTAAGAAATATAGAGATATGCTTGAATTTGAAGAATTACTTCATTATGATAGTATAGAGAATGATAATCAGTCTAATGTAAATTATGTTATCCCACAGTTAATAAACTTCTTTTCCGGAGATAATGTTAGTACTTATACATTACCTGTAATGAGTAATAGTATGACCTTTGCAGGAGTAAAGTTTGTAAGATACAATAATATGAATGAAAAGAGTGTAAATTATTATAAAGATATTATTGTTGAGAAATTAAAAAATGCTGCTATTGCAGAGTTTAAAAGAATACAGTTAGTTGAAGTAAGGAAACCTTTTATAGATAATTTTGATACAAGAGGTGATAAATTTTTACATTTTCCATATCTTAATGGACAATATAATACTGAAAATAATAAAGGTTTATTTGATAGATTTGTTATAGGAGAGTTTGAAGGTAAAGAGGAAATGTTTAATGCAGAGTTAGAGAATATTATCTCTGAAAATATGGATAAGTTATTCCAATCAGAATTAGCAAACTATGAAACTCTAGGGTTATTTGATAAGAGTGAATATAAAAAGGATAAATACAAACATTTAGAGAAAATACCTGCATTATCAGGATTATCAAGAGAACAGGTTAATAACCTGTTAGAGAATTATTTCTGAAATAATTCCTTGTTTATTCAAAATATTGTAAATATTACAATAGGAGATTTAGCCTTTTTTAAATCTACCAAAGACTTTAATAAGAGATTTAAACAAATATACTCCCCAGGGGAACATTTAGATACTGAAGCAAGGTTTTTTTATAGAGGAGAAGAGGTTGGTAATATATTTCCAGGGGGACACAGTGTTTCAAAGAAAGTCCAAAATACTATGATAATAAATGATGAAAAGAAAGTTAAAAGTTCATCATATAACCAGATTAAAAATATATTAAAACAAAATAAAAATTTAGTTGATAAAAATGGTAATTTCAATGAAGAAGGACAAAGAGTATTAGCTACTTATGAAAATATAAACAGGACAGATGGAGGAGCTTACAGAACTTTAGATTCTGCTGTACAGATTATTACTATGGCAGGACAAATGAATGATGCTATATTTACAGCATATCTTAATATTAAAAAGGGAGATTGAGATTTTAATGATTATAATATAGTATATCAGAATTTTAAACCCTTCTCTTATGGAAATGTACCTGTAGTATCTCATAAGGATAATAATGGGGATACTCAATATATAAGAACTTCTACACAACATAAGGATTCTGAAATGATATTATTACCCAATGTTAATGATAAAGACAGTAAGTTAAATGGTATGTATGAATTTATGACAAAGAATGACATAGATTTAATATTATTTGAGAGTGCAGTTAAAGTAGGAGGGCATAGTAAAATAGATTTAAACAATACAACAACCTCAGAAGGAGCTTATAATATCTTATCTGAAGCATTAGAACAAGGGAAAATGCAAGAATTTCCTTATGAATATTATAAAATACAGCAACCTGTACCTGAACATTTAATAGATACTACATCTTTGGTAGGAACACAGTTAAGAAAGTTATTAATAAGTAACTTTTCTGCTGATGATATATTTGATTTTGAAATAAATGGTAAAAAAACAACAAAAGATGAATTATTACAAAGATATACAGAACTAATAAATGAAAACTTGCTTACTTCTTTTGAAAACCTGTTAAATGACTTTAAAGATGTAGAGAGTGTATATAATATGCTTGTTAGAGAAATAAGGAGTAATGCAAGGTATGATAATGATTGATTAAAAGCTATAGAATTAGAAGATTATATTGCAGGATATGAGTATAATGAAAATGGTGAGAAAGGAGATGCTATAATAAAGAAAAGATTTTCTATACCTTCTTATGAACCATTAAGATCAGTAAAATTTCAACAACTACTAACTTCTGTTATTAAAAAGACTGTAACTAAACAAAAAATTACAGGAGGCTCAGCAGTAAACTTTACAGATTGAGGGATGAAATCTGATTTAAAAGATGATTTAAGGATAGTATTTAAAGAGGATGGTTCATTAGATTATTTTGAAGGGAGGTTGCCATTTCATTCTATGGAATTTATTAGAAAGTATATGGAAGGTCAGGACCTACATCCTACTGAAAGAAAGATGCTTGATGATTATAAAAAAACAGGTATATTAGATATTAGTATTCTATCAGATGAGGCAAGAAAGATTATAGGTTATAGAATACCTACAGAAAATAAATATTCTATGATACCCATAAAGATAGTAGAATTTTTACCTCAAAATGGGGGCAGTAACCTACAACTTCCTACTGAAATAACTAATATAGCAGGGTTAGACTTTGATATAGATAAAGAATATATTATATTACCTACTATGCAATTAAATTATGATACAGGTAAATATGAAGTTATACCTTATTCTTCTCATACTCCTGTAAAAGATTTAACTTTAGCACAAAGGGATAATCAATTAAAAGATATAATGTGGGCAGTATTAACACATCCTAAGGCTGCTGTGGATATGTTTACACCTGGTGGATTTGATACTATGAAAAGGGTAGCTAAGGAAATGGATGAGTTAAACGGAACTCCTGAAACAGATTTAGATATAACATTACCTTCCACACAAATATTTTTACATAATCAAAATGCTGCTGCAACTCATTTAATAGGAATATGAGCTAATCATAATACTTCTCACGCAATTTTACAACAACATAATGTAACTGTAAAAAGTAATTATGTGCTTAATGGAAAATCTTTAACAAATTTATCAAGTGAAAATAGTTTTACAGCAAGAAATGTTTCTGAGCCTTTAGCTGCTTCAGTAGATGCAGTAAAAGAGCCTGTATTTTTAAGTTTAAATGTGGACTTAAATACTGTTAATGTAGCAGCATTATTAGCAAGAACAGGGTATAGTTGAGAAGAGATAGGATTATTTTTAAATCAGCCTGTAATAAAAGAATTTACTAAAATAGCAGGACAGGAATTATACCCTGATAAAGATACTATTATAAAACAACTTATAAGTAAAACAGAAAAATATATAAAAGATACTTTAGTTAAAAGTGGAGTAGAAAAGTCCTCTAAAGAAGGATCACTTTTAACTATCAATGAATTAGAAAGAAGTATAACTCAATATAAAAAAGGATTAAAAACTTTATCTACAGAATCCCTTGTAGATCATCTTGCTTTTCAGATAGAAGTAGCAAATAATTTTGCAGAGATGCTTAAAGCAGGGGAAGCTATAAGAGATTTATCAGCATTATTAAAAGTGGATACTATACCTTCAGGACCTAAAATAGCAGATACTATAAGTAATCTTAATAAAATAGATAAGATAAAATCAGATAGTACAGAGGAATGGTATCCTTTATCAGGTGTAAGGGAATTATTTTTAGATGAGGATAATTTAACAAAAGGAATAACTGCTGAGAATTTTAATGAAAATAAAGATATACTAAGAGAAAAATTAAATAATGCTCCTCTTAAATTCTTACAAGGGTTTTATACCTTAGGATTAGAAAGTACAAAGAATGTATTAAATAAAGTAGGAGAAGAAGTATTATTCCCTCAATTATCTACATCTTTTCAAAGTGTTGTGAATAGATTAATAAAAGCTAGTAGAAGAAATAAATTGAGTCCACAAACTATAAATAAGATATATCAGAATATATTTGAATATTATATGGAACTTCAAAGGGATTCTGCATTTGATAGTCTTTTAGAATTAAGAGATAGTAATCAAAGAGATATGTTTATAAAAGAGTTTCCTAAACTATTTAAAGAGCTAAGAGAAAATGATGATTATTTAGCTAATCTAAAATTATTTAAGTCTTTAAAATTTGATAAAAAGGAAGGTATAGTATTTAATAATGCAGGTAAACTATCTACTGAGGATGTTAATGTTGTTATGAGGGAGTGGGAACAGTTATTATATGATGATGATTATAAACAATTAGCAATAGACCTTGCAGTATATACATTTTATAAATCAGGATTTAATTTTGAAGCTAAATCCTTTGCACATCTTATACCAAGTCTTGTTAAAGAAGCAATGCCTGAATATATAAATTATCTAAGAAGAATACAACAATGAGCAGATAATCACTTTGAAAGTAAAGAAGGAGATTTAACAGGGGGAAATAATAATGAAGATTGGGGATTTTGAAAACAGTTTATACTAAGAAATCTTGATAATAAAGATTTAGTTAATAGTGTTTTTGCTCCTATTGAAGGAGATAATACTGTATATAAAGGAATGGTAGCAGGTAAAGATGTAATTAATACAAGAGAAAATCCTTATGGATACTTTGTTTCTGTACCTTTAGCCTATCCTAATCCTTTTGGCGATAGTAATGCTTATTATTCTTTTGATGGTACAGGATATAAAAGAGAATATCCTATTAAATTTTACTCAGAAAATCCTTATTTATTAGAAAGGGGGGAAGAAAAAAGTAGTTTTGATGCTTATAAAGAAGAATATGACCCATATCACTATGAAGGTGGTATAGAGGAAAAGGAAAGTGATATAGATACTTTAAAAAAAGTAGGAATATCTATTTTAAATGAGACAGGGTTAAGTAATGTTAAGGCTGAAGATATAGATAATCAAACAGAAAATAAACAATTATATAGTTTAGGCACAGATAATAATAATCAAAATACAAAAGAAAGAGAAGCATTATACAAACAAATAAGGTCAGAGATAGAAAGGTTATTAGAACAGGCAGGTATTCCTATAGGAGCATTAACAGAACTTGAGGAAAGGAAAGGTATAACAGGAGTATTTGACCCTTCAGTATTAAGTAATGTTGCTAAAGATATTGGTAATTTAATAAGAGTTGCTAAAGGTATAAAAGGGGATTTTGCTTTACCTGAAGAATTTGGACACTTTATAGAAGCTGCTTTAAGAAATGAAAAGATAATGGGTAGGTTAAGTGATTATCTTGCTGCTAATAAAGATGTGATGGAAGCAGTTTTTAATGTAGAAGGAGAAGGGAAGTATGAAGAATATAAAAAGAGATATAATGACAGGCAGGATTTAATGCTTAGGGAAGCTATAGGTAAGATGATAGGAAGGTCTATAGTACAGCAGATACAGTTAAGAATGGATAATGTTGCTAAGCCTAAGTTAAGTATCTTACAAAGTTTTATTGAAAGAGTTAAGAACATATTTAAAAGAAAAGTTGAGAAAGTAAATGTTTCAGAATATGATAAAAAATTATTAAAAGCTGATAAAATGTTCTCTAAACTTGCTACTTCAATATTAGATGGTAAGTATTTTCTTAAATTAAATCCTGATAATATCATTGATGATGATATGTTATATAAATTAAATACTGAGATAGATGATGCTAAAACAGTGTTAGAAGAGTGAAAAGAAGCTACAGTTAAAAGATTATCTATTATAAATAAAAATTGGAAGGAAAGAAATGTTGGACTATCTAAGGAGGAAAATAGAAGAAGGGAAGCTATAAGAAAAAGGTTAGATAAAGGAGAAATATTAGATGGAAATTTAGATGTATTAAAAGAAGCCTGAAGGGATTTAAAGATACTTAAAGAAGATTGAAATAATCTTGAAATAGAGAATGGAGTTCCTGGAAAGGAAGTTAATGATGTAGCTAAAGTTCTTTTAGATGGTAAAACATATATAGAGGCTTATAGACCTTTAGTAGAAAGATTAATTGATTTATATGAAGGTGATACAGGTGTTATAGAACAAAGGATTTATAAAGGCTCTACAAGTATTTTAGATGCTATGAATAAATTAGAAAGGGAATATATAAGAAATGGATTACCTTTAACAGAACAATTATTTAAACCTTTCTTTGGAGATAGAAGGATAGTAGATTTTAAAGGTAAAGAAGTTACTCTTCAGGAATTAATAAAAGAAAGTTTTTCAGATATTACATTTATGGATACTTGAATATACTCTATGGCTAACAGTAATAATCTAATGTTAAGAACTGTAGATCAGATAGTAAGGACTAATAAAGATAATGCAAGATTACTTACTACTGAAGATAGTAAGATATTTACAGATGCTCACATAGAATTAGAACAATCAGGTATAAAAAATACTGATTTTATGTATGAAAATAAAGAAGGGGAAAAAACAGGTAATTTATTACAGGATAGAGATTATGAAACTTACTGGCAAAATTATTACATAGAAAGGGAAAGGTTAAAAAATATGTACCCTAATGATCCTGATAAACTGCCTGAAATAAAGAAATTATGAAGAGAATGACATTTAGCAAATTCTGAAAAGATTAATGGTTATAGTGTTCCTAAAAGGTCTGTTTATAGTAATCCTGAATATGAGGCTTTAAATACTGCCCAAAAGAGATATTATGATACTATAATAAATGAAAAAAGAAGATTAGATAAAAAACTCCCTATGGACAGGTTAATAGACAGAACTTATACTGAAGGAGATTATAAAGGAGATTTAGCTATAGCAACAAGTGTATTTAAAGCTCCTCAAATAAGGAAAAGTTTTATAGAGAGGCTAAAGGGAGTAACAGGGGCTAAAGGGTTATTAGGAGAGTTAAAATCATCTTTAGGGGACACTTTCCTTATGAGGGAAACAGAAGATGAAATGGGTAATAAGAGTAATATATCTTTAGGATTTGATAATAAGCCCCTAAATATATTGCCTGTTTATTATACTAACAGAATAAAAGATACTTCACAACTTTCTACAGACTTAACCTCTTCAATGATAGTATATGCTAATATGGCTAATAATTTTAGTGAAATGACTAAAGTAGTTAGCTCTTTATCAGTATTAAGAGATGTTTTAGTGAATAAATATAAAATAAATGCTACAAGAGGTAATAAAAAGTTAGTTGAAAAGATTAAATATGGGAAAGACACTATAAATAAAGATGGTACTGTTGAGGTATTAGCTTCAAATTTATTAACAAAATTTGATGAATATATAGAGGCTCAGGTATATGGAAAGTATATAAAAGATGCTGGAGTTATGAAAATAGGGAAAAAAGATGTTCCTATTAATAAAGCTTTAGGTGCATTAGGCACAATAGTATCTTTAAATGGTATGGCTTTTAACTTCCCAGCAGGTATATCTAACTCATTAAATAATAGATTTCAGATGTGGATAGAAGGATTTTCAGGGCAGTTCTTTAGTAAGACTAATATAAAAGATGCAAAAGTTACTTACACTAAAAACCTTCCCTACGTATTAAAAGAACTTGGTAACAGGGTTAAGAAAAATAAACTAAGCTTATTCTCAGAGAAATTTAATATTATGCAAGATCAGGAGAATAGGATAAGAGGATTTGAAATGCACAGAAAAACTAAATTAGGAAGGGCTTTAGACGCTGATACTATGTATATGTTTAATAATATGGGGGAACATTCTGCTTATAATGAAATAGGGCTTGCATTAGCTTATAATTACAAAATGATAGATCCTAATGGAAAGGAGACTAACTTATGAGATGCTATGGAAGTAGTAGAAACAGGAAATATAGCAAGATTGGTTATTAAGAAAGGTTATACTAAAACCGATGGCACAGCATTTAATGACGCAGATGTGGGAAAATTTTCAAGAAAATCCTTAGCAGTATACCAAAGATTAAATGGTATATATAATAAAGATGATATGGCTATGGCACAAAGAAATGCTCTTGCTAAATTATTCTTTATGTTTAAAAAGCATATTGTACCTCAAATGATAAATAGGAGATGGCAACAAGCTAATTATGATTATAATCTTGATGCTGTAACTGAAGGGTTTTACAGAACATTTTTAAGACAAGCTGCTAAGGCTTGAAAATCTAAAGAATTTGCAGATTTATACTCAAACCTGTCAGATGAAGAAAAGGCTAATATGATAAGAACTATGGTAGATATTATAGGATTAATTTCAGCTTCAATATTAACTATGGTTTTATTAAATTTAAAGGGAGGAGGAGATGATGATGATGATAATTGGGGATTAAATATGCTTACTTTGGGGATACTTAGGACTAAGAATGAATTAGGTTCTGTTATACCTAACCATCAATTGTTAAGTTATAACTGAAAAACTTTTAAAGCCCCTGTTGCAGCAACTACTTATTTAGAGAATGTAATGACCTTTGGAACAAGATTAGTAACTCCTTGGAATTGGGCAGATGAAGTAGAAAGAGGAAGACATACAGGTAAAAATAAATTATGGAGATCAGCTTCAGGAGTAATACCTGGTGTAAGAATGATAGATGTAATAGCAGATCCTAAAGAAAGGATAAATGTTATTAATAAAGGAGTATTTTAATACTGAATAATTATAAGGGTAAATTAAGTTAAAACTTTTTTTACTCTTATTTCTTTAAGAGCTAAAAAAAAGTAAGGGGAGGAAGGATGCTAATCCTAAAGGTAAATTAAATATTATAGTTATGTGAGATAATTTAAGTTTAAGACAGAAAAATGAATTAATGTAACAGTCTAAAATCAAGAGATGGTAGTATCTCAACACAAATGGTTGATAAAGGATCTTACAATAAAGCAATGGATCAAATTAAAAGAGGAAATAATATTAATGCAGAGGATTTATTAAAAGAAGCTGGATATGTGTTTTATGCAAACACTAATATGACTACTTCTGAGGTTGCAAAATTAACAGGATTAAATAAATTTAAGTATAAACCTGTAAAGATAGGTAATGATATATTTGTTCCAAGTAATTTTAGATATTATAACCCAAATATTAAGACAAATTATAATACCATAAATGTTGTTGATAATAATATTTGGGGGCAAAGCGTTGAGCTAGCTCCCTGACCTAAATAAAAAATTATTTTTTTTTAGACTGTTTCTGGTATGTTTGAGCATTTTAAGATTTGATTCTAATTCTCCAATTTTATCAAAAATAATATTATCATCATCTGTATTAATCATATCTTTTATTATAATATCTAACCTTTTAATCCAGAATTTTTCTTCTTCAGTGATTTCTTCCATAATTTTTAAAATTTAAAACTACAAAATTACTATATTTATTTCATTTTTTTAAAATATTTAAGAAAAATATTTATCTTTGCATTTTTAAAAAAAATGATTCTGTTATTAACATATTAAGATTAATAAAATATCAATTGAACGGGATTAAAACAAAAAGTTTAAGTATTGATACCATTAATTTTAGTATTTCTTCTAATATATTCATATTATTAAGTATTAAATAGTTAATAGCAAAAAGACTAATAATAACAGAACCTACGTCAGGACAAAGGTATAAATTATATCTTTTCCTGATTTTTTGTTATTATTATTTAGTTTCATTTAAGTTTCATTTAACAAGTAAAAAAAAGTAAGGAAACTACAAATTAATGTAATTTCCTTTTTAATTACTACTCTTCAGTTATAATAGACAATTGTCCACATGCTGCTCCATTTTCCACTTCACTTTGAGTGGCTACTGCAACTGCATACTCATAACCTGCTTCTTCTAATTGGTTTTTAATCACTTCTGTCATAAGATTGATTTTTAAATTAAATTTATACTATCTATTATTCCATTGCCTAATTTATTTTTCTTTGATATTACATTTGGATTTATAGGGCTAATCTTTACAAAGAAATTATCAGGAGAGAAATTTTCTTTTAATCTGTTAATGTCAAAATCTTTTTCTTCAACTAATGTTAAATTTAAAGTAGTTTTTAGATTAGATTTTGTTTTTATTTCTCCTAACTCCTTTATAGTCATTTTATTCTTATAAGGAATTAACCAATTTCTATGTTCTTCACCTAAACTGTGTAAAGATAATTGTAAAGTAATATTATCCTGTATAAACCAAAAATCAGATTTCTTTATACCTATTGTTGAAATATAATGATGGGTATGAGGATAAACATTGGTAATCTGTTTTATAGCTTGTTTAACATTCTCTATATTAAGAAAGGGTTCTCCCATTCTTGTATAGTTAATTTTAAACTCTTTGGCGTCATAGGGATTACTTTTTATTTCCTCAACGGCAAAAGTAACTTGAGAAACAATTTCCTCAGAAGTAAGATTTCTATAGCCCTTCATTTGCCCTGTAGCACAAAATTTACATTTTACAGGACACCCTGACATTACAGATACTCCTATCATCCATCTTTCAGAATAATCTCCTAATGATGTATTATTAAGAGTATTCTGTTTTCTGTTAATTGCATCTTTAGTATAGTATGGTAAAAAAGTACTTGTAGTTTCTATTAATCTACCATCTTCAAGTTCTAAACACCATACTATACCATTTGCAAATTTTTTGTATTTCTTTACTTTCAACATAAGTTAAGCAGCAAGGCTTTTATTTCTAAATACCTCTTTGCATATACTTTCAGGATAAGCATTAGCAAATTTAGCCTTTTTAACCTCTATTCCTCTCTCTTTGCATATTTTAGAAGCATCTATCCCTAATCTTCTAAAAGTGCCTGTATCTATCCCTAAAATGTTATTTTTCTTAGCATATTCTGTTACTGCTGAATAATCTGTAAATCTTGCATTTTTTAGATCATCAACATCATCTTCTAACTTTCCTATCCTGATATTGTGGTTTTTTATAGCATCAAGAAATAACTCTAATGCACTTATAACATCATTATTAATAGAAGGTTTTACTTCCTGTTTTATCTCCTCAACTTTTTGATGAAATACTTGTCTATAAACTTCAAATACTTCAGGAACTTTCCTTGCTATAAAATGTTCCATACAAGGTACAGAAAGTTTATAATTTTCTGTTCTTCTGCCTACCATATTTCCATCATTAAGGATGGAAATTTGATAATCAATGTCTTGTATAAAATTATTCCTTAATTCTCTTACTGCATTTTGTTTATTAGCATATACTAAAAAGTACACTAATTCAAAATCCACAGGAAACTCTTCATTAGTTTCCATTAAATTATATATCTGCTCAAAGTATCTTTTTACATTATTTTTTAAGATAACTCCGTCTTTTACTAAACTGTAATTTCTCATTTTATTTTATTTAATTATTTATATATCCATTCCCTTTAAATGCTTCCTGTAAAGGAATAGTAAGTTGTAACATTTGTGGATGATTATCAGAAATAGTTCTTTTCTCAAAGAACTTTTTCCAGTCAGATAAGTATCCTGTCATAATAACTTCAGTTTTTAAAGCATTAGGTAATACAACCTTTGCTTGTTGGTTATCATATTTAAGTAAATTATAATAGTATTCCTCAACAGAGATTAAAGCTTTTATAAATGCTATATCTTTATCAGATGAATAATATCTATATAACCCTGCTATATAACCATCTGACATTCTATTATATGAACCTTCTTCTTTTTTACACCACATTGGTAAAATAAAGGTTAATTCTCTGCTATTAAGATTGTTTATATCTTCTATTACAAAACTAAAAGTTCTATGTCTTAAAAATTCTGTCATTGTGCCTCTATCACAAATAAATCTAACAGATACTCTTTTTTCATGGTGTTCAGTTGGTTCACAAAGATACTGTAAATCATCTAACCAATTGTTCTTTACAAGAACTCGATAATTAGTTGTAACAGCATAATATCCTTGTTTTCCAGCTAAACAATCATCCAGATTTAATATTGAATATTTATTACCTATATATTTATGATACAAATCTAAATTTCCAGCAGGAACTTTAAGGTAAACAGTCCCCTGTTCTAACAAACTTAAATCACCTTTTTTAATAAGCATCCGTACAAATGCTTTTGAAGAATCTTCTGTTATCTTATCTTCAGACTTGAAACAGGTTCTGCCTGCTACTTCTATTTGTTGAAATATATTATTTAAAACCTCTTCTTTAGCAGGTATATAATCTACTTGTTCTAAGTAGTTTTTTAAAATTTCTACGCTTGGTTTTATTAATTTCATTTTTCTACTTCTTTTAAATATGAATAAATTAAAGTAATATTGTATTTCCCATGTTCAATGATATGTTCAATTTTAATATTTGAATTTGTTAATAAAAATTTATTTAATTCATAATGAAACTCACTTTCACACATATTAAAATTCATAGATTCTAATACTTTTTTATATTCTTTATATTCTTTATTCCTATTAGTAGCCATATTATTCTAAATTAAATTCAACATATTCTTTACTTTCAGGTCTCCAAGCACACTCTGTAATTATCCAAGCTATTCCTAATGAAGGAATACTGCTGGGAATTACTTTATAATACCCCTCTTTATCAGGAGAAAGGACAACACTAAAGAAACACCTGTTAGGTATATATTCAGATATAAGAAATTTCTCTCTTTTATCCCATACATAAGGCTGTAAGGGATGATTTAGGGGTAATATAGTGTTAAATGTAGGAAACCTGTTATTACATATAGGTTTGTATTTGTCTATAAATACACTTGCAGATAGTTCAGACATCATATTTTTTTCTTTTTTAGTCATTATAACATATTAATTTTAATGTTTCATAAGTATTTTTTACCCTATTTAAATACCATCCTTGCCTTTCTGTTGGATTATGTAGATAGGCTAATCTTTCTATAGATTTTTCAGGATTTCTGTGAAAATTTATAATTTCCACCATTTCAGAGGATTTTTTAATATCAAATACACACTCTGGAGTATATATTACAGCCTTTTGTAACCTGTTTACCTCTTTCAGAAATATAGGCATTATCTGATATATTCCTGAAGCTCCTGAAGTAGGATTTATTGCTGTTTTATCAAGATTACTTTCAACAATAGCTAGGGCAATTTTAGCTAAACTCCATTCCTTTTCAAGATTTACCTTAAAATAATCTACACTCTCAAGAAATAATATTCTTTTCTGTAAACTATCTATTTCTCTTTGAAACTTTAGAACATCCATTTTTAGCCTTTGAGTGTCATATTTAAGGTTATCTACACTATTTTTATTTGATGCTGTTGAAAAAATAAGCATTATTGCAACTATAACCAATGAACCTGTAAGTATATCTGTTGCCCTGTCTAAAAGTCTTCCTCTTTTCTTCAATTTATCAATCATAATTATTTATTTAAAAAGAGAAAATTACTTATCTAAAATTCATTTTACGTGATAAGTAATTTCTCCTTATTATTAATCTTTATTAGAATTTTCTATTGCATATTCCAGTTCATCAGTAACTAGATGAAAAGTATAATTATCTAATCTATAATCATCAAGTAAAGATTCAAACTGGTCTTTTAATTTTTCTAATGTTCTTAGATCTCTTTCCTTTTCACTTATCATTATATCAATACTTTATAGTAATATAACATCATACAAATATATAAGCCAAAGAAACAGATTAATTCTAGAAAATAGGTCTTGGAATTACCATCTACTCTAAGATCTCCATTTCTATTTCTTCTTACACCTTTAGTTTTTAATCCTATAGGGATAAATATAGCAGCAAAGAAAGCAAATACTACAAGTCCTATAATATAAGTAAACCCTGTCCATACAATAGATAAAGCAGCACATATCATAGCAAATGCTATATGATACTTCTCTACAAACTTTTCTTTAAATTCTGCTGCTACAGCTACTGCTATAAAGAAACTCCCACAAAAGAATATTGCAAATTCTGAAGGGAAAGTTTCAGGAGATATTTCTGTACCAAATATCATCAAAGGTAAACCTATCAGTGTAAATACCATCAAGAATATATGTTTACCATACTTCTTAGGCATTAGATAGAAGGTTTCCGACAAACTTACAGGTACTCCATACCTCATAATAATTACAGTGTTATATATTAAAAACACTGCTACACTTAACCAAAATAACCATTCCATATTAATCATTTTTTATACATTTACTAAATAATTCATAAAAACTAAATAAAGCCTTACATAGGGTAATTTGATCTTCTTTAGTAAAATCTTCCCATTGTATAACTTCACCCCTTGAACCTTTAAATGCCAACCCATAGTTCCTACCACTTACTTCAAGATCCAAAATAAACTTCTTTTTTCTTTTCATAATTTATAGTATTATTAATACATCAACAAATTCCTCACAATTTTCACAAAAAAACACAGCAGTTTCTTCACTATCTTCTGCCCAATCTCCAAAAGAACCTGTATCATATCTTACCCAGGCTTTTCTATATAATTCCTCACTGCCACAGTCTTTACAAGATATTATCATAACTTCATTTTTAAATATTTACTATACAAATTCATTATAACTTTTTCTCCTACTGAGGGAGTTCTTAAAGCATCTCTTCTTATACATTCTTTTAAAGGACACTGTATAAACTTAAATTCTATAGCACAACCAAGTTCTTTAGCTAAACCCTTCCACATATCACAGGTTTCAGGATTAAGATTTACATCATCAATAACTATGTTATAATCATAGTGTATAGCCTTTTTTACTATACTTTTCTCAACTTCTTTAACAAGTTCCTCATCCTTCATTTGCCATACAGTTCTAAACATATTTCTAATGTCATCTCTGTTTACTCTTATATAAGAAGTATCTTTTGTTACTAAAGTTTTAGCAAAAGAAGTTTTTCCACTTGCTACATTTCCTTGTAGAACTAATATTTTTCCTAACATAATTTTAAGTTTTTTAAAAAAGGGAGGTTACTAACCCTGCACCTCCTAAGTAAGGGGGACTTACGTTTCCCTACCCCTTTGCTCTTTTATTATATTACTATAATAGCTTTTTAAGAGTGGTAATTTACGTCTTAGTGCACATCTAAGCCATTTAATTTCTCATTACTGTTACTTCTGCTGATGCAAAATCTTCAGTATCATAAAGTCCTATTTCATCGTTAAGCCAATCTGTTGCCATAAGTTTTGCTTCTTCTTTAATATCTTCTTCTTCAATATTATCAATATTAAGATCAAGTCTATCATAAATTTGTTCTATAGGAACTTCATATACTCTGCTAAATGTTACTATAACTGATGTTATAGGTTTATTATCTGTTTTTTCTTCAGTATTATCCTCACATTTCTTGATAGCTAAATATAAATTAACATCCTCCTTACTCTTTATCTCACACCTTCCTCCTTTTATATCATAAAGAGTTTGTTGATAATAAGGGTATTCTTCTGTTTTAATAACATTCTCAGCATATACAGGAATATCATCAGCATAATTTTCTAACTTCTTTTTTAATTCTTCTACATTCATTATTCTCTTGTTATTAATGAAATTAATTTACCATTAGGATATTTAAAAACATTATCTATTGCTCTAAACTCTTTATAGGTTTGTTCTTCTAATGTATCCCAAATATACACCTCTGCTACTACTTCTAAATCACCATCATAGTCTTCTAAAAAGTCTATTAATTCTTTCTTTGTCATAATTATTTTACTTTATAAGTAACAGAGGGTATTTGTTCCATCACATAGAATTTTAAAGTATGATAACAGTCTTCATATCCAGAGCTTTCACTATAAAGTTTAGTTATAGTATTTACCCCTAAAAATTCATCATCAAACTTATATACTTCTATAGCATCTTCATACCATCTATGTTCATTTACAGCTACTGTATCTAAATATGCCCTATTATTAGGCAGGTCAAAATATTCCTTATAAATATCCTCAGGAATATCTTCTAACCAATCTCTTTCCTGTATAATTTCTTGATTATTCAGAAATTCTACAAGTTCTTTTAAACTCAATTTTTCTTTTTTATTTTCCATTATAAAAATTTTATATTATCTATACTAACAACTTCTCCTGTTAATCCTCGGTATCCTATAAATTCTTCCTTTACCCAATCTTCTATATCTTCTTCTGAGGAATTTTTATTTACTTCCCATATAAACTCTCCTTCTAGTGTAGCAAAGACTTTTATTTTTCTTATTTTCTCATTAAAAGGAGCATTATCATATTTACTATTGTTCATTATATTCTTCTAAAGTTATTATTTCTACTCTTTTCTCACATAATCTACAGTAAGATTTTTCTTCTTCAAAAGATAATACTTCTTCAGTGTTAGCATCTGCCCAAGCTAAACTTTCTATGGCAGTACTCCCACATTCTTTACAAACCCAAATTTCTTTATTATTAGTCATATCAGTTATCTTCAAAAAAATCATCTTCATCTTCTTCTTCAGAAGCACTAAGAAAATCTTCATATTCATTAATTTCATTATTTCTTTTTTTCTGTAAGTAATATTCAAAATCTGAATCTCTTACAAACCCATTCATAAAATCATTTTTAGTTTTTCCCATAATTTTTATATTTAAAGTTATTTACTAGAAATCTTTATTACAATATCCACAAAAATATTTACATTCTCCATTAATTGGTATAATTACACCATTATCAAGAGTATATACCATTCTCACAGGGGTTTCCCTTTCATGAATATATTCTGTTTGTCCACATAAGGGACATTTTATTAATTCTTCTTCAGGTACTTCACTACCATCAGATATTCTATAATGTTTAGCCATAATTTAATTGTTTTAATGACCCCACACATTAGATATAACAGGTGTGGCAGTTAATTTAACTCTATTACAATAATATTTACCTGCTTTCTCCATACACTCTTTAAGTATATTAGCAGCAGTTTGAGCAAAGGGTACAGGAACTTCAAGTACTATTTCATCATGTATAGAATTTATTATCAAAATAGAATTTATTAATCCGCTTTGTTTTAACCATTCCCAGAAATGTACTAAGGATATTTTTACTATCTCAGCACTACACCCCTGTATAGGGTAATTATTTGCAATTCTTTGAATAGTACCTATATATTTAAAGTAATTTTTTACTTCACTTTTATTTTCCTCTTTATTTTCTCTATAATAGCCCCAAAATCCTTCTTGAGATACTATATTATGTATCCTTGTAAATTCTTCAAAGAAGTCAAAATAATATCTCCTTCCAGTTTTACCAGAAATAAGCACATAGCCTCTTTTTATAGCTTCCTTACCTACTTTATCAAAATATTTTTTAAGGTCAGGAAATGCTTTAAAATAGGCATTATAAACCTCATTGCCCCTTTCAACAGGAATATTAGCATTTTTAGCAATAGTTTCTCCTGTCCCACCATAATTTATTGAAAAACCACAAGTTTTAGCCAAGTACCTTAATTCAGGTTCTTTTTTCTTTACATCCTCCTCAGGAATATCTTTTAGTTCTTCGGGAAAACATAATTTTGCTATATAACTGTGCATATCAGTTTTACCTTCATCATAAAACTTTAACAGTCTTGGCTCTAAACAAAAATTTGCTAATACTACCTGCTCCTGTCCTGAAAAATCTGCATCAACAAGTATAGTACCTTCATTACTGTTAGTAAAACATTCTCTAAAAGATGTGTCCCTTGGAATATTTTGCATGTTAGGATTAGTACAAGCCATTCTTCCTGAAGATATTAATTGAATAAAATCAGGATGTATTCTATTAGTTATAGGGTTTATATGCTTTAAAAAATCTAATCCATAGGTGGTGATTGCTTTATCTACTTCTTTATACTCAAGATATAATCTTACAAATTCATTTTTTTCAGCATATTTACTTATAACAGTAGCTTCTATACTTGTTTTAATATTACCTGTTTTTTTATCTCTTACAATTATATCTAACTTTAATTTCTTAAATATAGGGATAACCTGTTTACTACTTGCCCAGTTAATATTTACTTTCCTTTTCTCAGGGCTAAATAAATCTAATTGGGGGTCTAAAAATTCAGGTAAATTCTTTATTACCCAGTTATTAAGAGTTTCTATACTTTCAGATAACTTATATTTATTTGTTTCATATAATTTAGTCCATTTATTTCTGTCTAAATATATTCCACAATTTTCAATATAAGCTAAAACTATAACATACTTATTTTCTATATTTATAGCTACCCCACAGTTATCATTTGCTGCCTGTAACATTTGACAAGAATAAACCCCTTCTAAGTATTCTACATCTTCAGCAGCATATTTAACAAATCTATTACAAAAACTTCCTATGATAATTGAGTCCCTTGCACTTTTATCTAATTGATAATTACAATATCTAAGAACTAATTCTTCTAAAGATACCCATTCATAATTATCTGAATTAAATAATACATTATCAGCAAGAAATGTATCCCAGATATTTTCTGGGACTATCCCTGCTTTTAATAAAAACTTAACATCAAACTTTGCATTATGAAATATCTTTAATTGCTTAGGATTTTCTAATATTTCTTTATAATTATCAATATTTACTGTGGTACAATCTACCACTATTTGAAATTTCTTACAACCAAATTGTAAAGTAATTATTTTACCACCAATAGGACTTAAAGATGTAGTTTCTGTATCACAACCTATAACACTAAGTTCTTTAAGCATACTAAGACTTTCTTCTACAGAAATAATCTCATATATTCTATCTTCAATACATAATTCTTTTTGGTTTGTTACTAAATAAATCATAAATCTTCTTCTTCCATATATTTAACAGGATACCATAGTTTTAACTGATGAAAATCAATAATTAATGCAAAATATCTAAGAAAATTACTGCCTATTATACCGGTGATTACTCCATTTTTTTCATTAAAATATTCATTAATATTATCAAGACTTAACACACTAAAAAGCATTGTTTCATCAATATTAGCTACTTTAACAGGAATATTTACCTCTTTTAATTGCATATTACTTTCAAATCCTTTTAACATATTATCAGTTTCTACAAGTTCTATATTAGGACCTAATTCTTTTACAGCATCTGTATCTATGATACAATCATTAGCCCCTGTATCTACAAGAAATAAATAATCTTTATCATATATATTTATCTTGATAAGAGATAAACCTGTTTCAAAGAAAATTTCCTTCTCTATATCTATGGATTCCCATTTTATTTTTTCTACCATTTATTTACTCTTTACAAATTTATTCAGGGTTCTTCTTATTGAAGCTTCCCACAGTTTGTGGCTATTACCCCACAATTGACTAATAGTTTTATTAATCAGTTTTATATTACAATTATGCCTTAATAACATAGAAACAAATGCACAGCAAATAATAAGTTCTTTATCTTTATTATCATCTAAACATCTTAAAATTAATGAATCATCATCAGCTATAAAATCATATCTATTTTTTCTTACTCTTGTTGTTTTCCCTATAAACTTTCTTTTAACTATAGGGAAATCAGTAATATCTCTTACAAATATTTCATAGGGCTTATTTTGATATAATCCCATAACTACAGCATATTTCTTATCCATACAATGTTTTATATGAACTTCAGATTTTAAAACATCAGGTCTTTTAGGAACTTCATAGAATGATAATAACTGTTTTTTATTATTTTGCCTTTCAATATACTTTTCTGCTGCTAAATAATTACCTCTAAAAACCTTTGCTAATCTGTCCTTATCTGTCATTTGCATTTAATTTAATTAAACCTTCATTTATATAAGCATCATATTCATACTCCATACCATTAGTTTTAAGAAATACTATCTCTTTTAATAAATCTGACCAATGTTTAAAATTATTTTCATAAACACCCTGTTCAGAATCATCTATAAAAGATACTACTTTCATATCTTCCCTGCTTGCTACAATAAACCTTATATCTAACAAACTAAAATCTTTAAAATAATCATCATTAACACACTTTTTCTCAAGGATATAATTATATAACTGCGCTTGTATATCATATCTGTACTTATAGAAGGATTTCTTAAAATTATACAGACTGCTGCTTGTAGTTTTTATGTCAAAAGGAATAATAATCTTGTTATTATGATCAACTATAATAATGTCTATCATTGCCTTTAAATCTATAAATTTACCTGATGGTCCGTATAAATTCCACATCTCATGGGTATATTTCATCTTTTGCTGGTATAGAAATTCTACCCCTTCTTTGCCCTTAATCCCAAATATATTTTTAGTCCACATTCCCTGAGTAATTTCTTTACACAGTTCCATAGCCTCTTTAAAATCAAAATTACTGACAGGAATTTTATTTATAGCTGCTATCCTTGCTTTATAGTAATCCCTTCCTTCTGATAATACCTTTTTAATTTTAGTCTCAATTTTCCAGTTAGGTTGCCAATCACAGGCTTCTATTGCATAAATTAAAACCTCTTCAGGAATACTATTAATATCACATTGATAACTAGTTGTAGATACAATATAATCTACAATCTGTTTTATACCTGGGGTAACAAATACATCAGATACATAATAAAGATCATTAAAAGCCTCCTTATTAGTTATAAGGGTATCTACCATACTTCCAAAGGTTATTCCAGGACCTTCAAGAGAAATATCCTCTTTTAAAGCTCTTACTCCATTCTGACTATATCTTGATAATAAGGAATAATTTATAGCATTTAATTCTCTATACTGATTTTCTGTTATTTCTAAACACAATTCTTTAAAACTCTTCATAATATATTTTATTAATTAATATCATCACTACTTAGAATATCCTTTATAGTATCTATAGTAGCCTTTATTGAGGTGATATTATTAGGTTCAAAGAAATATACATCCCTGTCTTTTTTCTTATTCTCCAGCACTCTAAATAACAATTTCTTCTTATAAGGATAAGTATCATTCTTAAATCCCTTAGTTTCTATAATAATATATCTTTTATCATCTATATATACAAAATCTGGGGTATAAGTAATATCTCTTATAAGAGGAGAGCCTATTTTACTTTTCTTTTCTTTGAATACCTTATTTTTCACTTCATATATTTTAAAAGTAGGTCTGAAACCTTCAAATAGAGTAATTATATACTTTTCATAATCAAATTTCAGACCTGCTTCTTTTAGTAAAGTATAACACTTAGCTTCAAGTTTTGATTGAAACTTTATATTATCTACTTTAATCTGGGCAGCATTAGCTATCTTCCTATTCATTTGCCTTTTTATAAATATCTCTTAGAAATATTACTGTGGCTATTGCTTCTGCCTGACTTCTAAAGAAAGGATAAAACCTTAATTTCCATCTTGGAATTTTCTTAGGATTTTCATTATACTTTCTTACACTTAGACAAGGAGTATTTATATACCATAACTCAGGTTCTTTCTTTATATGCTTATTGGAATCTTTGTTAAAGAATAAAGCACATCTTTTAGCATATATATCAAAAAGTTCTCTTGGATTATGATGAAGAAATTCTTCATAAATTTCAGGAGGTAAACAGTTTACACAACAATTCCTCCCCAATCTATCTAAATTTTCTTCTATTTCTTTTTTTAAATTTACATTTTTCATACAACATTTATTTCTTTAATAATATCAATAGAGATAGGATTCCCAATATCTGTAGTATAAACCTCAGGTACAGTAAAACAACTTATTTTATCTACTACTCTCACTTCAATATTATTCTCCATACTATTCATTATTACATTTTTCATAAAGTTCATTACTATATCAGATTTAGTTCTTTTTACTGTATAAAAACTTCTGTTCACAAAAACTATTAAATCTTTTATATCTATGAGTCTCTGCCAAAGAAGTCTTCTATTACTTGCATCAATACCTTCTAAAATATTCTTCCTAGTCATAATAGCTAAAAGGATATTAAAATTATTATCCATAATAATACCTCTTGTTATAATATATTTAGAACCTTTTACATTTATTTTTACAAGTAACTGACTGTACATAAATACATCAACAAAAGTTTTTCTAGAAACAGCCAGTTCCCTACTTCCTATAAAAAGATTCTCAATAGTTTTAGCAATTAGAGTGTAAAATTTATCAGTATTATTTAATATATCTGAGTAAGTAATATCCTTTAATGTGAGTAATTTAGTATAATCACATTTATGAACAATTCTATTTGTACCATAGCTGGCTGTAAGATCTACATTAGCATAGATATTAATATACTTTGTTAACATCTTCGTACACCTCCTCTATTATATTAAAAGTTGCATCATAGTGAGTATAGTAAGGATACCTTCTTGGAAAATTATCAGGGTTTATATTATTACAATGATTAACAAGGTATGTTACCATCTTACTTGCTATCATCATAGCTATATGGGAGGTCTGCTTTAAAGTACAGGTAGTACCTACAGCAACTCCTTCTCCAAATAAATGTCTGGTTTGATAATTCTCTATATAATCCTCTCTATCTCCTCTTACACAGAATATTTGAAAGGTTTCAGCTAATAGTCTCCCATCTAAATAAAGACATTTCTTAGCTTCTTCTGCTCCTACTAATCTTACTCTTTTAAGCCAACTTTCAAAGAATACTTTCCTTGCTTGCATATTATCAAATCCACATATCATAATATTCCTTGTAATTTCCCCTTCAACATATTTTCTACTAATATCAGATATATCATAATAACTGCTAAAATCTTGAGCTATATTTGATGCTACACGGACTTTATATTCTTGAATATCAGTAGTTCTACAGAGCTGGCCCCCTAAATTATGAGCTTCAAACAGATCATTATCAAATAAAATAAGGTTCTTAGGGTTTAATCTGCTTAACAGGAAGCTCACATATCCACCTATACCCCCTAATCCTGCTAATATTATTTCCTGTTCCTGCACAACATCAAACCATGAAGCACTGCTAAATCTTATTAAATTATCCTGTATTCCTTCCTGAGATTGATTTTCTATACTTTGAATAACGTCTGTACTTGCTAATGGTATATTATACTCATCAACTTCAGGATTTATTGTTTCTACTGTTTCTTCTTCTTCCTCTTCCTCTTCTGGATAATCATAATAATCTTCTTCCTCTTCTTCCTCTTCAGTATTATCTTCTAATTCTTCTACAGTATTTTCAGGAACAGTGTTTACAGGTATAGTAGAGTTAATTTCCCTTATCCTATTCTCAAGTTCTTCATCAGATATATTAATTATACTGTGTTCCTCTTCAACAACTTCAGCAATAGTTTCTATAGTTTCTTCAATTTCTACAGGATTTACAGATTCAACTCCAAGATTATAAGAGGGTGCTGCTGTATTTTCTCCTATTACACTTCTTATTAATTCATCTAAATCCATACTATTCACTAAAGTTTATTGGCGCATTATAATTCTCTAAATACCTACTAAAAGTAGTTATCAATGATTTAATAAGTTCTTTAACATTTCCTTTATATATCCTTTTTAGCTCTAATTCTTCAAGTTCAAGTATAAGATATTTACACATATCCTTTATCTCAAAGGGATTTGCTGTATTATTATAAAGAATTAATCTCAGAACAGAGTTAATATTATTTATTACACCTTCATTTAAAACATCTTTTCCCTTATAAGCGCTTATTGCTATATTAAAATCCTCTTCAAAATCATAACAATCAGAATCAAGAAAAGGATTAAAAGATATAACTTTACATATAAAATTTATATAATCTACATCTTCTGTACATATATCTATACTATCTTCTTTTTTATTTTTAAGAGGTACAGGTAATTTATCATCTACTTTGGGATTTATCCATCTTGAAGGAGTATCAGGATTATTATAAAACCCCCCCTGATTAAAAAGATTTCTTTCTTTATTTGCATTCTGTAACTCAGAATTAACTCTAAGATTATATATTCTATTTTGAAAACTAAGATCTACATTAATAACTTCTTTTTCAATTTTAGCATTATAAACTTTTACATAACCTACACTCACATTTTCAGATAAAACTTTATCTTTATAATCTATATCCCTTACAGTAATATTATCTACCCTGTCTGCTTTTATATATACTCCTAATTTAGCACAATATTCCCCTTTATTATTCACTATAAGAGATATTAACCCCGCATATTGGTCAGAAATTTTAGCTAATGCTTCATTATCAGTACCTGAGAAAAATACTCCCATATTATTATGTGAATGCACTATTCCATGATTATACTCCATCATATGAGGATTTTTCAATAAAAACTCACTGTATTCCTTAGGAAATTCATTAGAAGTAAATCCTGCTGAACCTATATCCAAAGGTAATATATCAACAACCTCTGCTCTTAAATTATTTATATCTAAAAGACTGCCTTCATATTTATAAAACAGTATTCCTGACCATTCATTATTAGGAATTTCATCACAGACATACTGTATTTTATTTGAAACAGTTTTAGGTATATATAATGTAAACACTTCATTTTTATCAATTAACTCAGGTAAACTCTTTTTAAAAAACTTTTCTTCTATCATTTAACTTATTTTTAAGATTTTCTAAAAACCCATTTAAAATCATAGGAATAATACAGTATTTGTCCATATTTTCCTCCTGATTTTTTATAAATTTTAATTTAACAGGCTTATTTTTAAATTGAAATAATTCTAAATCCAACACATTTGTTGAAGTATCCCTAATAGTATTATAATACCTGGTACTAAGCCTATCTTTATATTTCCTGCATATAAAAGCCTCAGGGATAAAATTATGTATTTTTAACCACTCTTTGAGAAATCTATCTTCTAAACCATCCCTATCTTTAACTAAATCTATATACAAAAATCCCTTTTTATCAGAGCATATTTTTATTGAAATATATTCATTTAATATTTTCTCTAATATACATTTAATAGTATCTTCATATATTCTAATATAATTACTTAAATCACGGGGATAATTAAGAGATCTATCCCTCTGTATATATTCCATTTTAACATAAGGACCTCCTTCTAAACTTTCCCATTCTAAAAATATATCTATTGTAATAAGTACCTGCATCCACTGCTCAATGTATAATTTATGACTATTACACTGCCACTGTGTTAAAAGGCTGTTTATAGTAGTACCCCCTCCAAAACAGGCTTCTCCCCAAAGAATTCCTCTATTTTTTAAACTTGATACATAAGAAGTACTGATGTGAGAATGTGCATAATTTATATTAAATTCTTCAGGAGTATAAGTGGATCTCATAAAACCAGGTTTCCTTTTTAAAGCACAGTTATCATCAAATGTGAACTTAACATAAATATCATAGATTTTATGTTTTCTCCCTTCACTATTAGATATTTCTACTTTAGGGAAATAGATAATAATTTTCATGTACATAATCCCATGGTTATTAATTATGAAATCTGAGTTATCAAGTGTTTGTGAATTAACTTCTGTATTATTACATAAAAAATATTTACAAAGTATATCAAAAGTTTTTATATCCTCAAGATTATCCCACACATATTCAAACTTTTCTTTTTTAGGAGTAATTAATAAATCAACTTTATCTTCTCCATATTTCCTTACAGTAGTTTTATAAATATCCCAAAAGAGGGGAATAGTATATTTTCCCTCTTTCAGGTTATTTATATAAATATCATACAGATTATCACTGTTTTCCATTTATTTCTTCTATTATTTTTCCAAGATCTTTATTAGAAATATGAATAATAGATTTAAGATTTAGAAGAGAACTTAGAACTGAAATACCAGTATTAATTAGACTTATACCTTCAGTAATAAGTTCCATAGCATATTCTTGTGAGAATTTATTTTTCTTTTCTCTGTGTCCTTCAGAACACTCTCTACAAGGTTCTTCACAAGATTCTTCTTTTACATTACCACTTGACCAGTTGTTATTATACTCATCAAGAATCTGGTTTAACTGTTCAGTAGTAAACTGTGTCCAATTACCTCTATTATCTCTTATATGCTCTTTAAATGAAGGGACTGCCTCAAATATTTCTTTAAGAGTTCTTTTAATCTCTTTATAAGGTAATATTCCATGGTCAATCTTTATAGGAGTTACAAGGATAAGTAAATCATTAGTTACTCTTCCTTCATACATTATATTAGTAGGTAATAAAGCATTATCACCTTCAAATGTAACCTGGGTTTGTCCTTCAGTTATTTTATATGTATGCTCAATTTTATGCCCTCTGTCATCCTCTTTAAAATTTACATCTAAATTAAACCCATGTCTGTTAAGATCTTCTTTTAATTCTCCTACTGTTCTTGCAATAGTTTCAAAAATCACTTTCCCTGTTGAAGGAGAATGTGCTAAAATATTTCTTTTTATACTTACTAGTTCTTCCATTTTTACTTTTAATTAACTAATTAATAATTTATTTATAATTTCAATAAACTTCTCTTTACCATAAAGTTTATAACTGTCTGACGGATCTTTAGTACTTAAATTCTGAGGTATTTCTGTATATATTAACCCATATTCATTAGCCAGTTTCCTTCCACACTCTATGCCTGTATTGTCATTATCATATAATACATATATCTTCTCAAATCTATCTTTTAATTGCTGTATTATATGTTTTTTAGGTAAAGTACTTTCTGATTGAAGGCTTACAGATGGAATGTCTGTATTAGCTATAATACATAAAGCATCTTTCACTGATGAAGTTATAATAAGTCTATCACCTTTTTCAGGTAACTGTGTCCATAAACTCCATACACTTCCATTATGCTTATTTCTCCATTTAAAGGCTTTACTGTAGGGCTGATATATTTTGTATGTTTCAATACCATCTTTATTTTCAACAAATACATAGGCATATTTATCAGCATTTATTTTATATTCTTTTAAACAGCCTGTGTTATCATATTTATATACAAAAATAGTAGTTATAGGATAAACCTTTCCAAACTCTAGAGTATGTAAATTTATCCCATAACTTTCCCAGTATTCTATATCATACTTTTTCCATTTTCTTGTCTTAACTTTTATGTCAGAGTAAGTTATACTGTGTTCCCTGGTTTTACTTTTAAGTTTATCATTGATTATCTTGTATTTATATCCTATATTCTTACTTTCATTATATAATTTTAATATTACACTTTCATAAGTAAGGTTAAAGTATTTTTTGAGTAAATCAATAATATTCCCTTTATCATTATTACTAAAATCCTTATAATAAACTCTAAGATTATTTGCTCTAAATAATTTAAAAGAAGGATTATTATCTACCCTCAAAGGGCTGCTAATTAAACAGGGAATCCTTGATATTCCAAAATAATGATTTAGAATATCCTCATCAGAGATATACTCTGGTAAACTTAATGATAAAGAACCTTTAGAGAACATTTTACCAAGGCATTTGTTGAGTTGGTACTGCTGGGGCTATAACCTCATCAGGCTTTTCTACATATCTCATAAAAGGTATAGTATATTCCAGCCCTTGTACAGCCTGAGCATTTTTATTAATATAATCAACAAACCTGTTTTTATATCCTCTATCTTTTGCCTTAGCAAAGAATCTGTTAAATACCTGCTGATATTTTTTATTCTCATCAGATATTTTTACAGTAAATAATACTGCCACTTCATTGTTAGAAACAGTACTAACTAAGTCTTTTATCAATTTTACATTACCTTTTAAGAATGTTTTAATTTCTTCTACAGTAAAATAGCATTGACAATTTGCAAGTTCTTCTTCAGGTCTAACTTTCCACACATCATTTTCCTGATAAGTGGGGCTTTCAATAGCTATAAAACACCTTAGGAACTCTACTAACTCCTCTTCTCCCTTTACACAGGGTTTATAAGGTAATAAATAATTAGTCATCTCAGTCCCATCATTAAGCACAGGATACCCCCCAGCTTTAAATATTTCCTGAGTAACCCACTGAGTTTTACCATAATTATTTATTACTTTGAACTTAGTGTTCTCTTTATTAGCCATAACATTGCCAGAAAGAAATATAGATAATTTACTAAATATAGGTTCTTCTATACCTAATTCTTTCTTAGCAAAAGTTTCAGACACTTTAAGAATAAAATCTATTCTCAAGGTATCAATTCCCTCTTCATTTTTAGAGGTATAATCTGTTATTTTCTCAACTGTTCTGCCATATATAGCAGATAATTCTTCAGGTGTAGGATTAACTGCTACTATACTAACAGGGGCTATTCCTGTATATAATGCAAAATTACTATCACCTGTACTTACACTTTCTGTTCCTTTTCCAAATGCCATAATTTATCCTTTCTTAAAATGGTAAAACAAAATTATCTACAACATCTTCACAACCTACCTCTTCTGCAACAGTATCTTTTAATACAGGAATGTCAGGTTCTCCACAGGATACCCCAGGAACTTCCTTTACAGTTTCTCCATTAATTTTACCGCCTTCAATAAGGTTAATAATTTGTTGATGATAATTTCTTCTTTCTTTAAGGGCTGTAAGTTCCCCCCTGTATTTTTCAACAACTCCTCTTATTTTTTTCTCAATAGCTTCAGTTCTATTGTCTAACATTTGAATTTCTCTTTTTTGCCTTGTTAGAGAGGCATTTTCAAATTTTCCTAATTCCATTTTTTAATTAATTAAATTGTTAATTATAATATTCTTCAATTGCTTTTAGTACTAATGATAAATCATTAGGCATAGTTAGTTCAAAAAGTCCTTCAGGGCTTTTTGCTGGTATCTCTATCCCATCAATAAGAGTTTTATTAGTATAAAAGCTCCAAGTTGCTCCTTCTTTAGTAACACTACAATGAGCATATAATAAAATACTCATTAATTCAGCAGGATTATATTGATCTTCAACTAATTTTCCTACTAATTTAATTTTCTTTGCTACAATCTTATTATCACTAATAACATCATCATCATGTAACATTGCAAACACAGTAATATCATCTCTTATAGTGTTTATTAATTCCAGAATTGACTGAAAATTAACAGCTAAAGAGGTAAATTTACCATAGCCTGTCTCTTTAGCCCTGCTAAAAAACTCCCTTGACATTTGGTATCTAAAATCATCAAGTATTATAGTTTTTATTTGAGGAGCTTTACTATCTATCCCTTTTATCATATTGATAAGGTCAGGATAGTTATCTATAAAGAATAAATTCTTTTCATTTTTATTCCATATAGTTCTACTGCCTTTAAAAGGCAAGTCTTTATTATTTGCACAATTTATTACTACAGTGGTTTTAGGGTCAAGATGTTTTACACTTCTTGATTTTCCTGAACCTGTAGAACCTAATATGCCTATAAGTTTTCCCATTTTAATTATTTATTAATTGTTTTTATAATTCCTCTATTTTAGGTTGTGATGCGTTTTACATACTATACTTAATATTTTTCTTCTCTTTAATTAAAAAATCCCAATGCTCTATATAACTTCTAAAATCGCTATATGGAGAAAGTTCATAAGATTTCTTTATGATTTTCTTTTTCAAACCAAAAAAGTAAGATTTTTCCAATGTTAAATCATATACCCAAAAATTTGAATTTAATGAGTGAAAAGGACTAATTTCGTAACTTAATAATTTCATAATTCTTGTATTTTAGGTTGTTGTGCATTTAAAATTGCTTCTCTACATCCCATATAATTACGAAAATTTGTTTTCCAATAATCATTAACACAGTCTCTTTGCTTTTCACAAATAAAATCTGTATAATTTTGAAGTGCTTTGTGAAAATTATCTTTGTGAAAATCTGTTTTTCCAAACATTTCCCAATTCACAGGATTACTACTATAAAAACTCCTTCTGTAATCTTCTGCTTTTACCTTATAATCAGGCAAAAACTTTTTTAAGAAATCTTCTAATTCCATATTATTTTCTGTTAATTGGTCTATAATGGGTTGGTTTATAAATATAATCTGGGAAATAATAATGAATTTCTATTACCCATTGTTCTATATCTTTTACATACATTGCTATAGAATATGTAGTTTCTTCTGGGAATCCGTCAAATTCAATTTTTGCAATACACATCTGATTTTCTTCGGGCAATTCATCATCAATTGAAATCCACCCCTCTGCAAAGACTACTCCTGCTAAAAAAGCATTTGATGTTACATAAGGCTCTTCTGCTTGAACTTTTGCTGAATGTTCTTTTGCTGCTTCAAATTTACTTTTCATATTCTTCTATTAAATTTAATAATTTTTTTTTAGTTCCTAATTCCATAACTATTTTCTGTTTATAGGTCTCCACCCAAGTATTTCATATATTATAGGGTTGCCCCAAAAGTCTCTCCACCCATAACCATTATTATTCAAACTGCCAATCGTAAAATGATCTTCAAATAATAATAATACAAAATCTGAATTATTATTTTTTACTATTTCAGGCAACTCATCTTCCAGAGAAATCCACTGTTCTGCAAAGGCTACTCCTGCTAAAAATGCTAATTTATTGCTATTTTTAGGATTACATTTGTGATAATCTATTGCTGCTTGTTCTTTACTTTTCATATCCAATTAATTTTTTAAATTCATTACATAAAATGTGTTGGTATTCCTCAGGACATATTTCATCAAATATTTCTACTGCTTTTTCTACAGCCCTATCCCATCCTGTTTTAAACCCTTCTCTTCTATATGAATGGCTAAACATATTATATGGATATAATTCAGTTGCTAATTGTTCTTTAGTTTTATTCATTATTATATCTATTTAAAAATGCTTCAGCTCCTTCTTCAGTTTCAAATAATTCATATTCTTTCCTATCCGTTACATATCCCTCAAAAACATAACAAATAAACTTTCTATTTTTAGCAGAATGTTGTGTATAAATAGATTTTATTTTATCACTACAAATTAAATAATTTGCTATAAAGAAAACTTCTTCCCCTATTGTAAACTTTGTTTTTATTTCCATTTTATTTAAAATTCATTATAATATTATCAGTTTCCATCCAATGGCAATCATTAAAGTCTATGTCTATTTCATTACAAAATAGCATAACAGAACTTTCAGGGTCATCAATTTTACCCTTAGTTACATACACTGTTCCTGTACAATAATCTAATATTGTTATAAATTTACTCATACCATTTAAATATTATATTTAGTCATTACTGTATTTAATCCTGCACTATCATTAGGTTTAGGAAGTTCTTCAAAGAAATTTACATTTCCTTTAAATAATAATGCAACTGTTTCATTGCCCTCTCCTTCCCTATTTTCAATTATCTCTAGGAATCTGACATTCTTCTTAAATTTATTAATATCATATCCCAGATAGTTATTTACTTTATATTTGTGAGGATTATATATACCAAAAAGAGTGTTAAAATCTCTTACTGTATTTTTACTATCCCCTAAATTAGCAGCAGAAGGCATCATTTTATCTAATTTATAATGTTCAATATTCTCACTTTCTAGATTCTGTTGTTGTACATTACAAATACTAAATTTATAAAGATCTCTTAAAATCAAGCAATCATTATTACTAAACTTAGTTATAGTTTCTCTTAAATTTAGTAATTGCCCTCCAAAAGCCTTTTCAGGGGTTAATAAAGATATATGGTCAGTTATTAAAATATGATACTCATTAGGATTATCCTTTATATAGCTATTTACAGCCTTTCTAGTCTCCTTTTCTCCTGTTATAGGGTCAGTATATAAATAATCTTTATAACTTAATTTACCCCTGCTAAGAGCAAAATTTACACATTCTTTGTAAATTCCAGTTGGATTACGTATTGTGTTGTAAATCATTAAGTTATCTTCAATATAATCCATAAATCTTTTAAACTCATCAGTATCCATTATTCTAAGAACTTCTTCAGGTATAGCAGAGTTTAATGAATTAAGATTTTGAGTAGATAATTGAACTTTACCTTCTGTTATTATATATAACCAGTAGCCCACTATTCTATCCATTAATTGCTCAGTACCCATCTCAAGACTAAAATATAATATTTTAACTGATATTTTAGAAGGATTATTGAAAGCATACCATAAAGGCTGTAAGCAGAATAAATATAAGCAGATTTGAGATTTAGCACTCTTCTGCTGTCCTGTTATACCATAATACTTACTTTGTTGTATTCCAGGGAATATTTGCCTAAACCTTTCAAAAGGAAAGGGAATACAGTTTACTCCTCCTGATGTAATAACTTTTCTATTATCCTCATAGTGTTGTTTCCTGCTTCTCCAAATGCTCATTTCTTTACATTATCATTAACCATGTTATAACTATTTGTCCTATATGTAAAATTTGGTCTTGTATTAAATCTAATTTTCTTCTGTTTGCTTTTAAATCATCTATAATTGAATGTATTATTATATTACATACAAAAACTACAAAACAGGTTAAATTAAAATTAAATCCATAAAACCATAACCAGGGCAATAAAATCATAAAAGACCAAGAAAAACTATGTATAAATAATACTATGATATAATCATATTTATATTTTACATCAGGTACATTATCCTTCCACCAATCTTTTTGTTTTAAATTGGTCATACGTATATTTTGCAGGTAAAAATCATCAACAAATCCTGCAAATACCATCATTATTAGTATAAGTAATTCATTCATTATATTAATATACTATCAGTTTTAATATCTTCTATACCTTCTCTTATTCCCATAATCCAAGTGTATAAATCACTACACTGGTCTTTCTCATCATTCTGTTTAAGTATGAAATACTTTAATATTCTCATATAGCTATCATACTCCATATCTTTAACATATCTTTCAGTAGCAGTTATAACTTCTTCTTCAGTTATCTTTTCTTTATCTCCATATAACTGAAAGAACCTTCTTAATTTCTGCTTAATTTCAGCAGGATTACCTCTGTAATAATACTCTGTACCTAACTTTTTACCTGAAGGAAATATTTCCCTCATTCTTTGGGCTAAATTCTCTATATTTACCAGAGGTGTGTTTCCAGAAACTATCTTTTTAAGCATTTCCCTACCTCTTTCAGTTACCTTTCCAGAATTATCTGTTAGCCCATTATCAGTAAGAAAATTCTTATTCTCTATATCTGTTAAACTATCAGGATTATCTAAAGTATTTCTGTAGAGAAGGAGATAGGCTAAATTTATGGAAAGCCCTTCCAGGAACTCTGTGTCTAATATTATCCTCATATTACCATTTTTTAATGTTAAAATCCGATATAATATCAATAGCTAATAAAGTAAGTAATGCTAATACAACTGATACTAAGGGAATAAATAAAGGCAGGAATACTATAAACCAACTTAAATTTATTTCTGTAAATCCGCCTAACTTAAATATTAGCAATACTATAAATGTTATACCAAATATACCTGAACATCCAAAACTAACTTTACTTTTATTACTCATAATTTTAAAATTTTGTATTACATTTATTACAAATAAAGGAATATAAGCCATTAAGACTTATATCCCCATCATCATTATTATCCTCTTCAGGAGTAAAAATATCTATGTTTTTACTACCACAATTAGGACAATATTCTAATTCATCTTCCCATTCAAGGGAATTATTTTTTACTATCAATGTATTTTTAAACCTCTTCATATCTATTTTTACAGTACAGTTTGAATATTAATTTCTAATTTTTCTCCAATACTTCTCATCATTCCTCTTGCATATAAATATTGATAGCCCTGTTCTTCAAGTATTTCATCATAATTAAATAATACATCTTCAAGTAAATTTCTTAAAAATTCTTTCTCTTCTTCAGTAAGTTTCATAATCTTTTTAATCTTTAATAGGGTTAAATAATTATTTATTATTAATCTATATATTTCCATCTAATATTTTTAGCTAATGGTAAAGTATAAAAATCATCATTACCATCTATTTTAAATACTTTTCCCTTTTTATCATATCTGAAGGCTATGTAATAATTAATATCTTTTATATTAGATTCACCATCATAAGAGTATATAGTTTCTTTAATAAGAAAGTTTTTATACTCATATTTAGGATTATTTTCACGCCAGAAATAACTGTTATTCCAAAGTATATACATTACAAACAACATACTTAAAAGTGTTGTAATACCTCCCATAAGTACAATCATAGTATTAATTTTTAACAGGGTTAAACAATTCTTTATTCCAAAATTCTTTGCATCTATTAGGGTATTTAGAATTATTAAGTTCTAAGCCTCCCATTATTAATGCGATAAGTATAAAGGCATAACATAAAAGAATGACTATAAGTCCTATAAAAGGAAATCCTGATAATAATACAAAAAAGAGATATTTTCTTTTGAAACTATAAAGTAAAAGCTCTTCAGAGAAATTAAATTTAAGTTTAGTTAAAATCCATATATAAGAGAAAGTTAGTATCATTTGTACAAATGATAATAATATCCAATCTAATGTTGTTACATCTTCCATTATTCTATAAATTTAATATATTTATTATCAATAGTTTCTAAAACTTTATCCAAATACTCACTATCCCTAGTATTTAAATAAACTGTAATATGAACCTTTGGACTATCACTGCGTAATAATCTCCCCAATTTTTGGATTATTTTTAATTCTTCTGAGTCCAATTGGACTATAATCCCAACATCCAAACTATTTAAGTTCATTCCTTCAGTAAGCATATTTACACAGTATAATCTATTTATACTTTTCAGTTGAAAGTTAATTATAACCTTCTCTACATCTTTAATTTTACTATGTACAATATTATCTTTACCCCCTAATAAATTAGCCTGTTCTATATCTGTACAGAAGCAAATAAGCCTTTTATCTTTCTCTTTGTTAATAATAACCTTAGCATAATCTGTCTTTAATTTACCAAGGAATATTTTTCTATCTAAGGCTGTCCTTAACCATTTATTTTTAGCAAATATATTTGAAGGGTCAGCCATAAATCTCCTTTTAAGATAATCTACCTGATCAGTCAAGTAATTATACTTTTCCTGTTCTGTACATTTAATAATAATCTTTGCTGTTTTACTGTACATCTTAATATATGCCCATCTTTCAGGATATTTACATTCAATAGTTTTATTACTTTTTTTATTACCTGTTTCAATTGTTAAATCTCTATAGGTATTATTTAAAGTAAGTTTATGAATAAATATCTTAGGTTCAGGTAAAATATCAGCTGTTATAGCATCATCTAAGGATACTTTATAAGTACAAGTTTTTTTATCTCTGAATGTATATTCTATACAGGCTTTTACAGCTTTTTTCATAGTAGCTGATAAAAATACTGCCTTATTAAACCTAAGAGTAGATAAATGCCCTAATCTAAGCTCTGAGAGGTGATGACTTTCATCAACAATTATTATATCCCATCCAGTGTTTCTAAACTTATGTAGGGAAGCATAACAAGTAAAGGTAGTATTCTGTAATAACATTCCATAGTTATGTTTATTAAATTCATCCCACCAATTCCTTTGATGCGCCCTTTCTGCAATAATTACAAGTATCTTAGGATATATAACTTGTAAATCTCTTGACATTTCTCCATTACTATACATTATAGGTTCTTCAGTTATTAAACTTTCAGCTATAGCCAGGGCAAGTTTAGATTTACCACTCCCAGTAGCCATATTCAGGAAAATAACAGAGTTTTCTTCAGCAAGATTTAATACATTTTTTAATGTTTCATCTCTAAAATTTGTTGCTTTCATTTATTAATATTTATTATCAATAAAATTGATGGGGCAAAAGTATAGTGCATACTATAATGCTCCAAATTTACAGTATCTATTGCTTTTATTTGCTTGATTTTGCTTCTCTATCCTTAAATATTTTGAATAATACAATATAATACTTTTATCTTTACATTCTTAATATATAAAGTTTTGCATTATGTGTGATACAAAAAAAGTTTAGATGAGGATATAAATATCCTAAGCAAATTAGGTTCTATTGAAGAACTGCTAAATAAAATATTAGAAAATATCCAACCTTATAAAGAAGATTGGATAGATAGTTTTGAAGTTATGAGGAAATTAAAAATATCCCCAAGAACTTTACAAACTTACAGGAAGGAAAATATTATTCCTTATACCCAATTAAAAGGCATATATTACTATAAAAACAGTGATATAAACCTTTTACTTGAGAAATGGTATATAAAGAGAGGTTAATGTGTGTTGAACTTATAAACTACCTTTATCTCTCTTTATTTGGTTTATATTCTTTAAATCTTATGGCAGAGCCTGTAGGGTAATTTATCTGTATAGCCCATTCTTCATCTATTATTATAATAATAGTGTCTGCTTTATATAAATATTTAGAATATTCATATATTGCAGTATCATTTATTACAGCCCATACTTTTGATATTTTACTGTACATATACCATATACTATCATTATTATTATGAGTAACAGTTCCATTATTATGAAAAATGAAACTATTATACTCATTTTTTAATATACTCCATCCCTGTATAGTGTCATATTCAGATATATATCTATAACTTAAAAATTTCTGAGAATATCCAGATATACAAAATAAAAGGGATACTAATAAAATATTATACTTCTTCATTAAATTTATTAGATTGTTAGATTTTACATTTATTTTTACTATATTTGTGGTTTAAAAATTTATATTATGGAAGAACAATATTTGAAACTTAACCCTTGAAGTAAGGGAAATAACAATAATTTAATTGGATTTGCTTATAATAACCCAAAAAATTATTCATTAAGTTATTTTATGAATCAAGAGTTACAAAGATTAACCCCTCCAGCTGTATCAACTAAAGTTTATAATTATTCTGCTGATAATTATAATATGTATAAAAGAGATAAAGAAATAAGAGATAATATCCTTTTACCAAGTTATACATCAAATTTCAATACCAGCAAACTTACAATAAACCCTTCTATGTTAAATAAGGGATATCTAGGAAGTTATAGAGGTATTCACCCTAATTTATCAAAAATATCTATTGCTGATCCTAAAGACAGTTCTACTATTACACATGAATTAATTCATCATGCTCAGCATAAAGATAATTTTCCATTTTATCATCTAAGATATTTGAAAGGCTATCCTATTTTTGGAAATAAGACTGAAAAAAATAAATGGTACTGAAATAATCCTTTTGAAAAAGAAGCTTTTAGTAATGAAAATAATTCTCATTATCTAAAAACAAGACCTAAAAATGCCCAAGAAAATTATAATTTTGGAGGATTACTGTGAAAATATTAAATTAGTGTTTTCCTTCATAATTTCTCTATAATTTATTGGATCTCTAATTCCAATAAGGCTAATAATTAAACTGCAAATAAGTATTGCTAAAATAATACTTATAAATATATATATTACTACTTTATATTTCTTTTTCATAAGGTTTCTGTTTACAAATTATAAACTACAAAATTACAAATAATATTATATTAAAAAAGTAAAAGAAAGTTATTTATAGTTATAACTTTCTCTTACCTTATATACTTTTACCTATGTTATTTACTTTTGTACTTAATCCTGCGAAATTTCTAACAAGCAGGTATAGTATTAATTTAAACTTTTCCCTATGTGAATAACAATAACATTGGTATTAGTCCTTATAGTTGCATATATGCTTATTATATGCAGAAATAAGAAGAGGTAAATACTCCAACTTATAAATATCCTAAGGAAAACAGGTATAAAACACATACCTGATTAAATAGAATATTATTTTATAAAAGAATAGTAAGGACATCAGTTCATATAGTATAATGGTCTCCCAAATAACAGGTAACTATAATTTAATCCTGTTAAGTCTATTCTTTAATATATTTTTAATCAATAAATTATATATAATTACTTAAACAAATACTTTAGATAATCTCTGTAACTCATTGATGCCCTGAAGTTATGTGCGTAGCACTTAACTGAATAATAATAATACAAAGATAATAAAAATATTGTAATTTAATGTATAAAGATAAATAGAAAATATTCTGGGAGAATAATTAATTAAAACCATTGTCTCCCAGAATACCAAAATATTAACCTTTAAACAAAACATTATGCAGCTATATAAGGAGATTGACTGGATTTATATAGATTATATAACTCATTCTGCAACCTTCTAAATAGCTGTATATTTTTAGGATTTACTTTTAGTTCTTTAAAAGCATCTAAAGCAGCAAATACCTCATTTCTCTTATTAATGTATTCCATATATATAATATTAAATGAATATTCAAAACAAAAGCAGGGACTTATTTTTATGCCCTGCTGTGATTTTTCAAGTTTTTTTTAAAAGAAAAAACTAATAAAACTATTGATTTTATAATTGCTAATATATATTAGCAATAAAAGGCTTTTTCTTTTTAATAAAGATGTTATAATTATAACTTTTAAGCCCTTAAGCAATTTGGAAACTGCCTACAGTAGAAAGAGTGCTGCCTTGTTCATGTAATAATCCAAAAGTTTTTCCTGTAGAATCACTTTTGTCTCTTACTATAGAAACAGCAGGATTTACTAACCCCCCAATACCTGTAGTAGGGTCAAATTTTCTTGTTATAGAGTATTTTACTCCTGCAAGAAAGAAACAATATCCCCATTCAGGTTTTTCTGAATTTTCTTTAACATCAATACTAGAAATACCTGTTCTTTTAGCAAAATCTGCTAAAGGTTCTGTTTTTAAAAATTCCAAATTCTTTTCCATAATAATAAAAATTAAGATTAAAATTAAGATTAAAAAATAAAAATTAACTATAAAAATATAAAGACTAACTATCAACCTGTTGTTATATAGATTAATAGATAGGATTTATTTAAAACATACATTATTAGTGGCTATATTAGCCATACTACACACCTGTTTGAAAGATAAATGAGTATTATATTGTGGTATAGATGTAAATCTAAAATCATTTTTCTCTCTTACTATGCCTATTAATTTAAACCTTTCTCCGTAGGATTTACTAATAGTTCTGGTTCTCATAATTCATTAATTTAAAGGTTAAAAAAGGGGATATATTTCTATACCCCCTGAAAAAACAAATCCAAAAAATTTTATTAATTAAATATCAACTGAATCAATTATATCATCCAAATTAATATCTTCCCATAATATATCTTGCTGTAGTTTATATAAGATTACAGCAAGTATATCTGTATATTCAATATATGATAATATATTATTATTAACCAGAGTAGTTAAATTATCAATAATATTATCATAATATTCTCCATCCATATCAGTAACTACATATTCTAATAATCCATCTGTTAATACATATTTATAGGAATATTCCTCTTCTATATCTGCCCTATGTATATTAAAACAATGTATCACTGTAAAAGAACATAAAAGCCACATTATTATAACTAATATGGCTTTTAATGTAAATTGTATAAAATAAGATTTATTCATAGCCCTGTTCCTCCTTATTTTGATAATAATCTCCTTCACAAGGTTCATAGTTATCATCTAAAGATTGCTCTAATTCTTGACAATCTGTAGAATTATCTGAAGGTATAAAATGACCTATATAAGGCATTTTAGCTACCTTATCAGCAATTTCCTGCATATGTAAATCTCTTTTTTTACATCTATTTATTCTTTCTATTTCCTCATCTTCTTTCTCCTGTAATTGATAGAATAAATAAATCTCACTAACCATATTATCTATACCAGCTAAAAATGATTTAATAGCCTTTTTAGAACAATATTCTCTTTCTAATTGTTCTACTCCAGTTAATATGGTTGTATAACCTGAGATATAAAAATGTTGATTATATTCATCTAACCATTTATCACAATTATATACCAGTAATTTTCTATAATCTGCAATAGATTTATAATTTCTATTGAGATTAGTTAAAAGTTCTTCCATAATATTTATTTATTTAAAGTGTTAATATTTTAATCTTTTATTTGTACATTATAAACATCAACTGTAATTTCTAATTCTTCTGAATCATTTAAAAACCTATCAGTAATATTTATATTAAAAGATAGTCCAGCAGCATATTTATTATGTTCTTCCAAGTGTTTATCAAAATTACGTGATAATTCATCTTTTATATTTTCATAAGTATGACTTGCATGTAACCACTCTCTTTTACTAAAAATCAGTTTATGAGTAATGCCTAAATCTTTATATTTTATGAAAAAATTATCTAACTCTATAAAATTATTTTCTCCTGTTAATTCATTAAATGTAGTATATAGAATATTTCTTGTTAATTTATAAGGCTGATGTATTATTTGCATAATATATTTATTTAAAGTGTTAATAATCAAATTAAACAATGAGCAGTTTTATATCTTACTCAGGATATTTTTTTATAATACTATTAGGTTATTCTCCTAATTACTGATTTACAACTGTATATTAATGCCACCACTTTAGTTTTGGGCTTACAGAGGATTTACAGATATTATTTGTAAAATTAATAACAGTTTAATTTTATACATTTAAAACTGTTGAAATATTATGTTGAAAAATTATTTAATAAACATATTTTATCCCTTCTTTATATTCATTAAATACTTTTTCATTGTAATTTTCAATATTATAATATGCACATTCTTTTAAATAATCATCATATTCAAGATTTTTATTTGTTAAAAGAAATGCAGCAATTATAATATTGCCACTTTCCCCTCCTCTATGATATTCAGGATTTGAATGATAATAAACTAATTTACTAATTTCAGATTTCATAATATATAAATTTTAAAAAAAAGAGGATATTAATTATCCTCTTTTATTGTTATTAATCCATTATTATAAAATTCATATAAATCAAGTAATTGCAATTGATTTAAAAAATCATATCTTTTATTACTCTTATTATACACACTTGTATAGTGTCTTTCTAATGAATTTACTACTTCTTTAATTTCTAAATTATTACAATTGTCTGTACATAAATCAATTAAATGGTCAAGCATTGCTTTAAAATAGTTAGGACTCATAATATATTTTATTTATTGGTTAATATTTCATTTTACAAAAGTATTTTACTTGCTAATAACTAAAAAATTAAAGGTATAATTTGCTTTTATTTGCTTCTATTTTCATCTGTATTTATAGAGGCTTTGAACTCTCAATGATAAATCATTGGCTACATTAAAATAAAGGTAAGAGGAATGTTCCCCTTACCTTGCTAATAATTAATTTTTTTTTATATATTACTTTCCAATTAAATGCTATAGATTTTTAATTGTTTTATACTCTAAATGTTTTTATTATCATTATTATCATTTAGAACTATAAGAAAGTAATATATGAGATTTATCGAGGTAAGTTATTAGTTAATTACTCTAATGTTTGCTATCCTACAAGAACTTTCACAAACTTAAATACCTACTCTATAATTCATCTTAAATACTATTTTAACCTTGTTACAAAATAATACTGTCTTTTATCTGTACACAATAAAGTAATAAGATATAGATAATTTTCCATCTGCATATAAACTGACTTTGGACAGTTGATTATAAATAATCAGTTGCATTAAAAATTATATGAAAAATATGATTAAAAAAAACAGGAATATTGCTATTCCTGTTATAAAAATCTATAATCTTCTCAGTTACTACATTGCTTTAAATTTTAGATGTGGTTTATAATTAGCAACTCCACTTATCTTATTGAAGATTAATAATTTTTTTATATTATTTGCAAATAATAAAAATAAAAAAAGCAAAAGCACATAGTGCTTCTGCTATTTAATGTTACTTACCTCTTTTCTTAGTAGTTTTCTTAGTGAAGGTAAGAAGGTCTTTGTATTGAGCCTCAGATAGATGCAGCATTAAATTAGTAATTTCCTTGCCATCATCATCCTCATATTTTACCAGACTAATAGAACTAATTTTCATTAATTCTTCTTCAGAAAGTTCATCTATCATACTAACAAAAGGTTTACTCACTAACCCAGTGTTAGTTTTATCCTCTCCATATCTGAAGTGAACTTTCTTAGTAGCAATATTTATTCTTACTTTGATGAAAGTACTACCATATTCATCAAAGAACTCATCAAGAGTAAAAGTTTCAACAAATTCCATATCCATAATATACAAATTTAAAGGTTATACAGGGGTATAGTCCCACTGCAAATAGTGGCAGGGGAGGGGTTGGGGATAGAGTAACATATAAACAAGTATAGTATTTTTATATAAAGACTCCCTTATAAACAAGTATAGATAAAAAATTACTTGGACAGACATACATATAAAAGGGTATATGTAATTTTAGACTATCACATAAATAAGTGTAAGGTTTACTATAAACAGACTACCACATAAAAGAATAGGGGAGATTTTTTTACTGCTTTACTTACAGACATACACATAAAAGAGTATTATATAAAGAACAGGGGGTATATTTACCTATACACACAAAGGGATGGGGGTAAATTTAAAGGGAGAAGAACCCCATATTTTATCTTTATAACATACCTTATACCATACCTTATATATATGTACTCACAAATAAGGGCTTAATTTTAGTTATATTATGTTAAATAGACTTTCAAATGTTAAATTTTGCCCTAACATATAATAAATTTTATTATATCTTACCATTTTTTAAAAAAATGTATTATCTTTGTAAAATAAATTTTAATGTAGTAGGATTATCTTTGTCCCTACCAGCATAAGAGAATAAAGGGTATTATGAAGGGTCAGGCAAGGGAATTAGTAAGGTAGAAAAAAGATGGGGTGTTAACCATTTACCTGAAAGGATAGTTAAGAGTTAGATAAGTAACACAATTATAGATAGTTCAGGGAAACTAATAATAAGGAGAGAACGGGGGATAATACTTGTACTACAGAGGGTAAAACCATTTGGCAACATTTTTAATAAAGCTTTTCCTTTAAAAAGTAAAAAAATGAAATAAATTGCCAGGGTCTCTTATTGTCTTAATTTTAAGTAATTATTAATAAAATAATTAGGGGATAGCTATGCCCAATTGTGAAGTAAACTGTAATTATGGGATATTCAATTTCAAATATTTATAAGGACTTAGCTGTAGACAAGATGGTTAAGAAAAAGAATGCTGAAAATTATTCTAGAAGAAAGAAATATATTAGGGAATTATATGGTAAGACTGGGGTAGATAATATGGCTAATGTAATTTATAACAGGTCCAGAATGAATTATAGAGATGAATGGGCTTTTATTGAAAATAATGGTGTTTTACCAAAAGAAAGTTCCAAGAGAATAGCAAAGAAAATTAAGAATATTAAGGGTTCTCTTAAAGAAGAGCTTGGTTCAAAGAAAAGAAGAAAAAATTAAAAACATAATATTATGAGTACTTTAGTAACAAAGTTTAACTATAATCATACATCACCTATACAGGGCTATATGCCTGAGAGAAATATATTAAGTGATTATAATCCATTTATGAGCTTTACAGAGTGGATAGAAAGTAAAGGATTTCCCAGTATGATATTATTAGCTGGGACAAGATAATCTCATTAACCATAGTTAAAGGAGATACGGGGTCCTTTATAGGGATTCTTGCTTAACCTCTTGGGATAACAAAGCATGGAATTTTAAATAGCCTGTTGTATCTTATACAGATACTATGAAAATATTCAGGGGATAAGGGCTGATAACCAAGAGGTTTTATTATAATAGATTTTTAAATGCTTCTCCTATCTGACTACTTTCAAAACTATCAAGATATATTTGAGTAGTTTTTAAATCAGAGTGTCCTAATGTTTCACTTATAAGGGCAATATTTACACCTGAGTTTTTTAATATTGTAGCAAAGGAATGTCTGGCTACATAGGTTGTTATATTTCCTTTTATTTCTGCTAGTTCAGACACTTTTCTTAATGAATTATTTATTTTAGCTAATACTTTATGCAGTCTGTTAAATTTTTGTAACTCTGTTAAATGAATTTTACTGTGTAATATAGGGAAAATAAAAGCATTATCCTCTGTAAGATATTTGTTAATAATAACCAGTGTTTCATTAGATAGGGGTATATTGATTTTCTTACCTGTTTTTTTTCTTATATACTTTAATTTTCCATCTACAAGGTTACTTTGTTTTAGATGAGCAATGTCTGTATAATTTATACCCCCACATAGATAACTAAATATAAACAGGTCTTTACTAAGTTTTGTATAGTGGTCTTTTTCTTCTACATCTGTTTCTATTATTTTCTTTATAGCTTCTTTAGGAATAGCTCTTTTCTCAGTTGTAATATCAAATTTAGATATTTTAAATTCATTAAAAGGATAACTATCTTTTGCAGCACATTTTTCAGTTATTGCTATATTATACATTCTTCTTAGTATCCTAAAGACTGTGGCTATAGTAACTTCATTACAGTTGTTTTTTCTTAACCACAGTTCATATTTACTAAGCCATTCAACATCTATACTGGGAAATAAGAAATCTAGATTATTATTACAGAATTTTTTTATTGAGCCTTTAGTATGTTTAAATATTCTTGCATAGTTTAACCTATTCTCTTCTTTTAATTGTGTTATAGTTTTTTCAAATAATTCCTCAACTGTTTTTATAGTAACTTTTTTATTAGGGCTTAGTAATGATTGTGGTGTATATTCTTTATTTATAGTATTTAATTCAATTATTTCACTTTGTATTTCTGTTTCTTTCTGACGTATAATATTAAGTATAGCCTCCCTATTAGGACATTTTAGTTTAGGCTTATTCTTTTTAAAATCCCATTCATCAGGATATACATAAATGCCTAAATTTTTGTACTTAGGCTTTCTGTTTTTTATAATTCTCAACATTAGGGGATGTTTCCCGCTAGATAATATTTTTGACTTATAACATACTATAGAAACAGATGTACTCATAAAAATTTTGGTTTAAACATAGTTTAAACAATTAATGGATTATTGCAAAAAGTATAAGGGAGAAAATGTGTAAATACTGTGTTTTTTAATATAATTTTTCCATTACGAGTGAGCTGCTCTACCGCTGAGCTAAGAAGGCAAAATCAAAGGTAATAAAAATTAATAATACTAATAGTTTAAACATAGTTTAAACATTTCAATTTCTTAAACTTTTGTTATAATTTTGTAAACGTAATTTTATCTTAAAAGATATAGTGTTTATAATATTTATATATTTATAACAAAAATCAATAAAAATATTTTAAAATATGTTTGGATATATTAAAATAATCCTTACCTTTGTGAAAAATTTAATAAATATATTTGTGAATGGAAACATTAAAAACTTGGTTAAAGCCTGTAATATTTGGAATAGTGGGCTTAATAGTAATGTTAGTAATCTTGTTATGTGTAATTCAGCATAACAAGGGTAAACTACAAGAAGAAGTAAAGATGGAAGTTTATGAGATTACTGAGGAATTAGAAGATATTTACTTGGAATCTGATACTTTGAATATTAGTACAGTTGAAGAATAATTTTTTTGTAGTAAGGGATGTAGCTTAAATTAAAGCCCTGGATTTTATCAGGAGATTGCAGGTTTATATCCTGCCATCCTTTCAAGAATGATGAAGTTTAAAAAAATAAAACAATTATGAATGGTATTAGGAAGTTTTTAGTTAGGAATATTTGTAATAGAAAAACCCCTGAACTAGCAGGGGGAAGTTTTTACTTTTTTTCAACAGTTTATTAAGCTCCTTTCTTTTTTAATAAAAGAGTTATTACAGAGTTCCTAACTAAAATTTCTTAATAAAATAGAACAATTATGAATGAATCTATAAGAACAAAGATAAAAGCTTGTCTTAGGAAAGGCTATACTATAGAAGCTACACAGAAAGCCTCAGGACATCCCTCAAGAGATTTAGTAAGAAAGATTATGTTGGAGATAGATCCCCATATGCACTCTTTATTAGGAGATACTAAGGCTTATGATAAATATAGGGAAGAATTATTTCAAAAGAGTTTATGTGTATAATAAGTAATATGAATATAGTAATAACTAATCACGGTTCTAACAGACTTAAAGAAAGACTAAATCTTAGACCTGGAGAAAGGTTTCAATATTTAGCAGATTTGTTTAAAAAAGGGATAGATGTAATTGAAAGAAAAAATTCATTAGTATATTACTATATAATGTATAATAAAAGGAAACATATTTTTTGTGAGAATAAAAATGGAAAAAATTGTATAATGTTTTTAACAGTATATTGAAATAGGGGTTTATAGTATAATCAGAAATATATTAGTCTTCAAAACTAAAGTCCAGGGAGCATAGCCTTGTAAGCCCGCAATTAAAAATAAATAAAATAACAATTATGAAAAAAGAGAAAGTAAAACCTACAATGGAAGAGGTTATTGATGAGAAAATAAGGAAACAGGAAGAAAAGAAAAGACCTGTGCCTGTGGAAAATATAGAGAACTGCTGTAAGAGTAATAGTTTAAGCACTAAAGATTTAAAGGTACTTAATAGATACCTTATTTATGGTACTCCAAGACCATTATTTACTCCTCCTGAGATAATAGAGATTTATACCCTTGAAATTTCAGAGTTAGCAGTTAAAGTTAAGTATCAAATGACAGGAAATGTTAGATGGATATTGAAGGAAACTTTGGATAAGGATTATAAGATTGTTGAGGAATTAGCAAGGCAGTCTATAATTCCTAAATTTGCTGTAAAGATGGATTTGAATAATATTAACTGAACTTAATATGGAAATTGAAGAATGTTTGCAAGAATACAGTCCATCACAGATAAATACTGAGTATAATGATGAACCTGTCTTATGATGTAATAGATGTCTGTCTTTATCTATATTATCTTTAAACAGTACTGTTAAAGGATGTCCCAATACTTATTGTGAACATTGTTTAAGTACTAATATTAGTGAGGGAAGTATTTTTGAATGACTGGCTTTACAACCTCCCAGAGTATTTAAAAATCTCAAAGAGTATAAAGAATACCAGGAATTTTTAAATAAGAAGAATGATAGGGACAGTATAACTAATGAAATTGAAGAAATGATAAGTGAATATTATGTAGTTCAATATACAAGAGAAGAGTTAAATTATTTACATATAAATATAGAATAAATTTTAAACAAATGGAAGAAAATAAGAATGAAGCTCCTATAATTAATATGGGACAAAAAGATGAAAAGTTGTCTTATGAACAACTAAAGAATGCTTTACTACAGATGGAAGAGCAGGCTAATTTATGGAAACAAAAGGCTTATCAGGAAGCTGGGAAAATAAGTAGAATATCATTATTATTAGAATGTTTGAAACTACAGTGTTCCTACATAGAATTTAATAAGGAATGTTTTCCTGAAGAGGCTAACAAAATTATGGCTAATGAATTAATAGCTATACTTTATCCTCCTAAAGAGGAAGAGGAAACTAACACAGATAATCAGTAGTTATGGTAAAAGGTAATTCATCAATAAATTTAACTTGTAGTTCATTATTAGATTTTTACAAGAAATGGTTACTGTTTATAAAACCTTTAGAACCTATTTCAAAATTAGGAACTAAACCTATGGAAGCCTTAGCAGTTTTATTAACTAAGAGGTATGAAATTTCTAAAGGGGTTACTGAACCTAAACTTATCCCACAGTTATTATTCTCTGTAGAAACAAGGAATTGTGTTATGGAGAGTATAGAAACTTCAAAGGCTGGGTATTATAACTTAATATCTTTGTTTAAGAGTATAGGTGTTATACAGAATGGGGATTTAAACAGGAGGATTATTCCTGATATATCTAATAATAAATTTACATTGTTAGTAGCTTTTAATATAAATGAAACTGACTAATTATAAATCTTTGAATGATTTGTTTGTTACTTTGGGAAATAAGCATCATAGAAGCCCTGAGGTAATAAAAAAGGTATATGATAGTGTATTTTCATTTATGAAGGTTACAGTTAAGGGATTACCTGAATTAAAAGGATTACCTGTAGAAAATATTGCAGAACTTGGGACTAATTTTTTTATTCCTAAGTTTTGTAGATTTTTTATAGATTTAAAGAAATTAAGGAAAAAGAGAGAGTTAAATATTATAAAGTATAAGTAGTATGATGCAAGTAGTTATTTGTCAGCCTATGAATGGTAAGACAGAAGGGGAAATTAGGGAAGAGAGAGAACCTGTTATAAAAAGATTATTAAAGGATGGTTATGAGATTATAAGTACTATATTTCCTGATTTTATAAGTAAAGGAAATGTGCCAGTAAAATATCTTGCAAAATCAATAGAATGTATATCAGATGCAGATTGTGTATATTTTATGGAAGGATGGCAGGATGCAAGAGGATGTAGGGTAGAACATCAAGTATGTAAGGAGTATGGAATTGAAATATTAAAGGATTAAAACAATTAAAAGAACAAAATTATGAAAGGACAAAAAAATAGCCCAGTAAAAAAGGGTGGTAAAAAAGGAGGAAAAAAAGGATGTTAGTATTAAAGAAAGTAAAACCATTAATGGATGGGATAATAACCACAGGAAACAGGTATGATGAAGTTTATACTACAGGGGGATTATTAGATCCAACAAAGTCTGGTAATTTTAAGGAATACCAGGAAGTTTTGTTTACCTCATCAGGGGCAGAACAAAGAGGAATTAATGTAGGAGATACAGTTATGGTAAATTTTTATAATTACGCCAGACCTGTACAAAGGAAAGATGCTATACAGGGATTTGATGAGCAGTATAGTCAGCAATTAGCATTTAGTATCCCTACTATTGATATAGATAATAAGGAATGTCTTAACCTTAGATGTAATGATATTGTGTTTATTATTCTTGAAATGGAAGAACAACAAGAGGTATCTTCAGGTAAGGCATATAAGAAAAAGAAAAATTCAAAAATCCATCTTTTGAACTAGTTAACATTAAAATTAACACGTTGTACACTTTACCCCTGGTTGATGGATAGCCAGGGGGTTTTTAAAAGATTAATATGACAAAATTTAGATTATTTATAATAAAGCAATTTTGTATTGCTTCAGCGCTTAAATTAGGGAAACATCAACTTAACTATAATAAGTGTACTTTGTGGGGATTTCCTTCATTAGTATTATCAGCCTTAATGTGTGGTTATTCCTATCAGGATATAAATCTTATATTTTACTTAATGTTTGTTCCTTTAGCTGTAAGTTTAGCATACCTCTACTTTGTATTTCTGCACTTTAGGATATTCCCTATAACAGAAAGTGAGGCTATAACACTTATAGAGGAAGGGGTGATGGATAGTAGAGTATTACAATTTTATAAGTGGAATGAAAGGTTAGAAAACAAAAAATAGATTTAGATTTATAAAAAATAAGATATATAGAATGGATAGAATAATTTTAATTCAGATATTAGAAACAGTAGTTAAACATTTAAAAGCCTCTGAATGTCCTAATATAAATATCATAGAAAAAAGTTATGGACATACAATTACTGAAGAAGGAAATAAAGTTCCAGATCAAAGATTCAAAGAAATAGATGTTAGAGGTATATATCTTGATAATAAACTTTACAAAGATAAGAGGGATTATTTAATAATAGATACAGGGAATGAAACTAATAGAATTTAAAAAATATTTGGAACAGTTTTCTAATGAAGCAAAGGTATTTGTAAAGTTTGAAAATGATGTAAAGAATAAGATGTGTTACAAGATACTACCTAAATGTTATGTTGGAGAAAATAGTAAACATAAAGTAATATTATATATGACAGATAATCCTTATTACACTACTGAAGATGAAACTAATAGAATTTAAAAATAATGAATTAGTAATATCTGATGAAGCATTTCATATAAAATGTTTCAGGGATATGTATGAAAGAAATGCTGATGAGGCTATGACTATCTTTGGTTATTTGTATTTTATGTTTCATCCTGGCTCTGATTATAATTATATAACTGACTGGGATGAGAAAATAGAAACAGTAAGTGAGGCTTTAGGAATAGAAGATATAAATGAATTTCTTGATTTTCCTGAATATAAACAGTGTGTAGATATTTATCAGAAAATGGTAATAACATCTTCTTCAAAACTTATAGATGGGAATAGGAGAAGGATGGATAAACTTAATACCTTTTTAGATGAACTTGTATTAGATGATGATAATATGGCTAAATTTACTAAGGCTATATCAGATAGTAATAAGTTAGCAGTAGAACTGTCTATAGCTGAAAAGGAGATATTTAAAGATATAGAGGAACAGAGTGCTAAGGTAAGGGGAAAAACACAACTTACAATAGGTGATCTTGGCTTGTCAAATGTATAAAATATTATAAGGTATGAAAAACAAGTATAATTTATATGATGAGGTATTTCGTATAACTGAAGATGGGATTAAAAAAGATATTATTACAGGTATTTTTTTAGATAGTGATGATAAAGTTTTATATTTTTTAAATGTAAAATCAGAAGTTTGTTTTCATATATATGGTCTTACTATTGCTGGTTTTCGTGAAGAAAATCTATTTAGAACAAAACAAGAGTTAATAAATACATTATAAGATATTATGAAAGAAAATGATAATTTAGAGATAAACTCAGAAAGAAGAAAAAAAGATAGAAAAGAAAAATCAATGAAAAAAGATGATAATTTTTTTGAATTGTGTTTTAATTGAATTAAGATAAAATTAGCAGATATAATACTTGAATATTAAACTATGAATATATATAAATCATTAGACCTAATAAACAAAAAAATCTCAGGACTATGTACTTTAGTTGTTGAGAAGGGAGTAGAAAGACAAGGCTTTACAAATAAGAATGTTTTTATATTCAGATTATATCAGGTTAATTATCCTGATACCTCAAGGAAGTTATTGAAGGAATTTAAAAATACTGGATTTGATGATCTTGAAGCTGATATATTTGAATATTTATTTGATATACTAATATCAGGTGAATATAAGAAATGAAAGAACTATGACTTGGTTAAAGATATGTATAAAGAAGGTAATGAGGGATGTTAAATAATTTTCTTGTTATGGAGTTTTGTGGAATAAAAAGTACTCCTGTAAACAAGCATTACATATAGTACTATAAAATATATCTCACAAAATTCCTAACAGGAAATAATAACAAAGAGTTATGAAAATACAAGACTATCCTTGTCCTAAATGTAACTATATTAAGAAAAAACTTGTTAGCTTTATAGAATCTAATATGAATAAAGAAGGTATAAAAATGAAAAGAATTATGGATGTTTATAAATGTGAAAAGTGTGATTATGTAATGGGATTTTTTTTGGAATAAAGAAAAATCCTCAGGAATCATATCCTGAGGAAAAACTGATTATACAGCTTTATCAAGTATGTGATGATACTTGTTAAACTCTTTTTAATAAAGAGACACTATTCTACAATAATTATTGGAGAATAAATATGAAAGTTGTTTACTTTTTGTTGGTTAGCAGAGAATAGGATAGCAATTCCTATAACAATGCTAATAAGTGTAACAACTATACTGATTATTTCTAATCAGGGAAGGTGGTTAATGCTGCCACCTCCCTTTTTATTTTTCTTTTTCATATTTTAATGTAAAAAGAAATTTCTTCATAATATTATGAATTAAGGGCAAAAATAAGTAATTTTAATAAATAACAAAGAAGAGTGGAAGAAATAATAAAAACAAATTCCTACCAAACAAAAATAACCAGAGAGTTATTAGATACTTTGCCTAAAGAGGTAGAGGAAGATAATAAATGAACAGTATATAAACACACCTCTCCTTCAAATAGAGTGTATGTTGGCATTACTTCAATTGGTATAAATAATAGATGAAATTATGGAAGGGGCTATAAAAATCAAAAATTGTTTAATAGAGCCATAAAAAAATATGGGTGGGAAAATATAAAACAAGAAATTGTTTTAGAAAGTATATCAAAAAAACATGCTGTATATGCTGAAAAATATCTTATTGCATGGTATAAAACACATGAAATGTCTTATAATATGACTGATGGTGGAGAAGGAATATGTGGATATAAACCTACTCAAGAAACAATAGAAAAAATAAAATCATTTTTATTAAGTGATAAAAACAAAAATAGAGGTTCTAAAAGAAGTGCAGAATCTATAGAAAAAATAAAAATTGCTCATTCTAAGAAAAAAGTGTATCAATTTTCTCTTGATGGGAAATTGATAGAAATTTTCAGATCAGCCAATGAAGCATCAAGAGAATTAAATATGTGTAATATAAATATATTAGCATGTTGCAATTTTTTTAAAAATTGTAGTACTGCTAATGGATATATATTCTTATGAGAAAACCAATTGGAGGATTTAGATAGAAGAGTAAAAATTCAAGAAAACAAATATAATAAGTCTATAAAAGTAACTCAATATGATATGAACGGAAATTATATTCAGGAATTTAATAGTATTAGAGAAGCAAGCAGAGTAACATCAATAGATAATAGAGGTATAATGAGAAGTGCTGAAGGCAAATATAAACATGCAGGAGGATTTTTATGAAAAATATAAATGAAATTATTCCTACTAATAAATTTCAAACTAAAATTACTGAAGAACTTAGAGATAGTATGCCAAAAGAATGTTGAGAAGATTTTTTAGGTTATATCAACAATGTTCCTTTTATTCAAAATTTAATTTCTCTAAAGAGAAAAAGAGCTTGTGAGCTTCCACGTGACAAAACTGGAAGAATAATTGTTAATTTAACTATGCCTCATTATCTCGAAAATATGGATTTCTTTAGACCTGCTGCTTTACATTTTAAAGAGTATGGTTGTTATACTAAACTAAAACTTAATACTTCTCCTAAATCTGAATATATGAAATGGTTTAGGCAGGAGTTAGATAGGTGTTGAAATGGTATGGTAAGGGAGAGTGATGGAGAGTGAATAACAGGAGATATGTATTTTTATCTTAATTACTTATTAATGAAATTAAACACAACTATTGAAACCAAAACAGGTAAAAAAGTTGGGTTTAGAAAAGATGATTTACCAGAATGTTGGGAAGGAGTTTATTGAAGATTTCATTATATAGAGCAAGCAAGGGAAAATGGTTCTCATGGTGCTGAAATATCTTCTAGGATTAAATCCAAGTCCTACTCCCTAGCTTCAATGCTGCTTAAATTATTTACAATAGGTATAGATAAGGAAAGGAGTAATAATAGGGTAGGATTAGTTACTGCAAGTGATAAGGTGTATTTATCAGGAGAAGATGGTATATTAGGAAAGTTTGAATTTGGGTTAGATCATCTATCTAAGACCACACAGTTTCCTACTACCTGTTCTCAAAAATCCCCTTCTAATATGTCCTGGGTATGTGGATGAGTAGATTCTGATAATAATAAAAGAGGTCCTCAAAATGCTATAAATGGTATATCTATAGCAGATGACCCTGGAAAAACAAGAGGGAGGAGGAATGATTTATTGTTTGCAGAAGAATTTGGTAAATTTCCTAAATTTAATGAGTGGTTTGCTACTTCTATGCCTAATGTTCAAGAAGGGGCTATAGTATTTGGTACAGCCTTCTGTACAGGGACCGGAGGAACTCCTGGAAATTCATTTGAAGGGGCTTTAGATATGATATATTCTCCTGAAACTAAGAATGTTTATGGTATTCCTAATGTATATGATAGAGGCAGTTTAGGAGCAAAAAACACTGTTTTCTTTTTTCCTGGATATGTAAATTACAGACCTTTTTTTAATAAAGATGGGGTATCCGATGTTATAGGAGCTTTGGTGTATGAATTAAAAGAAAGATATTTTATAAAGTATAATTCTAATAATCCAATGGAGCTTACCCAAAGAAGGGCAGAGATAGCATTCACCCTTCAGGAAGCTATAATGAGAAGAGATGGAACTATATACCCTGTAGCAGATTTAAATGACAGGGTATTTGAAATAGATAATAATCCTGACATATTAAATAGAATGTATCAGGGCAATCTTATTATAAGGGATAGTAAGGTAATTTTTGAACCTTCATTAGATGTAAAAGCTATTCAGGAATTTCCTTTGAATAATAATAAAGCTGAAGGGGCAGTATATATTAAAAATCATCCTGAGAATGATAGTTCAGGAGAAATACCTTGGGGAAGGTATATAGCAGGATTAGACCCTGTGGATATAATTGATGGACCAGCACAATCTATGTCTTTATTATCTGTATATGTATTAGATTTATGAACAGATGATATAGTAGCAGAATATACAGGAAGATATACTTTTTCAGATGATACTTTTGAAATAGCCAGAAGGTTATTAATGTATTATAATGCACAATGCTGTTATGAAAATAATAAAAAGGGATTTTACAGTTATATGCAAAAATATAACTCACTTAGATATTTATCAAAAACTTTAGAATATTTAAAAGATAAACATGCTTACAAAGAAACATTGGGAAGTAGTTCCTATGGATTTACAGCCACAGAACCTGTCAAAAATATGTACAGAAGACATATCAGAGACTTTCTCCTTAAACCAGTGGAAATCCTTACATCAAAAAATGCAGAGGAGGGAGAAGCACAGGAAATACAAGAAACAATACCTAACCTGAGAAGAATAGTATATAGGGCATTATTAAAGGAATTAGCTGCATTTAGTAATGATTTAAACACTGATAGGCACGATGCTTTAGGAGCTTTAATGCTTCTTAGGGAAGAAAGATTAATACTTTATGGAGGAGGAACAGGAGAAAAGGAAAATAGGGCTAATGATAAAAACTATTTAGGTAATGATAAATTCTTTACTCAAAATTATGATGACAGGTTTAATAATAATATGAATGATAATACGTTAGAGAAATTAAGAAAGTATGATGAAAAATATAAAATCAAAAGTTATATTACAGCAGATTAGGGTAAAAAAATTCTCATAAGGAGGGGGCAAATTTCCCTCCTTTCTTTTTACTTTTTTTCATAAAATATTAATTAAATTCATTACAAAAGTAAAAGAATAAATTTGATACTTGAATTTAAAATAAAGGATTTAGGAAAGTTTAATTTCTATTTTATTATTTTAATTGATTATGTAATCTAACAGAAAATTTTATATTTGACTGAATTATTATTTTTTTTATTATTTTTGTAGATATTTAAAATTGTAAATATGCAAGACTTTAATAGAATGCCTCCTCAAAAACTTTCTTACAGGAGTAAAAATAAGAAGTGGAGGATGGAGTGTATAGATTGAGCAGATAAGAATTATTTTATACATAATTCATATACAAGAAAATCCATTAAGAATAAGATAATCAATTATAACTTGGTTAATGGAATACTTGATATGGATGATGTACAGTTAGTTCTTAATCCTAATCAGATTAAATCCAGTTTTAATCCTGACAAGATACAGCATTATCCTATTATAAATTCAAAATTAAATATTATTAAGGGAGAAGAGTGAGGTAGAAGATTTGATGCAAGGGTTGTAGTAACTAATCCTGAAGCTATAAGTGAGATGAATGAGCAGAAAAAAGAACTTATGATGCAGGAATTAGAACAGTGGATAACTCAGGGAATAGATCCTGAACAGGAAGGAGCAGAGGAGGAACAGCAAAAACAATTAGCTAAGATAGAGGATTACTACAAATATAAATGAAAAGATCTTAGGGAAATAAGAGCTAATTATCTTTTAAAGCATTATTATCAAGAACTTGATATGGCTTTAAAATTTAATTCAGGGATAATGGATGCTATGATATGTGGGGAGGAGATATATCAATGTGATATAGTAGGAGGAGAACCTACTATGGAAAGAATAAATCCTAAGAAAATACAGGTTATAAGGTCAGGTTTTTCAAACAGGGTAGAAGATGCAGATATGATACTTCTATGGGATTATTGAAGCCCAGGGAGGATACAGGATACTTTTTATGATGTATTAAAGGAAAGTGATATAAAGTATATAACAGAACTTCCTTTTGGTTCTACATCTTTAGATAATCAGGCTAATTATGATGAGGAAAAGAGTTATAATTTATTAGATCCCTGAGGAGGAGAATATGGTGAAGGTGTTGTTGTTGAAGGTAGGCTGGGTTTATTTGGTCCCCCTATGTACAGTTATTCTAATATCACTGATAATCTTGGTAATATTAGGGTACTTAGACTTTATTGAAAATCCTACAGAAGAATTAAAAAAGTCAAGTCTTATGACCCTATGACTGGAGAAGAGGACTTTAATTTTTACCCAGAGGACTATATCCCTAACAAAGATGTGGGAGAAGAGGTAGAGATATTATATATAATGGAAGCCTGAGAAGCTACTAAGATAGGCAAGGTTTATGTTAATATGAGACCTAGAGTAGTTCAGTATAACAGATTAGAAAACCCTTCAAGGTGTCATTTTGGAATAGTAGGAAGTATATATAATCTTAATGACAGTAAGCCTTACTCTATGGTAGATATGATGAAATGGTATAATTATCTGTATGATGTTACTATGGATAATATGCTAAAGGTTATGGCTACTAACTGGGGTAAGATAGTTAAGATGGATTTGGCAACTGTACCATCAGGATGGGAAGTAGATAAATGGCTTTATTATGCCAAGATAAACAGGATAGCTATAACAGACAGTTTTAAAGAAGGTAATAAGGGTGCTGCTATGGGAAAATTAGCAGGACTTATGAATAATCAATCCTCAGGGGTTATAGATGCTACACAGGGAGATGAGATACAGCATTATGTTAATGTCCTAGAATGGATAACTGAGACTATGTCCTCTATGGTAGGTATAACTAAACAAAGAGAAGGGGCTATAGATAACAGGGAAACTGTTGGGGGAGTAGAAAGGTCAGTGTTACAAAGTTCTCATATAACTGAATGGTTATTTATGACACATGATAATGTCAAGAAAAGGGTATTAGAATGTTTTATAGAAACAGCTAAAGCAGCATTAAGAGGACAGAAAAAGAAATTTCAATACTTATTATCAGATGGAACTAATAAGATTATAGATATAGATGGGGATGAATTTTGTGAGTGTGATTATGGATTAGTAATACAGGATAGCAGACAATCTCAGGAATTAATACAAAGTTTAGATGGATTAGCTCAGGCTATGGTACAAAATCAGTTAATGACAGGTTCAGACCTTATAAAGATTAAAACTACAAACTCTATTGCTGAAATTACAAGGACTATGCAGGAGAGTGAAGCAAGAACTATGCAACAACAACAAGAGGCAGCACAAGCAGAAAGGGAGATGCAACAGGCACAGTTAGAACAACAGGCAGCCTTAGAAGAAGGAAAATTAAGATTATTGGAAGAAAATAATATAAGAGATAATGAAACAAAACTTATGATTGCAGGGATACAAAGTGAAACTAATCTTATGAATAATGAAGCTAATGAAGTTCCTAAGGAAGTTCCATATAACCCTGAAAAACAAGCAGAACTATCAGAAAAAATAAGGGAGTGGAATGATAAACATAGTCTTGAAAAAGCTAAGTTTGAATTTGATAAAAAGAAAACTGCTGAAGAGTTGAGACTTAAAAATAAACAGATTAATAAATCACCAATAAAGAAATAAATATGAATAATGTTTTATCAAGAATATCTACTGAAAAGGGTAATATACTCTTTTCTAATGTAGCCCCTTCATTAAGTGAAGCAAATATATGAGTAGATATTAATACAGATCCTTTTACCTGAAAAGAATGAAGGAAAGGTAAATGGATGCCCCTTAGTACTGAAGTAATGGCTTTTGAAGAACCTCCTAATGATGGAAATACTTATGGAAGACAGGGTACAGCAGGAGGAGGACAATGAGTACAGGTAACAGGGGGTGTATCAGGGGATTTTGTTCCTTTGACAAGAACAGTTAATGGTTTGTCATTATCTGCTAATATAAATATAGCTCCTGCAAATATGACCTTTTCAGGAGTAAGTTTAGATAATTGGTTATTAAACCATAACCACAGTACAGGGAATGGAGGAGTAATATCCTGAAGTTCTATAACAGGTATCCCTACTGCAAGCACATCATTAGCAGGTATTATACAGATAGGTAGTAATGCTAATCAGGCAGCAGCAGGTAATCATACGCATACCTTAGGTATATCTGATATTACAGGATTACAGACTGCTTTAAACACTATACCTACTGTATATAATCCAACTATAACTATAAATCAAGGAGGTGTTCCTAAAGGCAGTTTTACATTAAACCAATCTGGACCTGCTACTATTAATTTAGATTCAGGAGGTCCAGGAGTGGGTATGGAAAACCATCCTTTAATAGGAGGTTATCATACAGTATCAGGATTAACAGCAGGACATATTTTACAGGCAACTGGAGCAACAAGTTATACTTTTGGATCTATACCTATACATGAGCATAGTGTTGAAGATATTACAGGTGATATTCCTGGTGCATACTCAACATTATTAGAATGAGTAGTGGATGTTAATACAGCAATCAATAATATTGTAACACCTGTTCAATCTAACTGAACTGAAGGTAATACAGCTTCTTTAGCATATATACAGAATAAACCTTCTATACCAGTTGTAAATAACAGTACAATTAGTATATATCAAGATGGTATTACAAAAGGAACTTTTCAATTAAATCAGAATACAAATGCTAATATTAATTTAGATATTACAGCAAATGAAGTTCAGATGGGGGGTGCAAATTTTACAGTAACTAATTCTATTGGCAGTGTTCCATTAAATAGGGTAATTAGTAGTACTGATGATTTATATTCTTTATTAAAGGAAATGCTAACAGCACCTGCTCCCACAGGATATACAGTAACATTTAATACTAATGGGGGAAATTCTATATCTTCTATGCCTAATACTACTGAACTTAATAGTGGTAATATGCCTGCTAATCCTACAAGAACAGGTAATTATAGTTTTGATAATTGATATACTAATAGTGGATTAAGCAGTCTGTTAGTTTTACCTTATCCTATAAATGCTCCTACAACAATATATGCTAAATGGAATAACACAGGATTTGATGTAAGTTTTAATACTGATGGGGGTTCTGCTGTTGTACAATCAACTAATGTAGTAATTATTAATACAAGTCCAAGTACAAATAAGAGTGGTTATGAATTTAGAGGGTGGTTTACAAGCCCTGCTAATCCTAATGATTATGTAAATAATAAAGTATCATTCCCATATACAGTTAGTAATAATCAGACTTTATATGCCAAATGGGAAGAGGATTTATCAGGACCTTATGAATGGGAAACTCCTCCTTTTGTATATGCAGCAGGTACAAGAGTATTAGAAGCTGGAAATTTAGCTACTTTAGTTCCTAATTTAGGTACTACTTATGGTGTAACAGACCAAGATTTTTTTGATGATAAAATAGTAATGTTAAGTTCAGATACTGATAATGCAGCTTTAAATTTTAATCCTGGCAAAATAGTTCCAAGTCATAATGTAACTGAATTACCTCAAGAAGGATTTTTTGGAGCTTGATGGTTGTCTATAGAAGGTCCAAGATTTTGGATAGAATTTATAAAAGGCGCTCCTCAAAATATAGCATTAAAAATAGTTAAACTTAAATAATCAATATGACACCACAGGAATTAATAGATTTAATTAGCAGTGATATTACTGTTAGGCAATGAATACAAAGAGAAGTATTGAGGGAAACCACATCAGGAAACCCTCAATTACCTGCTTCACCTCCTGCTCAAAGGCACACTTTAAAGACTAATAATCAAAGTGTAAACAGAGCTGTTAATGAGGTATTTGACAGTGCTGATGGTTCAGCACAAGCAGTTATAAGTTTTGGAAATAGATTTGATAATGTAGTTGGAGATAATACTTATACAGAATCTGCTAATTTTGATTATATTAATCAAAATATAGGGGATAATTTAATACAGGCTGTAGTAGAATTACATACAGATATGCAAAGTGTTGGTAATGAGTGAAACAATTTTAGTAAATAAGTTATGACAGGAACAGGAATAGAAAGTGATCCCTATGTAATATATACAGCACAGGAGTTGGCACAGTTGGCTACTTGGGTAAATGCTGGGAATACCACTTATAACGCTGCTTGTTATAAGTTAAATAATGATATAGATTTAAGTGATTATGGAGAAAACTTTAATGGTGGTAAAGGATGGATACCTATTGGAAATATGGATAATCATTTTAAAGGAATTTTTAATGGAAATGAATATAAAATAATAAATCTTTTTTCAAAAGAAAATTGTATATCAGGATTGTTTGGAAGAAGCACTGGAGCTAAAATTCTAAATTTAGGAATTATAAATGTAAAGTTAATTTCACAACAAATAACTACAGGTGTTCCAAGTGGCGGTATTGCATCTGTAATTTTTAATACTCTTATTTCAAATTGTTATATAACAGGTGATATTGATTTTTTATCAGGTGCAAATCCTCAAGTTGGAAGTTTTGTTGGTCTTATGGTAAATAATTCAAAAATAATAAATAGTTTTTCAAATTGTATTTTAAATGGATTTACTATAGCAATGGCAGGAGGAATTGTGGGAGTTATTGATAGTATTGATTCTATTGTTTCAAACTGTTATTCTTTATGCAGTATAACCAGTTATAATAGTGGGTTAGGGGCAATTGGAGGAATTTGTGGTATTAATAGGGGATCTTGTATAAATAATACTTCTTTAAATAACTGTATAACAACACCAGCTTCTACTATTAATCGTATAGTAAATAACAATACAGGAATTATTGAAAAAAATATTGCTTATGATGGAATGTTACTTAATGGCAACACAGTGTCAGGAACTTTAGCAGATAAAAATGGAGAAGACTGGACTAAAGAAATGATAAATGCAGATGGAACATTAGGAGGCAGATTTTTACCTCAAGATGGGTGGACAGTAGAGAATGGAAAATTACCAGGTCTTTTTGGGCAACCTGTAGAAATGCCTGAATATTTAAAAGTTAATAACAATAATAATACAAACAAGATGGGAAAAATAATTTTTAGCAAAGGTAACTTTGCAGGTTTAGAAGGACTGGCTAAAACAGCTGGTCAATTGATATGAACAGAAGATACTCATCAACATTTTTTAGATGTAGATAGTAGTACAAGGGTAGAACTTACTAACTTGATTATTGTAGCTAATCAAGCAGCTGCTAATAGTTTAACAACTGCTGAAAAAGCTAATAGAATAGTGTATTTCCAAGATGTTAATGCCTTCTTTAAACACAATGGAACAGAGTTTATGAGAATAACAGCTATGGATGCAAAATATATAGCTTATAGTAGTGATGCAAGTGATTTAACAGCAGGCAATGTAAAAGATGCTATTGATGAATTAGCTAATATGTTAGATAATATTGATGTTAGTACAGATATTGATGAACATGATACTGATACTAATGCTCATAGTTATATTAGAGGGTTAATTACAACACATACAGGTAATACAAGTAATCCTCATGCTACAACTTATACACAGGTAGGAGCAGCTGCTGCTGAACATGCTCACAGTATAAAAGATTTAAAAGATGTTGTGGACATTGAAAGAGTTGTTAATGTATTTTATGTAGATGGTGAAGATGCTGCACTTATTACAGCTGGTTATGTTATAGGAGATTTAGTGTTTGTACTTAATGATGATAGTGAAGTAGTTGTTAATTTATTTCAAGCAGCAATGTTTGAAAGTATAACTTTTGACAATGAGGAAAAAGAACTTGTGTTTATATTAGCAGGAGGTGAAGGAGAAGAAATTAGAATATCACTTGGAGATTTAATTCCTGTATATACAGGTGCAACTAATAATCAAATACAGGTATCAATAAATAGTGGAAGTCAAATTGAGGCTACATTATTAACAGGTACACTAACAGCAGGGGTTGCAAAAACACATTTAACAACTGGATTACAAAATGAAATTACAGGTAAAGTAGATATTGTTCAAGGTAGTGCAGAAGCTAATAAAATATTAGTTACTAATGGTTCTGGTAATGTTGTTACTTCAGAAAGCCTTCATGCAAATCAAATTTCTTATAAAAATGGTGTATCAGAGTTAGAAGCAGAAGATGTACAAGGAGCAATAGATGAATTAAAAGACCTTATAGATAATGCAGAAGTAAGTTGGAATGAATTTTAATTGTCCCTAATAATAATAACAAACAATAAAAAAGAAGGATAGTATGGCAAAAGTAAAACATAGTAGAATATCAGGTAATGATGTAAGTACTATCCCTATAGTGGATGGACAATTAATATATACTGATACAGGGGAACATTATGTAGATGTAGGTTCTGAACGTATAAAAATAAGTAATAAAAACACTGTTATAGAATATGACTTAACCTCACAGCTTGATGGGGTTAAGTCTATATTTGATATAGATGACAGTATTACTTCAAATGCTTTTATTTTATTACACTATGGAGGGCAAATATTAACTAAAGGAATAAATTATACAGTAAACTTTAGTACTCATAAATTAACTGTATTATTTGAAGATCCTTTAGATAATTTAGATAATAGAAGATTAGTGTTGGTAGTTGTTAAAGGATTAGATAATACAGTAGTTTCCCCTCATATAGACAGTGTAACAGGTAACTGATTTATTGGTAATCTTGATACAGAAGTAAAAGCTCAGGGACCTCAGGGTAATGAAGGGATAGTTTTAACTTATGAAGCTGCTAACAGTAATGCAGCACAGGAATATAGTATAAATAACCCTACAGTATTTGTATGGGTTGCTAAAACTTAAAATATGACTCAAGTACAATTAACAAACTTAGTAATAAATGGGGGATTTGAAACTAATGTAACTTCTTGAAATGGTTATATGACTAACCAGTCAAATACACAAAGTACTTTAAGTCCTACAAGAGTTGCAACAAATAGTCCTACACCTGATCATTCAGAGGTAGGATCTTGGTGTTTACAGATAGGGTCAAAAACACAAGGTATGGTTGCTGTAAATCCTACAGCAGCTATGCCAACTGTTGTTGGTAGAAAATATTATGTGAAGCAGGTAGTAAGATTAAGAGGTTCAACAGCTGGGGTTGTATCTATGTGTGCAATGATACATGGTAATACAACAGCAGGAGCAGCAGTAAACTTACCTAATAAAGGGGTTGCTTATGTGCCTGTAGCAGAAGGTCTTCAAACTACAGATATTACAGGTTGAGTGGTAATAGATGATATATGAACAGCAGATAGAACAGCATTTTTACCAAGAACAGCATTTCAAAAAACAACTAATGGTAATGATGACCAGTATGGTAAAATAGATAATTTTTTAGTTATAGATTTAACTACAGCCTTTGGAGCAGGTAATGAACCTCCTCTTATGGCTATAAGAAATACTATAATAAATCAAAAACAAGGTTATTTTGAAGGTACTACAACTGTTGAAATGGCTGTAGCTCCTATAATTGAACAAGATATATTGCCCTTTGGATTAAAAGGAAGGGATTATGGAGGACAAGTAAATATTCAACAAGATACAGGTACTTCACCTTTTATATTTTCAATATCAGGATTACCACAAGGACATGGTCTTACTGTAGATAGTACTGGTCATATTACAGGTATTTTAGGGTTAGAGGAAGATACTTATAATTTTACAATAAATGTAACTGATGGATTAGGATATGTAACATCAGAAAATTTTCAATTAGAAGTACATGAACCTCCTGCAATTGAAGATGAATATATACCAGGTGCAGTTTTTAATGAACCTTATAGCTTCACTCCTACAGTAACAGGTACAAATGGTAATTTAGTGTATTCTATAGTAGTTACACAAGGAATTATTCCTACAGGTTTATCAATAGCCTCAGGAAATATATCAGGCACTCCAACTGTTGATGGACAAAGTTGTGAGATTACTATAACTGCTTATAATGACTATGATAATATAGGAGTAACAAAAGTATATACTTTACTTGTTGCTTCAGCCCCTAATATTAATACTATATCTCCTTTAAGGAATGGAGTATTAAATCAAAGTTATGGCAACTTACAATTTTCTGCTGCTGGTGTTACACCTATACAGTGAGAAGTTATAGGGGGTAATTTACCTAATGGATTAAGTTTAAGTTCTTCAGGATTATTAACAGGCACTCCTTTACAGGCAGGGTTATATCAGTTTAGTATAAGGGCAACTAATAGTTTGGGGCATCAGGATGGGGTATTTCAGATAACAGTAAATGAATTACCTGATATTACAACAACAGGGTTTAGTTATGCAAGGTTAGGGAATGTTTATTCAGCACAATTAACTGCTACAGGAACAGCCCCTATAATTTATAATATAGTTAGTGGTTCTTTACCTGTTGGTTTAGAATTTCATAATGATGGTTCTATAACAGGAACTCCATTAGCAACAGGAACATTTAATTTTACAGTAGTTGCAACAAATGCAGCAGGGGACAGTATTCCTAAGAATTTTAGTATAGATGCTGGTTTAGCTCTTGCAATAACTACAGCAGGAACTTTAAGAGTAGGTACACAGAATGTTAGTTATGGTAATTTACAGTTTTCTGCTGAAGGTATAGATACTGCTAATACAGTAACCTGAGTAGTTGTTAATACCTCTATGCTACCCCCTGGGATGACATTTACAGCAGGTACAGCAACCTTATCAGGAACTCCAACCTCACAGGGTATATATACCTTTCAAGTAAGAGTAACTAATGGAACAGCACAGGCAACATCTACTTTTACTTTAGAGGTAGGAGCAGTGCCTGTAATAACATCAGATTCAGAGTTAGGAGGGGGTGTAGATAGACCTTTTACAACTGTATTACAGGCTTCAGGGGCTGCCCCTATAACCTGGGAATACACTATAAGCCCTTCAAGTGGGGCTAATATTCAATTAAACAGTAATGGGGCTTTATATTGACTTATTCCAACCCCAGGCAGTTATTATTTCACAGTAAAGGCAATAAATAGATTTGGGGATAGTACTCCTCAACAATTTCATTTAGTAATAACCACTCCATCAATAAAAACTGTTACATTAAACACAGGAATAGTTGGGGAGGAATATGAAGATTATATATATGCAAGTGGAGATAATCCTTTTGAATGGTCATTTATATCAGGAAATCTACCAGAGGGCTTATTATGGGAAACTGATGAAGTTACAGATCCTGATTATTTAATTCCTACCACAGCAATAAAGATATATGGAGTATCTGCAAATACAGGTACATCAAACTTTAGATTCAGAGTACAGAATATAGGGGGAATAGCAGAGGAGGATTTTAAAATTATAGTATATGCAAAACCTGTAATATCAACTCCTTCATTAAACAGTGGCAGGGAAAGTGAAAGTTATAGCCAAACTATGGCTGCTTCAGGAACTACACCTATCACCTGAACATTAGTAGGAACATTACCTCAGGGATTAAGTTTAAATGGGGCTACTATAACAGGAACACCTACAACACAGGGAACATATAATTTTAGTATAAAAGCACAAAATATAACAGGGCAAGATTATATTGATGAAAAACCTTACAGTATAACTATTGGACCTTCAGGTTCACCTGTAATAACAACTGGGGCATTATTATCAGCAATAAAAGATAATAGTTATTCATTAACTTTAAATGCAGCAGGAGATAGCCCTATAACTTTTAGTTTACAGGCATCAAGTTTACCTGCTGGATTAACATTAACTAATAATACCATATCAGGTATTCCTGTAGTATCAGGTGTATTTCAGTTTACTATAATTGCAACTAATGGTTCAGGGACAGACAGTAGATTATATACAATAACAATAACTGAAGCTCCTTTAATTATAACAGACAGTTTACCTAATGGAACAGCAGGTGAGTATTATTCAGAAGAATTAAATGCTACAGGCACTATACCTATAACCTGAAGTGTTATATCAGGTGAATTACCTGAAGGATTAAGTTTAAACAGTACCACAGGTGTTATATCAGGGTATCCTGAAATAACAGATACTTATAATTTCACTGTAAGAGCAAGTAATACAGTAGGGAATAATAACAAACAGTTTAGCATTGTTATACCTAATGAAGGAGGGTTATGAATAGAAGGTAAAGAGGTTGATGAAATATATATGGGATGAAAGGAAGTTAAAGAGGCTTGAAAAGGAGGTAGTAAGATATTTGAAAGTGAGGATAAAGAGTATAATGATTTTGATGGGGATGGTACAGAGAATAATCCTTATTTAATAGTAACAGCAGCAGGGTTAGCATTATTAGCAACCAGGGTAAATGCAAATACAGCACCTTATGCACTTGCAGGTAAGTATTATAAACTGATGAAGAATATTGATTTATCTGAGTATGGGGAGAATTGGAATAATGGACAAGGGTGGATACCAATAGGAAATGCTACAAATGATTTTAAAGGAAATTTTGATGGTTGTGGACATATTATTACAGGACTTTATATAAAAAATAGTTTAAGAGAAAATGGATTGTTTGGAATGGGGTCCCCAGCAAGCATAATTAAAAATGTTGGTA